AGTAATGGCTACACAAGGACCGAACTATCCCGCATCCGGCGCTACCCTAGCGAACGCCGGTACAAGTGAAAACGCCGAAGCATGGGTAAGCCCCGGTAACATCACGTCCGATAACGGCACGTCTGCTTCTGTTACCGCTGCTACGTACGACAACAGCGACATCACCCAGTTGCTCGTTGCCTCAAACTTCGGGTTCTCTATCCCGGCTGGTTCTACTATCGACGGCATCACGGTCGAGGTTGACCGGAGCAACGCGGCTGGCGCTGCGCATACATTTCGTATTCAATTGGCAACTGGTACTACATTTGCCACCCTTGTTGGTGACAATAAAGGTGATGCGACCGACTGGCCCGCTTCTCTTGCTATCGCTACCTACGGTGGCGCGGCTGACAACTGGAACGCCGGTCTTACTGTCGCTCAGGTCAACGCTACTGGCTTCGCTGTCATGCTCTCGGCTCAGGCTGACGGCAACAACACCGACGTAGCGGTTGACTTCATCCGGGTAACGATTAACTACACAATACCTTTAACTATCTCTTATGCCCAAGCACAGGCATTGATAAAAACTACCGTTAGAGGGCTTGCAGGTACCGTCGCAGTAATTTCCGGCAACACAACGAGTGTTACAGAAACCTTCACAAGAAGCGAGACTGATAGTTGGGGCGGTGTATGGACCCGCCATTCAGGCACCGCATCAATGCTAGATGTTAATGGCTCAGAGGGAACAATTACAACAACAGCGGGCGCTGATGATGTAAATGTTATCATAAAACCCGTATATCTCCGTGATACAAGTGTCTTATTTAAGTTTAAATCAACAAGCCCTCCCGGTACAAACAGTAGTTTACGATTCTCTGTAAGAAGGGGAGAATCCACTGTTACCCTTTTTGGTTCATATGTTTTTGGTATAGCCCTACAAACCGATGCATCAATTGATCTAACCTTAGATCATAATAACGGAACAATTGCTTTAGCAACACAGAATAACGTGGTTACTGGTTATGTAAGTAACACCTATTATCGGGTAAGGTTTGAAGTCTTTAACAACTTTAATAATACTCTTGTATATTCAAGAGCAAGAATTTGGGAAGATGGTACTGCGGAGCCCTCTTCTTGGAGTATCGAGGCAACTGACTCTTCCCTCACCGGAGTTGAAATTGCTCCCGGTCATGTGGGTCTTAGAGCCGTTAATGCAGCAAGTCAAACATGGACAATTGATGATGTACATATTAACCAATATATTTCTGCTGGGTACTCACAAGCACAAGCAGAGATAATAGTACCCTCTACTACCGGAAGAGGGTTTGCACAAGCCCAAAGTAGTATAAAGCAAATATACAATGTTCATGCACAGGCTCAAAGTCAAATAAAGCAAACTTATCCATTTGCTCCATATTACAGAGCCGCTGTAGGATTCACCCCGCTAAGAGGGTGGAGAGTAGGAGAAGCCTCAGGCTCAACTGCTGTTGAAATTACAGGCAATAATAACGGTACATATGTTGGTACCCCAACGCTGGGGGCAACAGGAATCATCGGTAATGGTGGAGATAAAGCAATTACCCTTGACGGATCAGGCTCATCTTATATCTCAACTACATGGGATGCTATGCCAGCACCACCGGCATCGATTACTGTATGGATAAAGCATAACGGTACTGACTTCACAATTGATACAACACTTGCTGGATCAGCACAGCCGGGTACTAAAGCATTCAGGCTTATGGCATTCGGTAATGGTGTAGATACGATTGAATTAGGTATTTATACAGAGCAGGGTAATGCTCACTACACTTGGACTCCAACAGACACTAACTGGCACTTACTTGCTGGTTCAATAGTTGCCATAGGAAACGAAGCCCACATATACTTCGACGGTGTAAGACAGGCATCTAATGGTGTAACTTACGCTGGCGGTACCATGACAATTCCATTCCATATTGGTACAATGACTGATGCTGGAACAATAGGTTCTGAGTCATGGCCGGGTTCTATCGATGACGTATTTGTATATGATCGTGACCTAACAGATGCCGAGGTTCTTGAACTTTATAACACAGGATTCAGAGCAACACAGGGCGGAACTTTTGCTCAAAGTCAGGCTTGGATCGAGCAAACTTATCAAGGTTACGCACAAGCACAAGCATCTATTATTTCTACATTTACGCAACATGCTCAGGCACAAGCACAGATTAAGCAAATATACCAAGGTTATTCACAGGCTCAATCTTGGATAGAGGTTACTGTTAATCGTCATGCACAGGCACAAGCAGACATAAAGCAGACATACTTTGGATTTTCTCAGGCTAACGCTTGGATAGAGCAGACTTACTTCGGTTTTGCGCAAGCAAATGCTTGGATAGAGCAAACATATAATGCCCATGCGCAAGCACAAGCACAAGTAAAGCGTGCGTATAGATCACACGCCCAAGCAAATGCTTGGATTAAGCAGACTTACCCACTATTTGGTTATACCCAAATACAAGATACATTTACTGAGTCAGTTAACACCCTTATTGAAAATCATACTGCGGACATTGGCGGCTCTTGGACCAAGGTGTCGGGTACCCTGACAGTAACCGCAAGTACGGATACATTACATAATGAGACTTCAAATAACTCAGGATGGGCATATGTAACTAATGTTGATGTAGCAGATGCACATATCTCCTTTAATCCTATTGGGGATACTGCTGGAGATGTATATTTTAGAATTATTGATACCAATAACTATTATAGAGTATCACTAGGGGGAAGCCCCTCTGCACCCTCTATATTTATTTATAGGATCACTGGCGGTAGTACAACTCAAATCTTTTCCCACGTAGATTATCCTGCTGTTGGGGGTACGTATACTTTCCATATTTGGGTATCTGGAATAAGCCCTACAGCAATAAAGGCAAGAATTAACGGAACAACTGGAAATACAAGCACTTCTTGGCAAGCCGAAATAACTGACAATACAGCGGAAAATCAGATAATCGAGGGTAAGGTTGGAGTATTCCTAGCAAATAACGTTGCTGGTGACGATACAATCGATAACTTCCTTGTAGTAAAGGAAATTATTACAGGTCCGTTCGGACAAGTTGCTGCGAGAATTAAGGGAAATCCTAATAAATCTGCACAAGCGCAAGCAAGAATTAAGGCTACTAGTTACCAGTTTAGCCAAGCACAAGCCAAGATTAAGACAACTCGCGTACACGCACAAGCACAAGGCTGGATCGAGCAAACATATTTTGTACACAGTCAGGCTCAGGCTTGGATAGAACAGACATATAATGGCTTTGCTCAGAGTCAGGCTTGGATAGAAGTCACCGTAAATAACCACGCGCAAGCGCAAGCGTGGATAGAGCAGACGTACAATGGATTTGCCCAAAGCCAAGCATGGATAGAGCAAACCTATAATTCATTTGCGCAAGCACAGGCCAATATTGAACAGACATACAATGCGTTTGCTCAGGCACAAGCATCGATTGCTAAAACTTCACAGGTATATGCTCAGGCAAATGCTTGGATAGAGCAAACTTATAACGCATTTGCTCAGGGTCAAGCGTGGATTGAAAACACTTACTTTGGTCATGCTCAGGGTCAAGCATGGATTGAAGCAACATACAATCAACATGCTCAGGCTCAGGGTACAATAAAGACAACATACCAAGCATATGCTCAGGCCCAAGCAAAGATCAATACAACTAGGGTTCACTCACAAGCCAACGCTTGGATCGAGAATACCTACTTCGGACACAGCCAAGCCAACGCTTGGATCGAAGCAACGTATTATGGTCACGCACAAGCGCAAGCAAATATTGAGAACACATACAATGCACATGCCCAAGCACAGGGCTGGATCGAGCAGACCTATAATCAATTTGCCCAAGCGGGAGCATGGGTTGAAACAACATACAATCAATTCGCTCAGGCACAAGGCTGGATTGAACAAGCATATAATCAGCACGCTAATGCTCAGGCATGGATTGAACAAACATATCAAGGCTATGCACAGGGCGCAGCATGGATTAGGGACACATATGTAGGTTGCGCACAGGCACAAACATGGATCAAGGCTACATACTTTGGACATTCACAAGTCCAAGCAAAGATTAACGCTTACGGTGTTAATCAACATGCTCAGGCTAATGCTGCAATAGGCGGTCAAAGTCTAGGACATTCGCAAGCACAGGCTAAGATAAATGCATTCGGAGTACAGGGTTACGGTCAAGCACAGGGCTGGATTGAAACTACTTACTTTGGATTCGCTCAGGCACAAGCAAACATCGAGCAGACTTATAATGTACACGCACAAGCACAGGGTTGGATAGAGGCTACATACTTCGGTCATTCCCAGTCTAATGCTTGGATCGAGGCTACATACAATGCCTGTGGAAATGCGCAAGCATGGATCAAGAATTCTTATCAGGGGTACTCACAGGCCCAAGCGGATATTAAAGCCGTCTACGTGGCTTGTGGACAGGCTCAGGGCATCGTGGGGGCACGTTCACAAGGATGCGGACAGGCACAAGGAACCATTAAGTCTGTAACTACATCTTGTGGACAAGCGCAAGGCACAATCGAACAAACTTATAATGCTCATGCACAATCTCAGGGTTGGATTGAAGCCACGTATCAAGGTTATGCACAGGCTAATGCCTACATAAAGATCGCTGATATTGAGGGCTTCGCACAAGCACAAGCAGCAATCAAAGCAACCATAAATTCTTGTGGACAGTCACAAGGACAAATAAAGCAAATCTACTTTGGACACGCACAAGCCCAAGGTTGGATAGAAACAACAGTTATTAATGTAGCACAGGCACAAGGTACCATCTCCTCTGCTTATCAAGCATACGCACAAGCAGAGGCAGTAATACTTTCAGGTAGAGCGGGATACGCGCAAGCCCAAGCACTCATTAAGGTTATAGACATTAATGCATGTGCACAAGCCCAAGCAGTTGTCATAAAGGCCGCAGGATATGGACAAGCACAAGGATATATCCGAATTGTTCACTTCTTAGATGATGTAAATGTATCCGATGGAATTAGAATCACACTCAACCTATCTGATAGAAAGACAGTAACACCAGTGCTAACAGATGAAAATCAATTGACAATCAATCTGAGAGATTCGGGCTTAACACTCAATCTCTCAGATATCAAAACTCTGACTATGCAGTTAGACGATAACAACTACTAGGTGGTGAATTAGCTTGGCAAAACCGCATCGATATGTCTTAGGAAGTGTTCCAGAGATAGACTTAGAATTCCTTGATACCGATGATGAAGCATTTACACCGGGCGAAGTAAGGTTAAGCATTAAAGAACCATCTGGTACAATTATTACCTACTCTGGTGCTGACCTAACACAGGGCTCAGGTTATATGTACGTCCTGTACAGACCCCCTACAATTGGATACTACGAGTACGAGGGCTGGGGCAAGGATGGAGCCGGAAGGGAGATAGCATCTACTGCCGGGTTTGAGGTATACGACAGAGTTTATTAGACCGACTTGAACTTGATACAGGCCATCTGATATGATGGCATCAGCCAGTACGGACAAGGCTTTGGCGGGTAATCGGATCACGTAATCTTAGGGGTTTGATTACGGGAACGAAAATCCCGGTGGGTAGCGAGTGGTAACTGGCTAAAAGCTTCTGATATGCGGACTTTCATTCCTTCATACTGATATCATATACGAACGTCTGTGACACTATAAGCGGTGCATAATGCTCTTCACATTGACTAGTCATGTGCAATCATTCACTCCCGGCTGGAAACGTAAGTTACAAGTAGTTTCCCTGTGAGGTCACTGAGAGGTCAAGGTTTTAGCGACGGCTGACGATTTTGTTTTCTGGCCGGAAAACAAAGGCGCATATCAGAAGCATTTATTATGGCTCCGTATCCCAATCGGCAGAGGAAACTGACTTAAAATCAGTCAAGTGTCGGTTCGAATCCGACTGGAGCTACCAATTCCTTTGGACAGGAAGTGAAATTATATGGCACCTTTAGAAGTGTACTGCAAAGAAATACTGCACTCAGGGTGCGCGCTCGTACAGGGCAAGCACTCATGGGAAGAGTGCGATGCAAAGTATGTTTACGAACGTATCGCTGTCAAGCACCAAACAACATTAAAGGGTTTGGGTCTTGCTATCGGTACGTGGGTTGACGCAAATCGATATGAGTTAAAAGAAAAAGGTAAGTAATCGTGGGCCGGTGATGTAATTTGGTAAACGTGTCGCTCTCAAACAGCGAATTTTGTGGGTTCGAATCCCACCCGGCCTACCAAATTTGGCGACGTAGCCCAACTGGCAGGAGGCGTATGCCTTAGGAGCATAACAGTGAGAGTTCGAATCTCTCCGTCGCTACCAAATTTTAGGAGAGTAATGCGTAGAATAGTATTGCTTGCTATGTTATTTGCTATAGCAGGTTGTGGCTCTGGTGCTACAAAGGGCGCACAAATAGCACCCTTTAAGGACAGTGACCTAACAGATTGTATATCTGTTACAATGGACTATGTAAACTACGAGCAATATAACGGTATCTACTGTAGAGCAAATTTAGAGATTCCCTGACTTGACCTTCTGGTGGTCAGTAAGGTATGATTGATTCCGACAGTCGGAAGACAGAGGTGATACAATGGTAAACGTAACCGAAGATGGGATACGAGGTTGCTCTTAGTCCTCTCTTTATAAAGACATTGTATCGCAGATTAATTCGTGCAGGGTATACACCAAAAGAAGCCGGAAATCTGGTTGCTAAAGTAATGGGTCTAGTTGCCTCAGAGAAGGGATGGACTGTTAAGCAATTAACTGATCTTCTATTTCTACAGTATATAGATAAAAACCAAGAAAAATAATTCTCACCCGCCCGTAACTTAATGGATAAAGTCTCGGAGTTCTAACCCGAAAATGGGGGTTCGATTCCCTCCGGGCGGGCCATTTTATTTAAGGAGTATCAATGACAAAGGTAGCAGTTAGGGATGGACAGAAGGTTGTTCCTACTTGTCCTAAGTGTGAATGCAGACTAGAGAAACAAGCCAACGGCGATTATACTCACTTTATGAAGTGGGCTAACTGGATCGCTAAGGATGCAAGAGGTTGTTCTTGTACTTTATTGTTCGAAAAGTTTGCTATCGTTGATAGAAAAGTAACTCTCGTTTGGGTATAGACCCAAAAACAAGTAAAAACAAAGGTTAGTATTTGCCATCTAGGTGTGGTGTAGCGGTAGCACTTCACGTTTGGGACGTGACGGTCGAAGGTTCGAATCCTTTCACCTAGACCATTTTTACTTGGGAGTCTAAAATGAATTAGAAAAAGAGAATGAGAAATAAAGATATTTTTAGAGCAGCAATTGGGAGTGGACACTTTCCTCTGACATTCAATTTCGTATATAGAAGGGATGGAAGATTTATACAGTGTTACGGTTGTGGTAAATATGTCTACTATAGGCAGATTACGCGCGACCATGTGTACCCTAAAAGTAAGGGCGGGCAACTAAAGGCTCCTGCATGTATTGATTGTAATATCAAAAAAGAAAACATGCTACCCATTGAATGGGCCATTTACGCTCATAAGCATAACTTGGATGCCGCTACAATCCCTCTTGGGGCAGAGTACCTACAAGAGTATGTTGATATGCTGCCAAGTAAGCATGAAATGTATATAAACTTCGCTCAACTCTTTGAGCAAATTATTGCCGGTGTAGCATAATGGTTAATGTTACAGTCTTCCAAACTGTAGATGTGGGTTCGATTCCCATCACCGGCTCCATTTAATCATCAGGTGGTGAATATGATTTGGCAGAACACGTAACAGTATTTCCATTAAAGGCTAGAACAACAGCACAAACCAGTTCTATTATTGAGAACGACGAAGGCGCAGAGGGTTTAGTTGTAGTTATCGATTGTACAGCAGTCGCAGACACTCCTTCTGTTACATTTACAATTCAAGGTTACGATACTACGTCATCTAAAGCCTATACTATTTTAGCATCGGCTGCTATTACAGGCACAGGCACAACTGTATTGAGGGTTCATCCCGCATTAACAGCAGCAACAAACACTATAGCAAAAGACTTGTTACCTCGTTACTGGCGCGTAAGCGTAGCAGTAGCAGATGCAGACTCTATGACTTATAGTGTTGGGGCATCAATGGTTTAATTCTACCAGTAGTAATATAGAGGCTATTATGCGTGCTTGCCAAGTACGACACGGGAGTTCGATTCTCCCCTACTGGACCAATTTATTGTAAGGGGATGGTTCAGATCGTCAGGGTATACTATTGGAAGTCAGTTGCTAACTTCGGTGATCAATTGAATCCATTGTTACTACGACGATTTCCTAGGCTTCTTACTGAATGGTCGGAACCCGATGATGCGGAGTTAGTGCTTTGTGGTTCAGTGATAGATCGATTGCCTAGAGATTGGACAGGAGTTATTGCTGGATCAGGAAAACTGCATGAATACACAAAGGTACCACCGGAGGCAAGAATACTAGCACTTAGGGGACCACTCTCTGCAAAGGGAGTTAAAGGTGATTTTGCTCTAGGTGATCCGGGGCTTCTCGCTGATGAATTAATACAAAGAGAAGATAAACAGTATGATCTTGGAATCGTTCCGCATTGGACTGACAAGGCTCTGGAATTCGATAAAAGGTTTCTACGTTACAATCCTAGAATCATACGAGTAGCAGACGATCCTCTTGAAGTTATCAGAGAAATCGGGCGCTGCAAAAAGATAGTCAGTTCTTCATTACATGGAATAATACTAGCAGATGCTTTCAATATTCCTAGAAGAATAGAGATAGCACCAAGAATGCTAACTCATCCTCATCAAGAGGGTGGGTTATTCAAATGGCACGATTACAGTGAGAGCATAGGGATGACCTTAGAGATAGGGTTAACCCAGCAAGCCTCTCCATTTAATATAAGTCAGAGGCAACATGAGTTATATGATGTTCTTAGAGAGTTAAGGGTGGTGTTTAATAGTGGGACGACGACCAAAAGTCAGACCTAAGATAAGTCTATTGATCCCCTTTACTACTAGGGACGCATACAGAAAGAAAACTTTTAGGTGGTTACTAGACTACTGGAAGGCAGAGTTGCCCGATGCAGAGATTGTAATAGGGCATAGCACTGGTCCCGTATTCTGTAAGACAGAGGCTCTTAACAGAGCAGCACACAGAGCAAACGGAAAGGTTCTAGTTGTTCTCGATGCTGATGCATACATCAGTGGAGCGATATTAAATAACGTAGCAGACATAATACTGGAAGAATTGGAGCAGGGCTATCAAACTTGGTATGTACCGTACAGAAATCTTTACAGGTTGAACTTAGACACTACACTTGCTATACTGGAATCTGACCCGGAGAACCCGGTGAGGATACCCGATCCGCCACCAGACAATTATCTTGACAATGAACCTAATGCAGCAAAGTATGGTAGAGCGTTCGCAGCACTTGCATACGTTATACCAAGAGAAGCCCTAGAGGCCATTGAATGCTTTGATGAAAGGTTCAACAGAGGATGGGGTGGGGAAGATGTATCAACCCTACGAGCATTAGATACACTTTGGGGCAAGCATAAGACTACTCCTAATGGTATCTTCCACTTATGGCATCCTAAGATCGGAGACACGTTTAAAACAAGAGCGTGGCAAGGTCAGAATGATGATGAGCCGAATAGAAAGTTAGCCGTTCAGTATAAAATTGCCAGTCAAAACCCCTCTGTAATGAGGGAGTTAGTACGAGAGGGCTGTGACTTCAAGAAAAGAAAAGAAGAAGCAGGAATCTTGTGGGACGGTCCCGATGAATGGATGCAGGAAATTATCATAGAAACTGTCGGTAGAAATAAGAAGTTTTTATAGGAGAAAGGAAATGAGTAGCGGAGAAGCAGATGCATACAAGATTCCAGTTGTAGGTTCGGTAGTAACGGATACAAATACCTCTGGTTTTTATTCAGTAGGTGACTGGTGGACTTCACCGTCTACTAGCACTATACAGTATACCTATACTACCAAAGTCTATATGTATCAGATTACCTGTCCTAGATGTAAGCAACTAAATTGGTGCGAATTAGATCAAACAGTAACGTGTGATACTAAACTTCCGACAAGGATAGTCGGGCGCAAGAAAGTAGAATCATACTGCGGGGCAGTCTTACAAGCAGTAAAAGATACTGTAGACTATCAAGTCCCCGTAAAGTAACTCACATGGAGGTCGTTCAACGGTAGGATCACAGTCTCCAAAACTGTCAATCAGGGTTCGAATCCCTGCCGCCATGCCAAACTTAGGAGTTGATTATGGGTGGAAGGTCTACTTATAGTATTGTTAATTATTTGTGCTATAGTGTTCTTGATTAAGAACCTATAACATTCATGGGTTAGGTGAGCATGTTCGGTACGCTCAGGAGTCTGTAAAACTCCCGTCTAGGCTATGCAGGTTCGAATCCTGTCTAACCCACCATCCCTTCATCGTATAACGGCTATTATATTTGTCTGTCGAACAAGAGACAGGGGTTCAACTCCCCTTGGAGGGGCCAAGAAAGGAATAAAAATGAAGAAGTTGATCTTCTTAGTCGCATCTGTTATAGTAGTTGCAGGATGCCGTGCAGACTTCTCCCCCGGTGAAACGGTGGAGCAGGGCACAAATCCTCTAGGTACATCACAGATTAAATACGTACATGATGATAAGCATGGAGTAGGCTGTTGGTTCTTTGTTGATGAATCAGGTTCATCACTAAGTTGTCTTCCTGACAGTCAATATACGCCATAATATATGCCGGGGTAGCTCAGTCTGGTAGTAGCGGTTGTTTGAAGAGCAGCGCGTCGTCGGTTCAAATCCGACTCCCGGCACCAATTTTCGCGGGCCAGTAACTTAAAGGATAAGTAGCTGTCTCTTAAACAGTCGTTATGAGGGTTCAAGTCCCTTCTGGCTCGCCAACAATTTTAGGAAGTGAAGTGATTGGGTCGATTATATGAAGGATTGTGGAGGGTTCTATTAGTAACTGAAACAGTATCAGGTACAGAAAGAATGGCATTCACACAACCAGATGTATATGAAGAATGTGAGAGGCGATGCATCTTGCACGGTATGGGAGTACCATATGAAGGCGAGAGAGTCAAGCGCGCATTAATCGTAGGCCCAGTAGAGGAATAGGAGTACAATGGAAAAAGAGCATGAGCGTTTATGGAACGCTTATGAGGCAACGGCAAAGAAAATCAAGGCTCAACTTAATTCACCCAAGGGTGGAACACAGGCAGAGTCAGAATTCAAGATTGCATACCAGAATCTAGTGAAGGCTGGATTGGCTATGCAAATCAAGAAGAAGTATCGATGAACAACGCAATAAGAATAGAGGAGTTAATTACTTTTCTAATCGATGCTGGCATGGAAGAAGAAACCGTGCAACACTTCTTGAACAGAAAGATATTCAAGGATCGTTCGCTTATGGAGTATATAAGAGAAGATGAGTGGCTTAAAGTTTGGGGTTATGCCCAAGCATACATGGCCGGTGATCAAATCTAACATGGTGATGTTAGTGTAACGGCAACACTTCTGGTTGTGGTCCAGACATTACGGGTTCGAATCCCGTACATCACCCCAATTAAGGTAGGAAATGATAAAGTACGGCAGCACTATTCGGTTAAAGTTTATCATGACTGATAACTTTGGAGAACGGGTTCTTTACGAAGAGCCCTTCACCTTTACTAAGGATCATTATAAGGTACGGAAATTCATAGAGGCTTTTCAACAAGGCGTTGAGGATGCCCTCAAAGACCTTGATCGTGACGTAGAGTATCTTGATAGACTACGTGACATTCCTACAGCCGTCCTACAGGGAGAGATTAAACGAAGATCAATTCGTTAGCCTAGTCGTCCAACGGTAGAAGATATCTCGCTGATAACGAGAGGAACGCAGTTCAACTCTGCGCTAGGCTACCACTTTATACTCCTTTAGTGTAAAGGCTGCACGCCTCACTCTAAATGAGAAAGAAGGGGTTCGATTCCCCTAGGGAGTACCAAATATGCTTGAAGAAGAATTTAAACAGCACCTACGGATTACATTGCTGTGGTACACAGCATGGCTTGTAGCACACGGTCCTAAAGACCCAGCAACAGATATGAACAAATCTGTTAATACCTTTCTTGAAGAGGATGAAGATTTAATTGTACGATTTTTTGATATGCAGGAGAAGTAAGAATGACTTAGCGTTACCAGATAGACGTTAATGGTTATAAAGTTAAACAGGCTAAAGAAGGTTTGGATACACCTTGTATCCGTATCATGGATAATACTACTGGACAGATTTGGTATGCCAAGGAGATTAAGTTTCTTGGCCCAACACAAATCTCTCAGTGTGATCCTGATAAAGATAACCTCAACAAACCTTTTATCTGGATTGAGACTGATGGTCCTATAGAGTGGACTAAATAATTTGGCTCGCTAGTGAACCGTTAACACGCTCGGATAAAGTAGGTAAAATCTATGAGCAGGACCGGGAGAAAGAGGTTAGATTCCTCTGCGAGCCTCCATTGACGTATAGTGTAATGGTACCACGACTGGCTCTGGACCAGTTAATCTAGGTTCGAATCCTAGTACGTCAGCCAATCAACAGCAGAGGTAGTTTTTATGGATAGTAAAGACAGGAGAACGAAACGCCAGAAGATAGAAGATATGGCGAATCAATCTGCCTCTCCGCTTGAAGCAGAGATTGCAAAGAAGAAACTAGAGGAAGTTAGGGAAGACGAGCCCCTCATTTTTGCCAAATTTATCTTTAATATAGAAGATGAAGAGAACGACCTATTCAAAAATTGGTCGTCGTTTTGGGCAACAGCCTCCGGTTTAGGAGAGTATTAATCCGCCCTTAGCACAATGGAGAGTGTATCGGAGTTCGATCCCGAGGGTGCGCGTTCGACTCGCGTGGGGCGGGCCAAGTAAATAAATCAGGTCCGAAGCTGTCATAATGTACCCGAAAGGGTTTCGATAAACACTGAGGATAAGCGGTTAATTTCTAGTGATACAACGGCACACTAGAGCCTGAACGTCCTTTGGTAGTGTGGACGTAAAACAAACTATTGCCCACCGGGTTGTTGCGATCAAAGGCCCTCCTTGGAGGGAAAGCCGGTGATGGGGTTGAATAAAGCAACAGAATAAAACCACTCGTTGCGGGTGGGCGGTATGGTTATCTCACGGGTTTCATAAGCCCACAAACTGAGTTCGATTCTCAGACCCGCAACCAATACTAGGCAAGGACAAGGAGCGGATCAGAAATGATCCCTCCTTTTTTTATGTGAGGAATATTATGACACAAATTGATCCTACGTACAAGGGGAAGATCGCTAAACTGCGTAACCTCAAATTGTACGCTAATTCTACTGACGAAGAAATTTACGAGGCAATACTTCGTAGAGAACGTGCAACCGAATTAGGAATCATTCCAGTTAAGAATGAACCAAGCAACGATGCTAAATTCAAGGAGTTATTCAAGAAGCTACAAGCCGACTATGGCGTAGATATGAACGACTCCAACGACGTTGAAGCCTTAAAGATGCTGGCAAAGCATATCGTTCAGAGAGATTCAATTGACTCTCACATGGCACGTATCCAAGATCAGGAAGCCATGAGCAATGAGGATACTAGAACACTAAAGAACCTAGGTGACGTACAGAGAGGTATTGTAACCTCTATTACTGAGTTACAGGATAGACTTGGTATCAACAGAAAGGCGCGCAAGGAAAAGCAGATTGATGACGTTCCACAATTCCTTGATAACCTAAAGAAGAAGGCAGCAGATTTTTGGGAACGGTCTACTACGCCGATCACATGCGATAACTGCCATATTGAATTAGCCAGATTATGGCTTAACTTTCCCAAGCGTCCTTCAATCATTACTCTAGAATTAGAGTGTCCAAAATGTTTGCAGAAGGTGCTTTATGTCAGATAACACATATGATGAAAGAGATTGGGCACTACTACAGATCATGGAAAACCCTGTTATGTTCAGGGAGTTTATTAACGAAGATGATCCGTACTGGCAACCATTAGAAGAACACGAAAGAGCATGGACCAGTAGCACTTCTCAGTACCTATGCATGTGCTGTGGACGAGGAGTTAGAAAGACTACAACAATGATTGAAATGCTCTACTATTGGGCAATTAATAGAATGTACATTCCCGGCGATCCGGGTCTACTTGTATACGTACCTAACAAGGCACAGAAGGATGCAATTTGGCCCCGAATCAGACAAGCCTGTGAACAGCACTGGCTTATGAAGATGTTGGTAGATGTTAATGCTATCAATGCTTCGGAGGGAAGAATTACATTTTTAAACGGTTTCACATTTATTCTAAGAATCGCAGGAAGCGAGGGGAAAGAATCCAACGTTATCTCCATCCACACAAGTCGTATATGGGTAGACGAGGCACAGGCGTTCCCTTGGTTAGCATGGAAGTCACTAGGAAACGTCCTAAAGTTTGATATCCCCGGACACATGCTTTGGGTATCAGGTGTACCCAATGGAGAACGAAAGGACAACGTTCTCTTTGAATGCGATCAAAACGATGACAAGTATATATCATTCAATATCCCACAAACATTAATGAGTTGGTGGAATCCTGATCTAGAGTATCAGAGAAGAAAGGAATACCACGCTCTTCTAGAAGACAGTGAAGATTACAAGCACTTCGTTTTAGGCCAGCATGGAGTACCGACCTATTCTATCTTTGACAGAATTAGGTTCAGAACAGATGATTCTGAGGTTACAAAGTTTGTCCTTAACCAACATAACTTCGACACTACCAAGAGATTTGATCCCGATGCTAAGGAAAGGTACCACATCAACGAGATATGTGTGCCGCCTCCTGTGCCCCTACACGGGGGCGTAAAGGCTCAACTAGGGCTGGGATATGACGTTGGGTATTCTCCTGATCCCGCTGTATTCTTTGTGATGTACAGGGATGCGCAAGGTGTATGGAAGTGCCTTGCCCGGTTTGTACTACAACGTGTAGAGTATGCATTACAGAGGGAGTTTTTAGCATACCTAGATTCTATTTACAGGTTTGATTTCCTAGGGATAGATATGGGAGGACCCGGCAAGGTTCAATACCAAGATTTGGCCGGGGAATTAACTGATTATAAGATACATAAATTTATGGAGAGGCTATTCCCTGTAGAGTTTGGTTCCTATATGATCGTAGCCGTTGATGAAGATGGCACAGAGAAGAAGGATCAGACCAAGCGAGTAGCAGTTGAAACCCTGTCACGATGGGTTCATGAGCATAGATTTGCTTTCTCTAAAGAAGATACAGACCTTATGGATGAACTAGAAAGAACGAAATTCTCTAGAACACAGACAGGAGAGCCTGTATATAGAACAGAAGACGATCACCAGATGGCAGCAATGATGTGTGCTATTATGGCATATGAAAACAAGTTTGGTCCTCCTATTATTTGGGATAGACCTGAGATAAAGCCAAAGCTTCTGTCTGCCAGTTGGCTAAACACATCTAAAGGAGTGGCATAATGGCAACAAAAGAAACTAAGGAGTTGTTAGACACTCCGCAAGATTTTAGACTGGCTAAGTCCTCTATGTGGGATGCGCCGGGATCGCCGTTTGTTGATTACGGTGGATCAACGTTCTACGGACCAAACTCAGTTGATAGCATCTTCCAAAATGCAGGACTAGTACCTGAGAAGTTATTAGTACCTAAGGAATTCCATGAAGTAATACAGATGGTTTACGATTTCTATCAGAGGGGAGGAATTGTAACTACTGTTATCAATAGACTCGCTGAGTTAGCAATTACAGATATACGCAATGGTCAAAGAAAGACCACAGATGAACAGAATTATTATTTCGATGCTGTTCTACATAGACAACCCTCTAGGTTGATGCGGTTCCTACGAACATGCGCCCTAGAGTATTTCTTGTCTGGACTGGTAATTCCATATGTTGAATACGAAGAGGTACTAGGCAAAGACTTACACCCTAAGTTAACTCCTAACAAGATATACACAGTTCCTAAGTTTGATCTTTATCCACCCAACCTTCTTTATGTTGTTTGGGTAGGCTGGGGTGAAAAGGAATACTACCTAAAGATTCCTAGCAAGGACGTGTCCCTAATTAAAAACGGGGGCAAGACGAAGGAACAGCAATTAAAGTACGACTTCTACAACAAGTATTATCCTCAACTAGTACAAGATGTAAAGAACGGAGTAGATAAGATTCGTCTAAGTGACGTTGATCCTATCCTACGGAAAGAGATTTCCTACTCCCCATATCCCACACCATACCTATTTAGCGTCCTAGAGCCACTTATCTTTAAGCAGCAATTAAGACGCATGGACTTTGCTGTGGCTTCTAGAGTTATTAATGCTATCTTGCTGGTCAAGGAAGGTAATGATAACTACCCTATTACAGAAGAAACAAGAGGGAACCTAGACGAGTTAAAGGCTCAGATTCTAGCACGTTCAAGTAATCCTAGACTATTAGAAAGACTTTTCATGTTATTTACCAACCATACAACTGAGTTGGAATGGATTACGCCAGACGTAGCCGCAATGTTGGACCAAGATAAGTATCGACAAACAAACGAAGAATTATCTGAGGGTCTAGGATTAGCAAGAGTGCTTATTACAGGAGAGGCTAGAGGAACAGGAACATCTTCCGAGGTTTCAACTTGGGCCATCCAGCCTCAGTTGGAAGAGTTAAGATCAAACCTAATGGAATGGACTTCTGATCTATACGAGGAGTTATCTGAAAAGAATAAGTTTAGAAATACTGCTTCCCCAAAGTTTAAGCCAATTAAGTTACAAGACTTTGTAAAGACAGCAGCAGTGTTTGCTCAACTATTCACAGAAGGTAATATGTCTAGAACAAGTAGAGCAGACCTTTCAGGACTTGACTTTGAAACAGAAGTTGAATTGATGACTGATGAAAAGGAATTAATGAAAGACCTACCTGCCTTCCCTCCAATGCCTTACAGTCCACAACCGCCAATGGGCGCAGGAACAGGAGTTAGAGGTAACGGTGGGGGAAGACCATTAGGTAGTCAGAATGTTCCAATAACCAAGAGAAATACAGGAGTAAAGCCTAAGGGCCAGAAGCCTGTATCACAAGTTAAGAAGTCTGAATTGATGGAAGATACAGATGTTATTGATCTATTGATTAGAGTAGCGGAAGAACTTGGGGTCTACATCGATGAGGGAGTTGTAGAAGAAACACCGGAATTGTTAAATGAATAAGAAGATTGTAGCAGTAATTTGGGATGATCATGTTTATGTCGATAGAGATAAAATACCAAAGCATCCCGACGATGTACTAACTACTAACCTCTCAGTGGGAATTCTTTATGATCAAACTGATAAGGTGTTAGTGCTAGTTAATAGTATAGAAGCCTACGAAGAGCGGGACGACGTATCTTATACAGTTATAGTGAAGGCTACTATACAGGGTATAAAGGAGTATGGTGACATAGAAATAAATGAATTAAGAGAGTGACGAATGCATGACTGAAATACTTATCGCAATTATCTCAGCCCTTACTACTATAATTATCGCAGGAATTACTCGACATTATAGAAAGCAAGAAGCAGCAGATGAGGATCAAGATAAACTAGTTTCAACTTTAAAGGATTTAGTAAGGGCGCAGGATGATAGAATCGGTATGCTTGAAAAACACGTTACTGATGGGACAGAGGAAATCCGACTCTTGCGTTTACAGGTAGTGGAATTGCGGGAAGTAATCGTAAGTCAGGCTCTCCTAATTCAGGAATTATCAGCAAAAACCGCCCTAAATTAAACATTAATGTAGTTTCTATTATTGGAACCTACCCCAAGGGGGTGAATACATGACGATAAAAAATACTAATTTTAATATTACCATTGCATCGATTGAAGATGTACCAGAAGCCGAAGTAAACAACCCGTTCCTAACAAGGATTAAATTCATCTTCGCTGACAATCAGGGAAATGGAAACAAGCAGGGAATTACAGAGGACGAGTTTGATGCAATAGCACAGTCTGCACTTCATATGCCAATCAAGATGAAGTTTAGCGAGGAAGATGTTGAAGGACACGCTGCCTCAACACCCATCGGGCATATAACTGGAATGACAAGAGCAGTAGAGGAAGGCGTTCCACAATTACTTGGAGAGGCTTTGCTTTATCGAAATGAATATCCAGAGGAAGTGCAATTCCTAAAGACTAAGCATGCAGAGGGTGAAGCACCCGGTATCTCTTGGGAAATAGCGTACAAGGATAGTATTGTTGATCAAGGGATCGAATGGCTAAAGGGTACAGTAGCGATGGCAGCAACATTTGTTAAGAAGCCAGCGTATGGCAAGAGAACAAGATTGCTAGCCATAGCAGAAGAAAATGTAAACAATGACGAGTTCATGACACAGCTAAAAGAAATAACAGATGCATGGGCTTCAACTAATGAACCAAAGGGAGGTAACAAAGTGGAGGAAGAACTAGCAAAGGCGCAAGCCGCACTAGAAGAAGCGAAGGCTAAAGTAACTGAACTAGAAGGCAAGTTAACAGAAGCCACAGTTAAGGTAGATGCCTTAACAGAAGAAAATAAGGGTTATGCTCAGGCTAAGGTACTAGCAGAAAGAATCGCTAAGATTGCAGAAGCAGGTATCAAGTTTGAACTAGAAGGCGAAGCACTTACAGCAAAGCAGTCATTCTGGCTATCATTGTCAGAGGAAGCATTTGATGGTTACATTGCAGACCTTGCTGCTGCAAAGGCATCAGTAAAGGTTGAACCAACAAAGACTACAGTAGCTTCAAAGAGGGAAGACCTACCAAAGTTTACTGCGGTAGCAGGACAGGAATTAACACTAGAAGACTTGAAGGCATCAGCAAGACGTGCTTCAAGAGGCGAACTAGCAGACTTATAAGAAAGGAGGTAGGCAAACAGAATGGCAGATGCAATTAACACAGGCAATCCAGTAGATACAACTAAGTTTATTGTAAACAAGTATCATGATATCGACGGGGCGCGAGTAAGTCAGGAAACTAACAGAGGACGGTTCTGCTTTAGAGATTCGAACGGTAGAATGACTCTACCAAGAACAATCACAGAAGCACAGAAGGCTGTATTCCCTGTTGACTGGCCTATGCCACTTAATCCGGGTCCTTATTTCACAGGCGCAGGATTAAATGGTTCACAGGTTTACGGTCTTAATGATGGTTCTTTGAACAATCAGGAAGGCGATTTTGAACTTGATCTTGATCAGGCTTTCAACGCTTCATGGCCCACAGGTATTACTGTTTATGATGTACCGTTGAAGTATTACAATCTCCCAGTGGCATCAGGTAACAAGGCTCTTGTTTACGATGCAGGAACATTCACATTTGGTTCAGGTAACTACATGGGTGTTTCATCTGATTACAGCATTGGATCAAAGGTTTACGCAGAATACTCAACAGGTAATGAAGGTAAACTAACAGTTTCAGGTTCTATTGCTGCTAACACAGTCGTAGGATATGTAACACAGAAGGATACGTTCGGACAAAACACAATCACTGTAAAGCTTAAGGGCTTAGCAGCACTTTAATAGCTGAGTAAGTAAAGGAGGCGAAATAATAGAATGGCAGTTAGACTAGACCCACAAATAACTCCTGAATACCGAAAGGCTGTTTCAGAGTTAGCTAAGACAAATAGATCGGCGCTAGCAGAAATCCTAACAGAATATGTTGATCCGGTATATTTAACTCTTGACTTGGCTGGTACCTTCATGAATACACGAGAAATGCGCTTTGGCGATATGCTCGTAAAGAGATTCAAGGGTAAGTACCACGTTCAGCAGATTGTACCCGGTCAGATCACCCTTGGTGAACAGATCACAGTAAAGGATAAGGCTCTCTCATGGAACCTTGATATCCTTGCCGCAAAGGCAGAGTACAACACACTAGAACTAGAACATGGTGGTCCAGCATTCACACCTGAAACAGTAAGATCAGACGTTCAGAAGGCTCTTAATGAAAAACTTCTTATGAGAACATGGAACGCTCTAGGTAACATCTGGACAGCAGGTAATGCATCAGCACTTACAATTCCGGGTTCATCAGTATCAAACTTCATTGATGCCTCAGGCGCGTTGACTTCAACAGTGCTTGATCAGGCTATCGATCACGTTAACTACTGGTCAGGATCAGTAAAGGCAATCATTGGAACAGAGGCAGCACTTGCTCCTTTGTCAACATTTGGTCAGTACAAGGTTATCACAGGCACAAACTCTGATTTCCTTGTAAAGGTTGATGGAACAAACGGAAATTCAATTAGAAACATTTCACCTTACGCAGGACAGCAAGTCGAATCATATCGAGGCGTTAGTAACATCGTAAGAGTAAAGCAACTATTTGATAACACAGTATTCCCACCTCGACCGCTTCTACCAACAGACTATGTATTAGTAATCGGGGACGACATTGGTGAATTCATCACTTATGGTGGACCTCAGTATAAGGAATACGTCGATAACCGACCAACTCCTCCATACTGGAACTACGAAACATGGATTCAGTTTGGTATGATGATTACCAACGCAAGAGGGCTTGTAAAGATCGCTGTAACAGCACCAACAGTCCCGTAATCTAGGAAACTAGTAGGATAGTATAGCAAGGGCCATCTTCGGTCAAATGGCCGGGGATGGCCCTTGTTTTTTATTTGTTTTAGACTCGCATAGGAGTCGAAGGTTGACCTTGGAGGTTATTATTATGCAACGTGATCCATACGAACAGCAAAACAAAGGTGAAGTAATAGAATGGGTATACTTCAAGAAGCAAGTACCCTTTAGTGTAGGAATAAGATTCCATCAGCGTGACCCTGACGGCTTGGTTCTTAATGGCAACAATCCTTACGTTAACATTAGAAAGGAAAACGTCAAGGAGTTTATGCGGGCCAATAGAATCGCATTTGAGCGAGGACTCATAAAGGAAGCAGAAGAACCGGGAATGGACTTTGCTGATAACACTAATCAAATCTCACAGGAAGAAGCAGCAGAACTGGTAAAAAATTTATTCATGCTAAAGAAGCGTTTACCAGCAATAACATCAGAAGCAGTTTTAGGTATGCTGTACGCAGAAGCTAAGGCTCAGAAAAGATCACAGAAGATTATCGATCTAATAGAGGAAAGGCTATTAGATGTTACCCCAGCAGGAATGAAGGGTATTGATTGGGCACCAGAGGAAAATGACGGAGGTGTTTAACATTGAATTTATTGGACCTAGTTCCAGCGTTTAGAAGACATATCTCTAACTACCTTGATACAGATGAAATTGATGGGGAGTTAGCAGCGTATCTTGCCGATGGTGTCGAAGCATTACAGTTTCGATGGGAGCGGACATACGTGATAGATCATGAACCTCCGTTGACGTTTTTGGTTGAACCGGAAATAGCATCTAAGGATAAGCGACCTATTATTTTGATGGGTTCAATTATATATAAGATGGGTAATCTACAGTTGGCAGGATTTAAAGATGGAGACTTCTCCTACGATCCTCAGCAAGGTAGACAGAACCCACTACAAATGGACATAGAAGAGTTAGCAAGATTCTTACCGATCTATAGATTGGCGAAGGGAAGCACAAGTCCTCTAAGAGGATTTAACAATACGGTGAATCCAGAGTCTTATCAGTTCTTACTATAAGGAGAAGGAATGGCAGAGGTAACGGTTGTGATACCCACTTATTTTGCTGGGTCGATGCTTTATAATTGTATAGAAAGCATCCACAAAAATGTGCCCAACGTCAAGGTACTAGTGTACAAGAATGATGTTGGGTTTCTTAAAGCATGTAACAAAGCAATGGCATCCCTTACAACGGACGTTCTATTGCTCAATGATGATACTCAAATACTAAGCAACATAGTGCGTGAAATGCATGATTTAGCTTATAGTGATGAGAAGATCGGGATAGTTGGGGGCAAGGCATTATCCCCCAATGATCCTCAAACGATAATCAATTATGGTATATACATAGGGGTAGATGGAAACACTGCTCATAAATATTACGGTCAAGCCAGCGACTCCGTAGATGTTGAAAATCAAAAAGCAGTCGAAGGTTCTTGCATGTATATAAAGCGAGAACTGATTGAAGAAATTGGATTGTTTGATGAAGGCTATGGAATGGGCTACCGTGAAGAGATTGATTTCTGTCTGCGCGCTAGAGAGAAGGGCTGGAAGATTGTTTCCTGCCCAACCGCAGAATATATCCACTACACAAGTCAAACAAACAGCAAGTTAGGGATTCACAATTCTACCTACGATTACTTTATGTCCAAGTGGGCAACAAAGTTAAAGTTAGGATTAGTGTAAAGGAGAAGGAAATGGCTAACAAGACAATTGCAGATATGGGAATCTACTTTGGTGATAAGCAGAACACAGGTCAATATGACAATGGTGTTTGGATGGACTTACTAAAGATTCCTTATCTACAGTCAAAGGATGAGGCGGGATTGTTCAAGACAATTATCCGTACTCTGTGGATAGACTCTATAGGTTGGAGCAAGGAGATAAAGAATCGATGGCCCCAACTAAACCTAATCGGATTATCTGATCACCCTCTCAGCACTCATATATCACGTCTGCCAGCAGATAAACAGTATGCGTACTTGGCTGATCTAGAATACCTTGATGGTCTAATGGCTCTTACTTATGAAGAAGAGCAATTTTATAAGACTGTCTTACCTTCAAAGCCAGTAGTACGTGTTGGCCTACCGTTCCCTGTTGAGAATTATGAAAAGAATTTTGGCTCATTCAGGGGCTCTGAAAAGGAGTTCATTGGTTTAGGCGTAGGTGCAGCAGATAATGATAGGAATTTCATATCGAACTTACTTGTGTTTCAAACTTTGAAACTAAAGAATCCCGACCTACAAGGTGTATTCCTTTCTGTTCCTCACCAGTTAATGCCCTACTGTGTGTACATGGCAGATCAATTCGATGGTGTATTTATACACAAGCGGACAAATATGGGTGAATACCTAGAAGTTTTGAGCCGTTGTAAGATGGTAATAAGTCTGCCGGATAGGAATACACCGGGTCGGTTACAAGGTGAAGCAGCGTTCTTTAAGATTCCTGTAGTGGGTAGTGATCGGTTGGAATTACAACGCGAGTTATTCCCAACTACAAGCGTGTCTCCGTTCTCTCTACAGGATGCTGTAGAACAGGCTACAAGGGTCCTAGAAAGCCCGGAGGACGCCGCAAGCATCGGAGAGTACGCATACTCCACCTTATTAAAAGAATACGACTATGCTAAGAGTCTGGAAAGATTCAACTCACTACTCGATAAGATAAAGGGTGGTTAATTTGTCAGAAATTATCAAAGTAAATCGGGAGTGGATCAAAAGACAAATCGATTCTGCCCGTGTAAGTATAGGTCGTAATGTATCTTTCTATACAACGGAGAGAACGGCTTGTACACTTTGTACACCTTCTGGTTATTATAACTCTCATACAGACTCAACACTCTATTTTAATTGTCCTGTATGCTCAGGAGCATATTGGCTCCTAGCAGAAACGGAGCATATTATTCTTGCTCGCGTACACTGGACAAATGATGAGGCTCTTGATACTACACCCGGAGGAAAATACTTCGTCGGGGATGCTACCGTAACTGTTGATCCTGCATATAGAACAATAGCAGAGGCCGCACAAAACGAGGACGGTAAGGTTGTAGTCGATGGACACGATATGCAAATCATTAAGATTATACCTCTAGGTGCCCCTGATCCAAACCGTTACAGGGTTGTATTAAAGGGACAAGGGGAACGACCAGCATAAAGGAAAGGAATGGATATGATTGACACAGACGGAATCACTTGCCCGCATTGTGGTAACAGATTTGAATATAACAAAGTTAACGGCGTTAATCTTGTTGATATAGCGACTAACATTGAAAAACAAAAGCGAATGTATTGCAAGTTATCGCTAGATGCACTTGAAAGGTTGGGCAAGAATGGAGAATTAACCTTCCCCCAAACTAAGAAGATCGTACTAGATAACTTCAATGATTTCACAAGAGCAGTACATACGATAATAGGATTCGGTAGAGAGGTGGAGTAATTGGCTTCTAAATTCCTGATTAGCGTAGATGCCATAGGTGAAGAGGCTTTCATTGACTCCCTTAACTTAGCCAAGGCTGATGTTAAGCGCGCTGTCATTAGAGCAGCAGAAAGAACAAAATCACTTGTACATGAATCCTTCTTACTACTCCTACAGAACGCTATGAATAAAGCAGGAATAGAGGCATTCCCCATACCTTATAGAATACACCTTCTAACTGTGGCTGGAACAATATTCCCATCTGTAGGTTTACACTACTATGGATATGATCTGGCATATGATCTATCTAGGTTAGGTGACTATAATGATCTAGCCCAAGGCTTCCACTATCATGCGCAATTAAGACGCGGAGGACAAGTTGAATTACCTTGGACTTCTAGAAGTTTTGACTCTTCCCTAAAGAACCCATTTGATGTTCGTTACGATTACTGGTGGGCTCTACGAAACGGTATTCAAGTTAATGGAAAGCAGATAACGGGTAATGAATGGAGTGAAACTCTTAACGCTAGAATTGCTGTGTGGGGAGACAAAGCCCCTGAATGGTTACTCCTACAGTACGGACAGAGGGATGAACCAAGTAACGAACCCTATCCTATCATCGAGGTTCTACAAAGAAATACAAAGAAGATAGGGACAGGTATATTAGCCCAAGAGTTATACAATAGTTATCAAAACCTATTTGGAAGACGGGCTAACCTAGGTGCAGACAGGTTAGGTGAACACGCTATCTTTAATGAAGCAGCCTCATCAGATAACCTATCAGCTAAGGGAGTAGGCTTGGGAAGATGGTACTCTCAATATATGTTAGCCTCCATCAGAGGAGATGTTAGCGGATTTGAAACCTTCATGAATGAAATGAGGGGTCTAGAAAATGTAGAATACTCTGTACTAGAGGAACTATTTAAGAGAGGTTTGAAAGAATGACAGCAGCGAAGCAAGACCTTGAAATTAATGCGATTATAGCCGCATTAAATACACATCTGCAAAGCACTGGCTGGGGAACCTTTACCTTTAATCACGGGTTTGATGTTAATACTCAGATCAGTGCCCCAACTATGGGGCTACATTTCCTACCCAACGGACCTGAACCTCTACAGATGGGGGATACCAATCAAAAATACTACAGACGTGTACTACAAATAGATTCGTACATGGACACAAGGGGACGAGCGATAGCCCTTAATGACGAGTTAATGGACTACCTTGATTTAATGGCAGTTTCAATAGCAGACCCACTTAACGGGAATGCTATCGTGGGTAGTATTGCATGTTATGATACTGACTCTATATATAGCGAGATTGCGCCCCCGAATTTAAATAATCCGAAGGTTATACGATGGAGAGCCATCACTAGGGCAACCTTAGATTCTTTTTATCCTAATGATTAAGTTATGGGCCGTAACATATAAATAAGGGCGGCAATTGGAAAGGAACGGAAATTATGAGCGAATGATAATTCCACTAAAGGAGGAATATATACATGGCACGAAGAGCTAGAGTACACTCTAGAGATTTGCAACCACAAATTGCAACACCAAAGGGACTATTCGCTGCTGCCCGAGTTCAAAGATTTGACTGGCCTATGAATATCCCAACAGAGTATGTTGATGAAATTGGAAGAAGATTACACGTAGGTTCAACAAGAGAAATTCCAGAAGTCACAGTATCAATGGAAGCTTTCGATGTTAGCCACAATACTTATTCATATCTAACAGGATACACACCGGGAACATTCCCACTATCAGGTGCATCAGTTACAGAGTTTAAGAATGTAGACGTTATCGGACAGATTAGAGATGCTTCAACACAGAACATCGTTAACGCACTATATGTGCGAAGAGGGATTGTTACTGGCATGGACGCATCGTTTGATGTAAGAAGCACTTCAACAGTTTCATACACAGTAACTTCAAACCAGAAGAAGGAATTTAGACAGCCGGTTTACTACCAGCAGATCACATTGACTACAACTGGTTTGGGTATTGCACTAACACAGACACCAACCTACCTAACTAGAACATCAGGATATATCATTGATGCGTTTAGAACAGGTTCAGATGGTACAGCAGGATTCCTTGATGAAAGCCTAATCGCTTATCAGGGAGACTTCAACGTAACAGGTGGTACAATTAACTTCCGTGGCACAAACGTAGCCGCAGGAGATACAATTTGGGTTACTTACTGCGCACCAGTAACAACAAAGAAATTCGAAGGACTAGATGACATTGCTCCTGCCGCAATTCAGGGCAAGTATGTTCCACTCTCAATCTCAGTGAACTCAATTCCTAGAGTACAGAGCGCAACAATACGAGCAGCATTCCAGTCAGAATCAATTGTAGAAATGGGTGGACTAGGTAAGCCAGTTGGAGTAGAAATCGGCATCCCTGACGTAACAGGAGACATTACTGTTCTAAAGACAGACAATGATCTACTTGCGATTTTGGAAAATGTTTCTAACACAACAGTTGAAAATGATGTAGAGTATGCTGTAACAACACTACCTCTAAAGGTTGAATTGAAGAACCCAGCAAATCCATCACAGACATTGCTTACATACTACGTACCAAGTATTACTGTCAACTCAGAGGGCGACTCATCTTCTGTTAACGCTAGCATGGAAGAAACCTTCTCATGGACAAGCACAACAGGTGAATTGTTCGTACTATCTGGTGGCGGCGTATACTAAACTAAACAAACAGAACAGTTAGGAATGTAACCGTTAGGTTATATCAAAGGGGAGTCTATCATTTCGGTAGACTCCCCTATTTTTTATTTACAGGAGAGGATAAGGAATGGGTAAGTTAACTAACCTTCTAAAGTATAAGAAGGAAATTATCGTTAGAGATGAGAAAGGGTCAATTGCACGCGACGAGGAAGGTAAACCTGTTATGGTTTATATGCGCGTGATAGGTGACAAGGACTTAGAGGAAGCGCAAACAACTGGGCGCATAGCATCTGCTCAGAGAAGAGCAGCACTCTTTGATACTGAGTCACAGGATCATTTGATTAATGTTAAAATTTTCAATGATGCTGGACCAGAAGAATGCAGGGCAACAATTGTACAGGCTAGTGCTACAGGTTGGTCTAGTGAAGCCTATGTCGTTGTTGAGTTACCTGAGTTACCTAGAATTGAAGAGATTGCTAAGGACCCTGATGCTCCTACATTGGAGGAATTAGAAAAGTTAGACAAGGCTATATCTGATGTTAATCTAGACTATAAGGAAAAGGTAACAGAGTATATCCAGACTAGATTAACTGAGTTACAAACTGAGCTAGAGGATAAGCCTGTAGAGGAATTAAGAGAACGAGCAAAGACAGGAATAATAATCTTGCTGTCTATCGAAACCTACTTAAACGTAGTACGTGATGAAAAGGTTTGGCGTTCAGTCTACCAAGACTCCTCATACTCTTTGAAGGAATTTTCAAGCATAGAAGAGTTTAATAATCTGCACATTAAACTAAAGGACCAGTTAAGGGATGAATACGAAAACCTAGAGGCAGGTCTAGATAACGTAAAAAACTAGCAGAGGGCAACGCATGGGGAGTAGCCTTGTCAATGTCTAAGGCTCTTGGGATTCCGCTAGTCGAGGGATTGACTACGGCAGATAACATGCCCCATCCAATATCGTTTGCTGTTATGTACAGAGAACGTATTGACTCATTTAGAGAGTTGCCCAAGGATAAAAGGCCACCTAGAAATCTATGGAATAAACCATATAGATTGGAGCAGTGGTTTGATGAAGTATTTGATAGAAAAGATAATACCACTAAGAACGAATTTGTTGAATTTGACGATTCCGAAGTCGAGTAAAGGAGGTGGCAAAGTAATTGGCTGATATAGTTATCAGGTTTACAGGAGATGCATCTGGATTAGCGTCCTTCTACCAGAGCGTAGGTGCACAGACTGATGCCTTTGTTAATAAGATACAGAAGACCTACCAAGGGCAATTTAGAGATGTTCTAGGACTTAAAACAACAAGACTACCTATTATTGATCCTGCTACAAATAAGCAGATGCGTGACGTATTTGGTAGCAAGATGTTCAAAACAACAGGATCAGACATTAGAAACATCTCTGTTGAGATGGATCGTCTTAATGATGTTATTAAAGTCACAGGTGAAACAGGCTTTAGATTAGCCAACGGGTCATTCTTTCCTGTCGGTACGACTAGCATTGTCCGTGGTAGCGTTACGGAGTTAGAAAAAGCGCGCAAGGTAATCGGACAAATTCTAACACAAAGGGACCTACTACAGGCTAGATACGGAAACGCTAAAGAGATTCTTGGCGCACAAAGAATTGCAGGACTAGCAGCAGCAGGACCCGCACAAGTAGCAAAAGATGCAGCAGAGGCAAGACGGAATCAAACACGCGCAGATAGAGATGCTTTAACGCAGGAAATTAGGGATAGACAAAGACTACGAAGACCCGGTGGAACATACGCAGGGTTACGTGGAGTAGCAGCTTCTTCTTATGATGCACTAACAAATAGAAGGATAACTGAAAGAAACGGTCTAACTGCACGTCTAGCAAGGGAAACTTCTGCGCTAGCAGCAGCACAAGCACGCTATAATGCCATGCTTGCTGATCCTAGAATTGCTCAATATCCTGCTAAACTAGCAGCAATTGAGGCTAGACAGGCTAGAGAGTTAAACAGATTACGAGGCGGATTAAATACTGCCCGTGCAGCAGAAGCGGCTGTTCTCTCTGATACAAATGTAGGTCTACCAGTCGGTTACAAGCAGATACCTCCACAGCTTTTAAGACAGTTAAAAAAGGGCGGTCTTGGTGCAGGTCCAGCGGGTATTGGTGAGAATCTTGTCAATCAAAATGCTGAGTTTAACAGAGCCGTATATGATATGGAACGTGGCCTAATTAGATTAGGTGGTTCTTATGATCAGGTAATCAAGACTAAGTATGGCGATATTACTGCAACTAAGCAATGGAATGCCACAGTAGATGAACAGGGTCGAGTGGTTCAAACCTCAACTAGAAACTTACGAGGACTTAGCAGACTAACCCAACAAATTTCTAAGGACTTCCAGAAAGTTATCGAATGGACAGTTGCTACAACTGTAGTATTCGGTGCCCTAGCAGCCGCAGGACAAGGACTGCAAATTATCAAGGAAATGGATGCTGACTTAGCCAGACTATCTCTTACTGCTAATACAACAAGTGAACAAACAAAAGTTCTTTACGAGGGCTTAGTAAATGTTGCAAATATTACTGCTACTCCTCTTGAAGAGTTAGTAAAGGCAGCGGACGACTTGGCTCTTGCCGTAAGACGACCGGGCCAAACAGCACAGCAACTAACTAGTGAAATCACAACCTTGGCAGAGGCAGTTGGTATCTATACTAACTTGACTGGTGAGGATACAGTAGCAGCAACAGATGAATTAGTTGCTGTTATGAAGCAGTTAGGTTATACTGCTACAGAAGTTTATGGTATTTTGAACAAAGTAACTGCCGCCGCTGGTGGACAGTCAGGAACAATTTCTGACATTACAAGAGCCCTATCAGTTATGGCAGAGGCAGGAGAACAGGCTAACCTAACAGTTGATCAACAGATCGGTGTTATCAAGACACTATCACAGGTTACTTCAAAGTCTCCTGCGGAAATTGCCACAGCATTCAAGAACCTAGTTGGAGCATTGGAAAACCCAGCCGCTCTAAAGGCTCTAAAGAGTTATAATATTGGCCTTATTAAAGAAGGTAACAGTATTATTGATATCTATACTCAGATTGCAGAGAAGATTAGAACAGGTGCCATTGCTCCTAATGATGTATCTGGATTACTACGAGCAATCTCAGGTGGACCAAGACGAGCCCCTGATGCAGCGGCTTTGCTTGCTAATATCAACACAGTATTAAAGGAAACAGAGGTTTCAGCAAACGCTACAAACGAAGCATTCGTTGCTAACGCTGCCGTTCTTGATACATTAAATGCTAAGATGGTTCAATTCCAGAACGTTCTAAAGGATAAAATCTTTGTAACGTTTGGAGATATCTTTAAGCAAGCAGTAGAAACCTTGCTTCCGCTTATAACGCAACTCTTGGATAAATTCAGTGGTATTAATCCTCAAATTCTTATTGTCCTAGGGGGCCTTGTTCTTCTAAGAGCAGCACTAGGGTTAACTTTAAGAGCCCTACGTTCTATCGGTATACCCGGTATGTTTACTGGTGCAATCACAGGAGCATCAACACTAAAGAAGGAATTACTAGGTGTTGCAGCAGCAGCACAATTAGTAGCCCAAGCAACAAAGGCAGGTGGAATAGGAGCAGGTATTAAGGGCGGTCTTGCTCTAACTAACAGGGGTTCTATTGGTGCAGGTTTAGTTGGTGCTGGTGTTGGTGCTGCATTAGGTGCAGCAGGTGGAGGAGGACTATCACAAATTGCAGGTGGTGGTCTACAAGGATTAGGTTTAGCACTTCTAACATTACCTGAACCTACAATGCTTACGAAGATTGCTGGCGGTATTGCACTTATTGGTGGAACATTCCTAAGTCTACAGCAAGAGGCTGGACCAACAGCGGAAGAACTAGATGCTAACGCTCAGGCAATTTTAAATGTGCATGAGTCAGCAATAACAGCAGGAAAATCCCTATCTGATTTAGCAACAACACAAAGAGATGTAAAAGAGCAAATAGCGGCTCTTGAAAAGGCGACAGAGAAAGACCCTGAACAACAGGCTCTTCTCAACGATCTTTACTCACAGTATGCGTCTAATATCCTAGCGTCCACAGATGCTCAGGTTCAACTTAATAACGCTGTTTCGGAGTTTACCACTTTAACAGCAGATTTACCGGGAGCAGAAGACTTTGGTGAAAGACTAAGAGCCGCAGCTACAGGTGGAGCAAATAGTGAAGAGGTAACTAGATTAATCCAGCAGCTACAACAAGATAGATTATCAAGCATATTCCCCGGAGTTGATTTTACTAAGGGTACACCAGCAGTCCCTATTGGAACTAGTAGTGTGCCATTTGGTGTAGTACCGGGATTAGCTGCAACAGCAGCTAAGCCGGGGGTCTTACAACCTACTGGTATCTATGCAGGAGCAAGGGAATCTAAACTTGTTGATCTTGATACTCTTGATGATAAGGGTCTAAAGAGTTTATTCTCAGGAGATTTGGGTGGAGGAGCAAGAGAGTTTAACGCCACCCTTGCAATAACAAGAACTAACATTGACGCTATTCAAACAGCAATTAATAATCTTCCCGAAGGGGAACGTGGTCCATTCCAGCAAGCCTTTGATATATTCAAGAGTAATGAAGTTAATGACAATATTGTCAAAGCATCTTACGCTTTAGATTTATATAAGAGTTCATTTGAAAGTTTAACAGGAGTTCTTCCTGCTGACGTATCAAGTCAAGCGGCTGGATTACTAGAAACATGGACTAAGATCAATGCACTTGGACCGGGAAAGACGGCTGAGTCCGCAGAAATATTCGCAACTAATATTGAGTCTATACAGGAGGCTTTAAGACGCCTATTTGACACTAGACAAGTAATTCCAGTTGGTGGGGCACAGGAATTAGCAGAAGCGTTTGTTGCTTCGCTTGATCCAATGAATGAGTTAGTAAAGGGATCAGAAGAATACAATGAGTTTGTTGCTCTGATAATGGAGGGCATCTTCGGATGGAGTCCTGCGATTGATCAAGCAACAGAGGCTATGACAGGTTTAAGTGATAAGGCAAAGGAAACGATAGCCTCTATTAGAGAAACTACGGATGGACTTCTAACTGATGTTGCTTCTAAATCCCAAGAAGCCTTTAGTCAACTATTAAGTGGAGATATATCTGCTAAGAAGTATGCAAAACTTACAGGCGGATTAAAAGAAACAGCACAAGCAATTAGAGAGGTAAGACGTTCTTCGATAGAAGCTGCTAAGGCTCTAGACGGCGATTTGGAACCTTCTATGGAGGGTGTAAAGAAGCAATTAAGTAAGATTCCGGGTCTTGAAGACGCTATGTCACTAAGCACAGTCCAGTTAATTCAGCGCATGTTTGAACTTGCCGATGCCTACGGTGTAAACGCAGCGGGCATCGATATGCTGGGCGGTAAGATGAATAAACTCTTTAAGGCTATTAGAACCATTGCAGGTATTGAAGCAAAATTCCAGATTACGGGCATAGTTGATCTTAGAAATGCTATCGCAGGATTAAAAGCGATGAAGGCTGCTATGATTGCTGCGGGGCTTAATCAAGGGTTTAACAGTATTCAGATAGCAAGAATTCAGGGCGCTATTGATTCAATGGAAGCAGCAACAGGACGATACACAAGGGCACAAAATACCCTAAAGGGCTTTGGTAAGTCAACAAGAGATATCTATAGTAGTGGTAATGGGGGCGGAAGCGGTGGAAGTGGTGGAAGTGGAAGCGGAGGATCAGGAAGTTCAGGACCCGGAAAAGATGTGTCCGAATTAGACCTACCAGAAGAAATTGCTGATGCTCCTAACAGAAGCGCACTCATTAGAGAAGCGATCAGACGTGCTAGAGCATTGCAGAGAAAGATTCCGGGCGCATCAAAGGAAGGAAGAAACGATATAGTAGAATTACTAAAGGGAACACAAAGAATCCTAGAGGTTCGTGGTGTCAAGGATGATCTACTAAGAAGGGCGCTGGAAGAACTAGCAGAAATTGAAAAGAAGAGATTGGAGCAGGAACAAAAGGCAGATACCATTAGAAGAATTAGAGTAGGTAACGGAGACTTTGCAGCAATTGCAAACGTTCCTGTCAACTCTAGAACGGGTATCTCTCTTGGTGGTCCAGAGGGTCCAATCAACATTACGCTTAACCTAAATGGTACGGTGCTATCACCGGCTCAATTCCAGCAATTCGCTGATCAAATTGCCGCAGCACTAAAGAGACAAATATCTAAATAAGGGGGTCGAAATAGATGGGCCTAGGTCCAACACAGTCATATCTGGCAAAATTTAACGATCATACGTTACCCGGATATGTTCAAGATGAATCATTTGATTCGGTCCAGCGTATTGCTGATCACTATGCAGCATACGCTGATGGGTCTAACTCAGAATATTTGGGCCTCCAAAACAAAGCACTTCAATTAACCTTGAAGGTGTGGGAGCAAGACTATTTCACTTGTAAAGAACAGATACAGCAAGCAGCTACGATGTTACGAAGCAAGAGGAATGGCTTTGCTCCCCTTTATGTCCAGTATGATGATAGATATTATGAGGCTCTTGTTGGTCCCATAAGGGTACAAAAAACCGCAGGAGATAATGTACATACACTAGAGTACCAAGTAGACTTTGAATGCAAGCCTTGGCTAGTATCAGAGACTTCTTATACTGTAAGTGGAAACGCATTAAATGGAGCGCGAGTTACGTTCAGCACCACAGGTAGAACAATTGATGACGGTGGCTGGACGTATGCTACTGTACTGATTAGTGGACGAGCAGCAACACTATCAGGTTACATTGCTAACGGGGATCAAGCGGGCTTTATAAGCGTGTCAGGAACCATTGCAAACCTGACAATAGATAGTGAAGCATTCACAGCAACAACAAGTGCTGGAACAGTGAATAGAAATGATTACATGCGCACATCAGACTACCGTATGTGGGTAGGTCCAGAAGAAACTTACTTTACAGTATCGGGCGCACAATTATGTGAGATAACATACCACAATAGATGGTATATTTAAGGGGTGAGTAATAATGCCTAATGGTTTTAGTCAATCGGGAGCAACAATAAGAGTTAGCGGTATTACTCACCAATCTATGAGTGCTATCGAAGCAGAAGCAGATAGTGGTAGGGTAAGACCGCCAGAATGGAATGATGATCACGTAGTTACAGGAGGATATCACGGTCAATACATGATGCGTGATACTACAGCCGCAGTAGGTTGGAGTTTTGCAGGAGCAGGATCAGCATTTATTGGTGCCAAGGCTGTATACTCAACAACTCAAAATGTGTCTACTACAGCAGCATTAACACTTGATACAGAGGAATTTGATACTGATAACTTTTGGAATAGTGGGGCCAATACACGTATGACTATTCCAGCAGGTTTGGGAGGAAAATATCTTTTAATAGCCAGAACGCATACTGCGGAAATAACTGCATCAGCACCGCAATCTGTTATCTGGCTTAGAAAGAACGGTGCAACAGTTATTTCTGGTTCGGGTGCTGGGGCTAATACTTCGGGAACACAAGATTTGAACTCTTATGAATATGTTAGTACATGCGTTGCTGATCTTGTCGCAGGAGAATATGTTGAAGTTATGGCATTTTCTACAACTTCTATTGCTTTTGGTCATGCAAACGATGAAATTGCTACAGCCTTTACAATAATTAAACTAGACTCAGGTAAAGTAGGTGGGGGTATTGGTGCTAAGGCTGTGAATACAGCCGGAACAAGCATTGCTAATAACACCGTAACGCCAATTCCTTATGCAGCAACCGATCTTTTCGACACAGATAACTTCCATGATACTGTAACCAATAATACGCGGATGACTGTTCCAGCAGGATTGAGCGGAAAGTATCTAATTCAAGCACAAGTTACATGGAATGGTGTTCTTGGTACAACAAGCAGTTATGCGATCATTAAAAAGAATGGTACTATAGACTTAGCCTACGTCAGACCGATGGTAGTGTCATCTGGAACAGCGGAATCATGGAATTTTTCGGCGGTTGATGATGGTGTAGCAGGAGATTATTACGAAATCCATGTCTGGCAAAACTCGGGTAGCGCAAAGACCCTTGAAGCAACCAGCCCATATAACTACTTCGCGGTTATGCGCCTTGATTCTGGCTCACAGACAAACAGCATTAAATTTCCAACTATATTACAACGAGCCCAAAATGAGGCTTCTACAACAACAACAATTACCGCCACTATCGCTGCTGCTAATGCAGGACAAAGAATCATCTTGGGGGCATGGTCAACACTAGGAGATATAACATCAGTAGCATGTACAAACGTCACATGGACACAAATGACTAATGGTAACTTCTCAACAACAGTTTATGCAGATATTTGGGTAGGAGTTGTTACCGCAACTAGCGGTACTACAATCACTGTTACTAAAGGTTTAAGCGGAGGATTCATGGGTGTGGCTGTCGCTGTGGTTAATGACCTATTGACTCCAACTGCGGTACTAAGCACAAGTAGGACTGGGACTGATGCTAACTATTTGTCAACCACAGTAGCCTCGTTAGAAGCACAAACCCATGTTGGAAAATTATTTGCTGCATTTGCAGGTTTAACTGACGGTACTAACCCTGTATCTATTATAATAAATCAGCCGCATCTAACTGTATATGCAACTAGTTACGCATTACTTATTGGATATGTTTCAACGGGTGGAACGCTAACATCGTGGTGTACAGGAACATCGGGCGCAGACTTTGTTAATGACTTGGTAATTATCTCTTAGTCAGAGTTAATACAATAACTCTAATCTAATACAATAGGTGGTGTAAACACATGGTATTCCAGAGCAATGCCTTTCAAAGCAATGCCTTCCAATCTGATGAAGAGAATGCCACGTATGTTCACGCCCAAGCACAAGCCAAGATTAACACCACTAGGGTCCATGCACAGTCTCAGGGCTGGATAGAGCAAACTTATAATGGTTTTGGTCAGGCACAGGCTACTCTAAAAACACCGCTTAGATTTGCACAAGCACAAGCACGTCTAACAGATGAGTATGAGCAACTTATCATTAATGCCGCTCCAAACGGTTACTGGCCGCTAGAAGAACTCTCTGGTACAGTTGCTTATGGTTTAGTAGGACCAGATGGTACGTATACTGGTGCATTAACATTAGGCAATGCTACAACAATGCCCACAGGCTACTATCAGTACGCTATATCAAACAACAATACATCTGGCAGATATGGTACTGTTACTCTAGCAGAAATTGCTAACACCTTCACTCTTGAAGGTTGGGCTAAACCCGCTAAAACAATTACATTAGCAACTGAATCTAACTCTGGTACCGGCGTAGGAACAAGTAATACCCAAAACTACATGTTCTACCCAACTCAGAAGGGTACCAATAGAGGTATAGGAGTATCAGTAGGAACAAACGGTATAGTTGTTGCTGCACACGGCGATGCAACTATTTGTTCTCTTGGTACCTATACGGGAACAATTAGTGGTGTGAATCACGTAGCAGTTGTTGTAAATGCTAAGGCAGTTACAATATACCTTAATGGCGTGCTGGTTAGAACAGGCTTAACATCGAGCGCAGCAAATGTTTATTCTCCAACAACATTTGCTGGTGACGGTTCTGGCTATGGGATATTAAACGGACAATTATCCAACCTTGCTATCTACCCAACAGCACTATCTGCAACAGACATCCTTATTCATAGCAATGCAGGACGACCTAAAGGATTTGCTCAGGCAGGAGCATTAATCTATCGACTGCCTATGTTTGCACAGGCAACAGCCCTGATCGATTCTCCTATTAAGAACGTATATGCCCAAGCACAAGCATGGATGCTGCACAGAGTTAGATTTGCGCAAGCAGCAGGGCATATAAAGGTTGCAACTATTCAATATGTGCAGCATAAAGAAGCAGGTATCTCAGACCTCAACCCTAAGCAAGTAACGTTTGATAATGCGCCTACACAGGGTAACTTGCTTGTAGCAATAATGACCCACCGTAACAGCGATACAGCGTCTACTCCTAGTGGTTGGACACTAATCGATAGAGAAGTTGGTGCTGGTAGTGGAAACAGCCCCATCTATATGTGGTACAAATTTGCTGGTGCGGGTGAAAGTGCTACAACGCCTGACTTTGCTGTAGGTAGACCAGTACGTCTTTCAGTAATAGAATTCTCTGGTGTAGGAAGATATGATAGTGAGATTGGATTAACTTTCCAAAGTGCTTCTGCAACTCCAACTATTTCGGGCCTCTCACCAACATCAGCAGTAGAAACATTGCTGGTTGCAGGATTTGCAGTTGATCTTGCTGACTCTGAGCATGATGGCTTTACTCCGGGTACTAACTATGTAGAAATTATGGATGGTAAGGTTGGTACTGGTACTGAATCTCCGCGTGGTGTAGGAGAGTATCGAATTGCTTTAGTTGCAGGGCCATTCTCTGCATCAGTATCTACAACTCTGTCTCGTAACTGGGGCGGAATACTTGCTGCATTCCTACCAGCCGCTACGTCTAAGAGTGGACAGGCTAATGCTTTAATCGACTCACCAATCAAAGTACAATTTGCGCAAGCAAATGCTTGGGTTATTCCAACAACCCAAGTTGCTCAGGCAATGGCTACGCTAAAGACACCAATACGAGCAGCACAGGCACAAGCATACATTGATCAAAGAATTCGTCTAGTACAGTGGGCTACTGCACATCAAGGTAATGACCTTGCAGCACCTACTGTAACATTATCTGCTACCCCAACACCGGGTAACATGATTATCGCTTATGCGATTGCTAGAGGATTTGGCGATAATTATAGTTGGACTACAGACGGATTAACGGAAGTTTCCGACGATTTTGCTGGTCAGGGGTTTGATGGAGGCCACTCTTCAATTGCCTATCGTATTGTACAGGCTGGGGACGATGCAACATATACCGCTAATCCCAATACCCTAGGTGCAGGTAGAACCTCAGATATTCTTGTAACTGAATGGACAGGATTAAAGGGTCCAGCATTATATAATACTCAGTCAGGATTAAGCGCAACATCAAGTATGTCTGCTGGACCTGTCACAACAGGTCTTGGTCCAAGACTTATCTTTGCTGGTGTCAATGCTTCATCTAGACTTCCTAACCATACATGGGGATCGGGGTTCACAAATCTAGGCGGGACTCTTTGGGCTAACGGTTCTGGTCCTGCGGGTAGTGTAGGCTACAAGATTATAAACGGTACTGGCGGAACAGAGACAGCCACAGTCAGTTCAGATCAGAGCGATACTTACGGGTATCTAATCATCGACTTTGGTAGCCCGACTATTCAATTTGGTCTGGCTATGGCTTCTATTCTGGCCCTTACCAGTAACTACGGTCATGCCCAAGCAAATGCATCTATAAAGCAAACATACTATAAACATGCACAGGCACAGGCATCTATTGTTTACAAGCGATGGGGACATAGCCAAGCACAGGCTATGCTTATAGGTATTGGAAAAAGTCACGCTATTTGTATGGCCTTCATTCGAAGACCTAACGGATTAGCACAGGCACAAGCCACAATATTTACCTACACAGGTAAATATGCACAAGCGAGAGCAGTAGTTAAGTTACCGGAGTGGCAACTAGCACAAGCACAAGCGCATATTTATACAACAAGTCATGGCTTTGCTCAGGCATTAGCGTTGATGAATCAATACTGGGCTTGGGGGCAAGCAGAAGGATCAATCAAGGCTACAGTAAATGCACATGCACAAGCACAGGGAGAGGTTAGATTCTCTGGAGCCCACGGCAATGCAATGGCCTTCATTGATAAATTTGAGGGCTTTGCACAGGCACAGGGTCGTATCCTTGCCGCACTATTAAGTAGATGTGCACAAGCACAGGCACGCATAGTTAAAACTTGGCGAGCCTACGGACAGGCTATGGCTATGATTGAACAAACACAATCATTTGGATATGGTCAATGCAACGCCTTAATCAACGGACGATCTGCTTGTGGACAAGCGGAAGCATACATAGGTCCAGTAAGAATGGCACATGCGCAAGCAGAAGCCTTCATCTTCGATAGACCTAGAGCATGGGCTCAGGCTCAGGCTCAGATTAGTAGACAAGATTTCTGGCTTAGATATGGCACTTACACGTTACCGGGATATCTACAGCAAGAAAATTCTGACAGCGGTAACAGATTAACTGCCCATGAAGGTCCATTCAAGGACGGTTCATTAAGTGAGGATTTGGGTCTGTCTAATAAGAGTCTTAACCTACGGTTTAAGTTGTTAGGTGAAACCTATGATGACCTAAAGACCGAAGTATTCAAGGCTGGATCAATCCTACGAAGCACAAGGGGAAGATATGAGAAATTATACCTTACTAACCTTGATCGATACTATCTAGTAAGACCAAAGACTATTAGCATGCACTCAAATGCAGCGGATGGTGCTTTAAGAACACTAGAGTATGAGGTAGAATTTGATGCAAAGCCACACATTTATACCGATGTTAGCCACACAATAGTAGGAGCAGGAAATATTGATACAGGGATTAGACCTATAAGCGAGGGTGGCTGGACACCAGCAAGAATCACTGTAACAGGTACAAATGTTACAGTGTCAGGATACACAGAGTACAACGAATTCACTGGGTACTTTGCAGTATCGGGCGCAGTAACAAACCTTGTAATTGATTCAGATACTTATACAGCAACTACAAATGGACAAAATAAAAACAATCTAATGAGAAACTTAGACTACACGATCTACGTGGGACCGGGAAGAACATACTTTGCGGTAAGTGGAGCAAGTAATATCGAAGTTACATGGAGCAATAGGTGGTAAAGGAATGTTATTAATAAAAATTACAGAGAGCGATGGAAGTGATCCAGTCATTCTCCACGGTACAGAGTCAAGAGAGTATTCAAAGTCTCTTAACTCTCCTGATGAGGGGTTAACTTTTGAAATCTCTAAAAATGATCCCAAGGCTGATGTTGTTAACCCATATAATGAGACTAGCTATACGCGCTTTTGGGAAGTATGGGAAACATCTACCAATACAAGGCTTAACTTCGGACCTATTACTAGCATAGAAGATCAGGGGCAGAACTATCGAGTTACAGGCTCAGGTAGGTCTGCCCTGTTGTCTGACCATTTTCAAACATTAAAGACCTTCTATGGAAGAATTGATTCTATTGTAGATGAAATTAGATTTGAAAATATAGCAACCTCACCATCTACTGTAACACTTGTTAACAACATGGATGAGGATGACACGGATAACGCTCAGTTCTTTCCTATGGCTAACATCAATAGTAAGTATTGGAATCTTAGTAAGCGGTCTAAGGACTTTGCTATTGATGATGAAACAAACTATATTCCACTAGGTAAGATAGAGCCACCAAGAACATTCAGTACCACATCACAGTATTGGACAGGCATGAGCCACAACGATGCCCTGTGGTTAGACTTCGGAGATACCTACCAGATCGATAAGATCAAGGTACTCTTTCCGTGGTGGGGCGGGCCGCAGAGATTATCAAACCGAACCTATGACTTTAGAATTAGATATGCTACAGATACTCCTACATATGACTTCCAAGGTAGGGACGCATCGGAGCCCGTTGAATTGTGGGATTCCAACGACCAGTTTGGAGAAAATAGAATTGTAACTGTGCCCTCACGTCCTATGACTTGGTATATAGGTGCTACATTAAGTGGTACTGGTACAGAATTAAATACATTCTACATGCAGCCACATAGAACTACACCACTAGAGTTTAGGTATCTACAGGTAGCCATTCAAGATGTACATGCTTGGTATGGTACTGAGTTTGATAGACAGCCATCCCACGATGGCTTTGACTTTCAATGCGATCCATACTACGAGCCGGGGGATGACTCATACTTTGGTAACACTATTGGTACAATGACGTATCGAAAGAATGGCAATCTAAAGAAGAGATTCATACCGGATGAGGTAATCAAGCCCTCCAACGACTGCCATGCATCGATTGTGGAAATTGGGGCATATAAGCAGATCGTTGAGAAGCGATCAGTTAAGCCTCTAGCCTTACAGCGTATCGATAACAACAACAGACAGATAACTTACTCCCGTGTACCTGATGCATCTGAAATGAAGCGTCATACCTACGACGGTAAGGTATATCGTAAGTTTGAGCCGGGAACATTCTTTAGAAAGTTTACTATAGACTGGGCCTCTGCTAACAATACATTCACCAAGTTTTATAAGGACGATTGTGATGATTGCTATTCAGCAGGATTTAGTTTCGGTGTTGTAGATGATGATAACTCCTTGATCTACAGAAGTGATAGTGCTTCTGGCACTAGTTCAGTACGAGGTAAACAAAATACTAAGCATATAATCACACGCGGTACTTCTGATGTGGAAGTTACTCTAGTGGATGCATGGAAAGGCAAGACTGATCCTCTATCATGGGGCGGTTCCTATTCCTACACAGAGAAAACTGGGGATTACTTTGTTGTTCACTTTAGAGGGCAATCCTTTAAATGGTATGCTACGATTCCTGCAAACAAGACAGGAGCAACAGTTAAAATAGAGAAGAGAATTAAAGCACTAGGCCAAAGACAAGGCTACGGATCGATAGCTGCTAACTTTTGGGGCGTATGGGAAACACTTGAAGCCTCCCTTACGTTGCCTAATGACATAAGTAATGAAGTTGTTTATGAAATCCCTTACGGAAGTAGCGAGTTACTTGCTAATAGAGTCTATGAAATCAGAATTACACTCCTTGACGATAACTATGCTTCCGTGGATTCAATAGAGGGCTATTGGTCAGCCTCATTCACTGAGTATAACGAAGACAGTAACAGAATTAGACTAAGTAAGCCGGATAAATTTACTCAAATTTATAACAAGAAGTTTTCTGGTGGTTCCATGTACAAATGGAATACAAAGGGAGCAAGTGCTTCTATCCAGTTTGAGGGGGATAGAATAATTATTGCTTCGGCTAAGGGAAGAAATCACGGTAGGATACGTATACTTCTCTTCCAAGCGGTGGAGGGTTCATACGAGTATGATCCCGGTGAGTCTAACCATATCTATATTCCGGGTGGAAGTGCTAACGGTAGCCTAGAGGTCGATCTTGATACAGGGCAGGTAGGTCAAGAGTTTCCTAACTACATTGCCTTTGATAGCAATGATTATTTCACAGATGGTCTACCTTGGGGTAAATATACAGCACTCATCAGTCTACAAAACACTGATCAATATACTACAAGCAAGTATGAAACAGGATCAGATACATTCAAGTATCGATGCCAGTCCTGCGACCCTAAGACTGGTACACAACGAGAGATTAATAAGTATGTATACTTAGACTCTATCGGGGTGCATGAATTAGTAGGACTATCAGTTAACTTTGATCAAGAATCTCATCTAAATATACTACAGTCTGTTGCGGAGGCCATTCAAGTTGAGTGGGACGTATCAGAAAGTGGCTTGATGCTTGAACCTAGACTTGGAAGCGATACATACATTGCTCTACGAGAAGGTGAAAATACTCTGGTCAATTTCCAGATCGCTAACGACTTTAGTAAGGTAGCAACTAAACTTCTATCCTATGGTACAGCCATTGATGGTATTGATATGTTCTCTATCACTGAGGACAAGCGATCAAAGCGACTATTTGGTAGAACAATCACTAGACAAAACGACTTCCGTGATATTGGAAGTTATCAGCAACTAATTGGTTTATCAAGAACGGAATTAAAGAGAAGGAATAGACCGGAGAGAAGAATAACTGTAACTCATACAGCAACTAATCTTGACTTAGAGAGAGGGGACTCGTTTGTACTCTGGACGCGCAAGGCAGGGGAAATACGAGTGCGCATTCAAAATATACGAATCTCAGAATCCTCTTCTGGTAGAGTATATACAATGGAGTGTGTAGAATGGCCTCAGATAACCTAAACGAAGTAGGAAGATATATAAAGAACAGCGGGGATGCAGCAGAGCGGGCGCTTAAAAAGCAGAAGCCTACTCGTCCCTCTGTAGAAAGAACTAGGGATATATTCGATGCGGATATTCCATTTGAAATGTTTTTCACAGTGGAACCAACACAGAAGAGTGTATCCCTAGACTTAGAATTTAACAAACCTCCCCCGATGAGTGGGTGTAGAACAGGATCAGATGTTAAGCCGCACTGTGAGGAATTCACACTCCCTGCGGGTGATCATGAGATTCAACTATCACACGCTGCTAAAACAGGGAGCATAACGGTCTTTGTTAACGGAGCAACCTACTCCCCCTTACTGTGGGAAGTTATTTCTTATGGTGTTCTTGATGAGGAACCCGCATCTATCATGGTGTACCAGTTGCCATTGGAAACAAACACAGTCTCAGTTTGCTACATAGAGCCAGTAACTCTTTACTATACTGGAAGTGCGTTTGCTGAATTACTGGCCTCCAATGATTTTGGTTCAGGTGGAGCGGGACAATACCTTGCATTTTCATTTACAGGTGATAACCCCGGAGCAGGGTGGGCAGGGTATGGAAAAGTAGGTCCAGTAGAATATGGACCAGTAGATTATACTGGCGGAACTAACTACTCTAGTATTGAAGTAACTGCAAGCATGGTAATAAGAATTAATCTTGTCATGGGCTGGTCTACTGTTATTAGTAGGGCGACAGGAGCGACTGTAACAGTTAAAGTATGCATAGTACGTGGCTGTTCGGTTGTCCAAGAGTTAACAGAACAGGCTGTATTTCCCGGTGGTGGAAGTGGGTTAAGTGGATGGGTTAGTGGGTTAACACTAGACCGACACGATATAGAAGTTTTAGCCGGTGATAAAATTATGGTTAAAACAGTTTGTGGTACACAACTATCAGGAAATACTGGATTCTTAATTGGTGGCTACGAAGCAGGATCAAACGGTACATGGCTAAGAATCGGTAGAGGAACACATAACTTATTCCAAGGAATATGGACGGGACCTTAATGTATAATGATGGCATAAACCAAATAGGTAAGTACGTAGGAAAGACTGGTAAGAATGCTAACCGTGCGTTAAAGAAATCGGAACCCGATTACGCCGCTGATGAAATTGCCAGAGATATATTTGATCCCGTTGTATCTTATGTCATGTACTTTACTACGTCCCGTCCTAACCAATCTATTAAGGCTGATCTAAAATTTGAGTTACCTCCTCCTAATATTGGATTGGGTAAATGCTGCGGAGATTGCTACTGCTCTAAGTGTGAAATATTCTTCTTTGATGACTTTGATAGTCAGATAATACTGACAGAGTATCCTTACGTAGCGGGTACAGTAAGGGTCTTTGATGCTTACGGTAATACTAGCCTTGTAACTGAGACTGATCCCGATGCTGGTATTGTAGACTTAGGCTATGACCCTGATCCAAGCCCCACTAATAAAATCTACGTGTGCTATGTTTATAGATACGATGGTAACTGCACTACTAACGAACCTATACCAGAGGAACCGTGGGAACCGGGCTATGATCCTACAGATGGACAGGGCTATGCACAATCTGCTGCGCTAATTTACTCTACTATCAAGCAGAGTCTTGGACAGGCTAGAGCAGTTATACTATCAGATCATACTGAGGTATATGTATTTGCTCAGTCCCGTGTAGTGATAACAGGTGGGGATCGTCCATTTGCTGCACCACATACAACTGCTACATACACAGTACCCGATGCAATTGATAGAACGGGAGCAACAAATGCCGCAGATGATCTTCAATCGTGGATTAATAGTACAGTACCAGATGGATCGATCATTGACTTCGTTCATGCTGGTGGTATTTACAGGCTAGATGATGGATTATTATTTGAGGGTAGAAATAACTTAATTATACGTGGTAATTCAGATACTACACTAATAATGAATGGATCAGACGCAGAGACATTCTCTACGTTCTTGATGCGTAATTCTCATCACATAGCCATCGAGGGCTTCACAGTTAATGGTGCCTACTCTACCTTCCCTAATCAGGATGGAGAGTTGTCGCATTGCTTAGGTATCTCAGGATTCTTTAATGGGGGCGCATCAACATACATAGAAATGAAAGAGGTTATAGGGGATCACTTCTACGGTGACTTCGTGTACGTGGAAGGAAGTAATGGCGGGGCATTCCCACCAGCACAGTACATATGGGTACACCATAATGACTTTGATTACTGTGGTAGAAACGGATTCTCATTTATCAATGTTCAAGATGCTTGGTTCCAGTACAACACGGTAGACCATGTTGCTTATCATGCTATAGACTTTGAAGCAAACTTTGATGCAGAGGAAACTACAAGGATCATCATTGAGTTGAATGATTTTGGTAGTTATGGACACAGGGGCGGATTAATTGGGTACTTTGCGGCAGCATTCTCACCCAACAATCCTAGCGTATCTGAGTTAACAATCAGGAACAATACGGTTGCTGGTATCGCTGCTAATGGATACAACGGAGCGCCACTTGGGCTTCATTCAAAATTCTTAGGAACAAGCGGCAATCATTACACGTACATAATATTTACAGGTAACACATGCACACAGACAGTTTCAGGATCATCAATCATTTACTTTGATTACGTTGACCATGCGACTGTCACAGGCAACACACAACCGGGAGCAGGTACATTGGTAGGAGCAGCAAACTCTACAGACATTACATCTAACCCTAACCCATAAGGAGGAAAGGTATGGCAGCATCATATCCAACAGGATTAAAAATACTAATAGATGATGAGGACGTTACTAATTGGATATTTGGAACTGAGACATTTGAAATCAACGAATTGAATGAGCGCTTTAGGGACATTGATCTGTCTCCTTTTTGCGCTGATCCGGGTGAGCATAAGTTAGAAATAACTTGCGAAGAGGGTGTAGGTAGAGTCGAAGCCCGTGTGGAGATACAGTAATGAGCATAACATTTACCAATGAAGCAGAGAAGCGAAGACAAAGGGCGATACAAGAACAGCGTGCAAAGAAGGCACCTACTTGGGAGTTGCTAAAGACTTCAAGTCTAGTAGAAGCACTACAGTTTGCTAGAAAGCATGGCTGGGAGCATCAAGAAGTACAGGTCAAAGCATACCGTATAACTACAGAAGAGTTTGAGTATCATGTTGAACCTTGGGAGAAGGATTGTTCTTGTCCCAATCTTCTGTATTATGAAGATTACTTTGATGAGGGTCCTCATACTCATGAGGCAGATTAAGGAGAACTAAATGGCAAGGATTTTTTTCATTGGAGATAGTCCAACAGTCTCTACAGGCTTTGGACAAGTTAGCAAGCACCTATTAAAAAGGCTAGTAAAGTTGGGGCATGAAGTCCACGTACTAGGCATTAACTTCCACGGCGACCCATATGATAGAGAGGAGTTTCCCTATGATATCTGGCCCTGTGATAAAGGGTCAATGGATTTAGTGTATGGTTATGCCAAGATGTGGTACCTAACACAGAAGATAAGACCAGATGTAATATTCTTTTTGAATGATCCTTGGGTCATTGAGAAGTATTTTGAGTTTAGACCACATGACTTTCCAGATACTTACATAAAGTATTTAGCGTACTATCCTATTGATGCTGGTCCTCTAAAAGAGGGCTGGGCACAGATGCTTACAGATAGATTTGATGCACAGGTTTGTTATTCACACTTTGCAGAGAATGTTATTATTGAGGCCAATGGTGGAGTCAGGCCAGACAATCTGTACCAGATATATCATGGTGTAGATACAGACGATTTCTTCCCAGTACCTCAAACAGTAGCAAGAGCAGCACTAGGATTACCACAGGATGCATTCATTGTAGGCATGGTAGCAAGAAATCAATACCGAAAGAGATTTGATATCCTTGCTAAAGCATTCGATGAGTTTTCCAAGGACAAGCCAGATGCCAAGTTATACTTGCACACATCACTACATGATGTTGGATTTGATATCGTTGATATCTCAACGCAGTTTAACTTCAAGGGTAAGTTAATTCTTACCGAAGGTTTAGAGTTACCAGAGGGAGTACCGACACGGGCACTCAATATGATCTATAACTCTTTCGATGTTAATGCTTTAATCTCTCTAGGCGATGGCTTTGGACTACCTGTAGCAGAGAGCATGGCAGTAGGATGCCCGCAGATTGTATCAGATCATTCTTGTTTACGAGAGTTAGTTGATGGGCACGGTGGTCTTACTGTTAAAAATGCCGCATGGATACTCAATGTATCGGGTATTAATACATGGGGTGGAGTATCAGACGTAGATGATTTAGTAAAGAAACTAAATCTACTCTACACTAACAAAGACCTACGCTTAAAACTAGCGGAGGATGCTTACAACTACATACTCCAAGACAAGTTTAATTGGGATACAATCGCAAAACAATTTGATGAAATCATAGGTACGATGCTACATCTACTGCCGGTTAATAAGCGTGAACTCGCGTTCAGTAATTACTAAAGCGCCCTCAGACACCAGACTAGGGGATAAAACCGCTCTCCGTGGCTTCTAGGGGCCTTGTAGGGCACGTATGGGAGGTTAAAGGAATGGCTCTACCACACAGCAGAGACATATTTAAGTACCCAGCAAGATTCCAATTTGGACAGAACCCAAAGGGACCTTGTTTGGGAAGTAGCTGTTGCACAGATACTTGTATCCAAATGGTAGTAGAATACTATAAGGATAAAAGTTTTACACTCGATCAGGTTAGACGACAAGCACAGGGAGATACAAGATTTAATGAGGCTCCTTGCACAGGAATCAACCACATTGAAGTATTAAATGCTCTTGAAGGCTTTGGTATAAATCACTACAGGGTAGGTTTCGGTTCTAATACGAGTGATGTGTTAAACTATGTTGAAATAGGACCAGTTATTGTTGGCGTGCACTATGGATCATATCCAATTAGGGCACAAGCAGAAGTCGGGGGCAAGACAGATCATGGATTCAATGGTGCACATGCTGTCCTAGCAATAGGAAAGAGAGTACATGATGCACCAAAGGACAGACATAGAGATATCTTTGTACGTGATCCAGACCATAACTCACCAGCAAGACCAGAGAAGCCTGATTTTGACAGAATAAGAAGATCGCAGTTACAGAGAGCAATGGAAAATCTACCAAGATATACAGCTTTCTCTAACACATATATTTTATATCCAACAAGACGAAAGTCATTATAAGGAGGTGATGTTACGTGTCCAATATTTCATTATTTGGTTGGCTAGATAACATTCCATTTTGGAGAGATTTACCATATCCAACCAAGGGAGCTTTGCTACGAGCATTAAAGGCAGGACTATCAGTTACAGTAGGTATCTTACTTGCTGCTGTAACAGGAGGAATACTATTTCCTGCGGAGTTTAGTCCACTAGTGGTGCTTGTAGTAACATCAGTGCTTCAAGCACTGGATAAGTTCCTAAGAGAAAACGACTTAGAGAAGGAAATGAATGCTAATCCCATAGCGTTAACAGACTCTCCTAACGGAGAGTAGTCAAAAGGAAACTAGGGGAGGGTTAAAATCCTCCCCTAAATTTTTTTATTTTGACTTGAACTTCGGGTACCGATGTGCTATACTTTTTAATAGAGAATACGTAGTATTCTCTAGAGTAGCTACTATATAGTAGCAGTATATAGGGGGAGTTATAGAGGGGATTTTTTATCCCAGCATCAAAAGGAGGAGCGACTTGAAGTTCAACTAGCCCATAAGATAGTCTATGAATGTGCCCAAAGGGTCCGATGTACGGACTCAGGCCAACTGTACCAGATAGGAGTGTTAAATCAATGCCGTTCAGTGAAGAGCCAAGAACATACAAGGAAACTCGCACAAGAACCAGTAACCAATATGTAAAGTTTTCTCCCGATTATCGTATCACCCTACGAATTCTAGATACCAAGGCCCAAATGGTCTGGAAGCATTGGCTTCCTATGGCTAATGGTGGCAAGGGATTTGGTGTAGTTTGTGCCAATACCTCTAGCCAAGTAAGACCTTGCCCCGTTGAGCATCTAATTGCTACGCTCAACGATGACGACCCGCTTCTATCACAGATTAAGGCACGCCGAAGATTTATTGTGAATGTTCTGGATCGTACCCCACATACTGTTTGTGAAGCCTGTGAATCTACTACACCCGGTAAGAAGTGCATTAACTGCGGTGCCGATGTTAGTAAGAATGAATTCCACCCTCTCAACGTTGTAAAGATCATGGAGCAGGGTCCTAACCTGTTCAACAAGGGCCTCAACCCTATTGAAAAGATGTACCAAGAAGATCATGGTGTCGGTATCGATGGCTATGATCTAGTGTTCATGACTCAGGGAAACGGGCGCGATAGACAAATCGTTGCCAATCCTCTAAAGGTAGAACCACTACCGGAAGATGCATTCCTTGATGCAGAAGGTAATCAGCAGAAGTTATACGACCTGTCCCTGCTAGCAGAAGCAACTAGCGTTGACGAGATTAATATGTACCTAGAAGGTGCAACTATTTCAGAAGTTAACGAAGCAAAAGGCGTAACAAGCGCAGCAGTCTAAGCCCGAATTTCCCATAGGAGGACAACATGGCACTACAACATCTTATTAACCACATCTCTCTTGTTGTTGACAAGTCATCGAGCATGGACTACCACACAAACAAAGTGGTAGAGGTCTTTGATCGAGAGTTAAACGCTCTAAAGCAAAGAAGCGTTGACGCGCATCAGGAAACTCGTATATCTATTTACTTGTTTTCAGACCCGTCCGCATTGGAAGTGCTTACGTTCGATATGGACGTGATGCGTTTTACTTCCCTAAAGAGTTACTACAAGCCTTACGGTAACACAGCACTACTAGATGCTGTAGCCAAGAGCATTGAAGACCACAAGAAGCTTCCTGAATTATATGGCGATCATGCGTTCCTAACGTATGTTATCACAGATGGTCAGGAAAATAGAAGCAGGGAGCAAACTCCCGGCTCGCTTACCACGCTGCTAAATTCTCTAAAGGATAACTGGACTACAGCACTACTTGTTCCTGATCAGCAAGCAGTAAACGCTGCACTGCGATTTGGATTCAATGCAGGTAGTATCTCTACTTGGAATACAAACTCCAAGAACGCTGTTGAAGAGGTTGGAATTTCCTTTGCTTCCGCGACAACTAGTTACATGGCAATGCGCTCAACTGGTGTTAGAGGAACAAAGAACCTATTCGATCTTAATCCTGCTAACCTAAATGCCTCAACAGTTAATAAGACTCTAACAGAATTACCAACATCAGAGTATGAGGTTATCCCTGTTAGAATTTCAGGCCCAAAGATTGCAATCAAGGACTACGTTGAGTCTTGGACAAAGCAAAAGTATCGACTAGGTTCAGCTTACTACCAGCCAACTAAGCCGGTAGAAGTGCAGGACTACAAGAGAGTCATGCTTCAAGATGTAAGGAACGGTAAAGTGTATGAGGGTGTAGACGTTAGAAGAATTCTAGGTCTACCTGATTATACTGTAGAGATTAATCCTCTAAGCCACCCTGATTATCGTTTGTTTGTTCAGTCAACAAGTGTTAACAGAAACTTATTCCCCAATACTTTCCTTCTAATTAGACGCTAATGGATATCACTCAGGTCAAGGACAAGACTAGAACAGTCAAGGCTTTCAATGATCTTCTAGATGCTTTACGGATTGAATATCCTGAGGAAGCATGGACTGGTCGAGAGCAAGACGCTGTAAATGTCCTAATATCAATCGAAAAGGTACTTAAATGGTTGAGGTTAGATATAGACGATAATGGAGCAATCAAAGTCGCTGAGTAGGTGGCGCTTTGAATTGCAGTCCATAGGTAAAAAGCAGTGGGTTGTCTTCTACAGAGAAATGCTGGGAAGACAACCCACTTCCATACCTAGACTGTACAAAGCACTAAATCAATACGGATTCTGGCCTCTGTTTGAGGCTATAGTTGCAACGTCGGATAAAGAGTTTGATACTGATCCATTTAACTACGTCATAAAAGTGGCGCAGAACAAATGGAAAGAATCAGAAGAGCAAGACGTACAAGACGAGTCTTATATCTCTGAGATAGACGCTGCAAAAGATAGGAGTAAGAAAGCAAATGACGAGTTGGCTAAGAAGTTGGGCAAGATCAAATAAGATCGCAGTAATTGTAGGCATCTGGATAACCTTTGCACTAGCAGGGCTAGCAGCCGCGCTATTCCCGATATTATTCGTAGCATACGCTGCTATATTTGCTATAAGCGTGATTACTTTTATTATCTATGTATTTATAGACGTGTTTACAGAATGAGTAACTGGTTTACTAAGTTACTCCTTATGGGAGTACCTAAGGAAACTATTCCGCCCCCTACACCACCTGAGGATGGACCAAGGGTGGTTTATAAGGATACTCCCGTACCTGAACCTAGAAATCCTCTTACTCCACCAGAGCATCCCAAATATTGTGAACGCTGCGGTGATCAACTTGCTTTGTATAAACACACTAACTTCAATACGTTTACAAAGAAAGAGAACGTCGATTACTGGGTAGCCATTTGCCATGATAAGGCTCGATGGCCCTCTCTATATACTGAACACAGTAAGTTTAAGTTGATGCACGACGCTGATAAGTGGGTTAGAGTTAATGAAGGGTTCGATGAAGAAAACCATGTGAGGGTAAGATGAAATGGTATCAAAAACTACTTCTTATTGGAGTAGAGAAACCAAAGAAAGCACCACCAGTATATCCTGATCAACATTGGGAGATAGACTGTCCTAGGTTTTGTGTTGCTTGTAAGGGTGACATAAGCGTTAAACGATATTCAAAGTTTAATGAGCAGACAGGGGAGGAATATGTCTCTTCCTGTACTGCCCAGTGTATCAATCCAACTAAGCCACTGGATAATCCAGAGATAAAACATACCGATAAGATATGGAAATATGGGAGTGGTTGGTATGACACCCCTTTAGTTTCAGCGGGTGGCATCACCCGCTCCTCGGCCAACAAATCATTCACAAGTAGCAGCATACCATTCTTTACTACTACAACATACGATGAGGTCTAATGGATACAACTACATGGTTATGCGGACCACCACCCGCTACTGGACAGTTTCAACGATACCCGTCCAGATTTATGTTCAATCTAAAGAAGTTTTACCCGGAGTTTATCGATGACAATACACTCCATATGTTCTCAGGCTCTAGTGAGTTTGGAATCACCACTGACTTTCGTGCTGAGACTGGCGCTCAGATTATATCTGATTACGATAATCTACCTGTGGATAACGATACTTTCAGTAACGTACTTGCTGACCCTCCCTATGCAGATCATTGGCAGGGTCAATGGCACGGGGAATTACCAAAGCCTAAGCGAATACTTGGCGAGGCGGCTCGCACCGTAAAACCGGGGGGATTAATAGGCATCCTTCATATCATCATAGTACCAGCATACAAAGAATACGGAGTAAAGAGGATAGCACTTCATCCGGTTCTAACTGGCCCCAACAATGCTATCAGGGTGTTCAACGTATTCAAGAAGGAGGGGTAATGAATCTAATTCCATATAACGAAGAGTTTGAGCGAGCAGTTATCGTTGCTACTATCTCAGACCCACTCTTACTACCAAGGGTGCAACAAACAATCACAGCGGATGATTTCTTCAAGGCTCAGCACAAGGAAATCTTCTCTGTCATTGAGGACATAGGGGTAGACAACTTAGACTCCTTAACCGTACAGGATAAACTAGCATCCGATACCAAGGACTATTTCAAAGAGTTGGTAGAGGATCAAACTAAATACCTACCGGGGATGAGCAACGTCCTCTATTATGCTGATACGATTAAAGGTAAGAGCCAGTTACGTGCTGGCATTGAATTAGGTAGAGAGATTACTGCTCTATGCTATAATCCAGAGGCAGACTCAGATGAAACTCTGCGAGCATTAGAGGAACGTTTCTCCACATTCTTACAGCAAAAGATTCTTGACAACAAGATCGATTCTAGTGGTGAAGCCTTCAAGGATTTCATTTCTAACCTAGGTAAGAAAGCAGCCGATCCTAACGCAGTACGTTCAGGGTTCCAAGCCCTAGACCTTATGCTACACCGTCTAGAAGGGCTCCTAGTCCTCGCTGCCCGTCCGGGGATGGGTAAGACAGCATTCGCAATTAATATTGCACGCAATGTTGCAGAATATAGACCTGTTCTTTTCTTCTCACTAGAACAAACCCGTGAACAAATCTTTGAACGTATGCTAGCAGCAGAGTCAGAGATAGGGTTAGAAGATATCAGGACCGGAGCATTTGCCGCAAGTGAAAGAGACACATGGGAGATTGAAGCAGCCAACAAGAGATTGCAATCTATTATGGATCGCATCCATGTAGATGAGAAGGCAGAGGTTCCATCCTCCTACATATCAAGTGTAGCACGTCAGAAGAAGTATGAGTGGGGAGACATAGGGCTAATTGTAGTTGACTACCTCCACATCATGAAGTTGAATAACAAGAGTACAGTCGATGCTCTTGGTGATGCCACAAAGGAAATCAGGGCGCTAGGAAAAGAACTAGATTGCCCTGTATTACTGTTGGCTCAGTTATCTAGACAGAATGAGAACAGGAGCGAAGGGCGCAAGGCAAACAAGCGTCCAGAGTTATCTGATCTTAGATCATCAGGTGAGATTGAACAATCAGCAGACGTAGTTATCTTCCTCTACAGGGATAGTTACTACGGTCAGTCAGGCTTAGCCCCGGATGACGACTTAGTAGAGGTTATTGTAAAGAAGCACAGAAATGGTAGACAAGGTATAGCCACAATGAAATGGCTACCAAAGTTTGTAAAATTTAAGGACTACTAAGGGGGTCATCAATGTGGCAGGAGAATTTGTAGACTACGAGAGGGCACCGGGCTTCTGGTTCCTGTTTGAAATGGCTTTAGCTGTAGATATATGCAGACAACCCCTGCTTTCAGCAAAGTATGCAGAATATTTTGCTTACATAGGGGGCAGGGAAGACATATACAAGACGATGGATGAGGGATTACAAATTTATGAAATGGTAAATAGCAGAAAGAAATATACAGGATGGTATTAAATGGGTAGAATGGTTAATAGCAAGAGGAAATTTGTATGTAGTGCATGCAATGGCGTTCAAATGGTTTGGGAAGGCAAGTGCAGATCATGTAATGCTGTAGCTACGTTAGAAGAGGTAGCAATAAGTGCACCAAGAGTTAGATCAACGGCAACCGATGAGCAGAGAAGACTTAGACGTAGGGCTAAAGACTCTGAGCGTGGAATTGCTAAAAGAATGGTGGCGGCAGATGGACCTGATCCATCGTTCAATAAAATTGCTTCCTCCACCGGAAGAATTGGACACATTACGGGTCTTAGAGTTGACGCTGTTAGCAGAACTTACGTCACTGAGAACAAGAATCGAAAGATGCCAACGTGGTTAATAGAGGCATGGGTACTGATAAATCAACGTGGTCAAGACTTTAATAAGCACGTCCTACTTCATGTTGATCCACCGAATATGCCAAGAGACTATCCTTCGCAAGGTCTAAAGAAGAAACTGGATACTATGGCGATCATAACACAAACACGCCATGAAAATTTAATTATTAAGGAGAAGGCTTTAGGTGAGTTAGAGAGAATATTATTCTCAGAAGTCAATATAGAGGCAAAACTCCAACAAGCCCAAGGTATCTTTAACTACGACGAATTGGACAAGTCATCTTGAAGTTCATCTAGCCAACATGATATGGTATTGTTAGACGGATAGGCCCCCTTGATAGGCGGGCTTAGGGCTTCCTTTTTACCTCATGAATGGGGTTTCACTATATGCGCGGTTCCGTTGTAAACAAGATGCATAATTACACGGAGGTTCTATGCTTATTGGCGAAGTTTTTTGGGATGAGTTTATTAGATGGGCAGTACCGTTTGCAAAAGTAAAGCCTGATGCTGATATCTATGATGTTTTTGCTTGGATTAGAGAGCATCAGCAAGGGGCTTCGCCTTACTCTGAGTCTTTTCTTGCAAAGATAGATGCAGAGATAGAACGTGAGTTAGGCCCGTGGACATAGACACGATATATGCAGAGATAAACGGTTACTACTACCAACTGGAAAAACTACCAGAAGGTGAGCATCTAATTGATAGGTACAAGCAAGTAGTAGCAATCATGTTACGAGTAGCACATATCAGATCGGAGTTTGCATTTAGGGAAGTATTAGGCGTGGCTGATGCACCAGAAAAGAAATTCCGCACGATGGTTCTTGATCCATTCATTGAGCGCTTACAGGAGTTAGCCCGCTATGAATCAAGAGCAATCACTGCCAAGGAAATTGAAGCAAAGATGGAGAGATAGTGAGCGACGAGTTATTCGCAAGCATCAACGGTTTTCTAGCCGGTAACAAAGAGGAAGAGCGCATCCTAAGTGAGGATGAAGTCGAGACTCTTATCCTAAGCCTTGCATCTGCAAGAGGAATTGAAGGCTTCGAAGAAGAGGAAGCATTTAAACTTGTGAAGTGGGCAGAGAATATCCGCATAGGTGAGGCTCTTCTTGACCTAACCTTAAAGGGATTAACCACTGCTGACTGGGATAAAGAGGTAGATGAGCCTAGATTCAAGGCTACTGACCTAGGTAGAGAGATTACACAGAAGGAGAACACCCGTGGGCTTAACTAACATGACGTATACCGATGACTCCGTACTTGTTTCTGTAACATGGAGAGGAGCATTGACTACGGCTTTTGTTTACCACAACCTAACAGGTATCTATGCCAAGGGGCATGCAAAGCATTTCGAAGAAGATCAGTACAGCCAAACTGTAGGCTCTGATCTTGCAGTCGCGCGAGCAAAGTCTCGGCTATACAGTAAGATTAGCAAGCATATTGCTAAGAATCCCATTGAGTCAATCGAGGACGTGATTTAACTTGCCAACAGATCATCAAAGCAGACTAGCGGAGAAGATTTATAAGCGACAGTGGAAACTAATGAATCGGGCGGGACAATTAGGGAGGCAGGGTGTGCATGGACCAGCAGAACAAAGTGAAAAGCGTCTACTCCGCACTACTAAAACGAAGGCGACACCTAAGAGTCATCGGCTTAAATAAGAGGAAGGTATGAAGAATTACGCTACTGATACTAGGGAGGGACGTTCAATTGTAATGAACCCTAACGAGGTTTGGGTATGCATGGTTCTTATTGAATTGTACGTTGCAAACCCCGGTGGATTTACAAATCTATTTGATATGATAGGTGTTCCCCCTGAGTGGTATCCTGACCCGGTAGAAGCACAGAATTTCTGGCACAGGTTAGATAACCTTGTAGGAGTTGGCCTAGAGGAAGGACCAGTGAATTGAAGATAAAATTTTGGGAGGAAAAACTCCCCAAGTTTTGTTATGTTCATGGCTGTGAGTTAATCATGAAAGAGGTTAAGTGGAGAAATCCACGCTTTGATAAAAATACAGGTCAGGGCTACGAAGAACGAGCAAACGTCCTATATTGTCCCATCTTAAAGAAGCATAACGAATACTATGACGAGGATATTCTAGTAGGGAAGCCTTGGAAGGTCCCGGTAAAGGCGAATTGTGAATGAGAACACCTATAGCACACACAGAAACATACCCTGATGCTGCCACGTTAAAGGTAGGACTGTCAGAGAAGTATCCAGATAAGGTATTTCAGGTACGTAAGCGCAAGAATGGTTTTACCATAGTTGAGCGTACATTTCCGGCAAACAAGCCAGAAGTTACTGAACGTCGAAGGAGCAAAAAGCGTGGCATATCTTTCTAACACTACTTATAACCGTATTGCAAAGACCCCTGAGCGCGCTAAGTTAATTCTTATCAATAGCAAAGGTGAATCTTCCACCGCAGGGGCTTTGATTAAACTGACCAAGACCAAGGGCAAGATTCATACTCGTTGGGAAACACTAGAGTCCAAGAACATTCATCCCTTCACTCATGTTGCTCTGGTCATTAACAATGTGAGCCAAGTTATCTCTGGCATCAAGCCGATCCAGAACGCTGAGTTTGGCTTCATTGATATTGATTACGAAGGTGACAATGAGTAGTAAATGGGGAGAAGAGCAGTACGAATTAGTACAGCTTGACTGGAAAGAAATACTCTGGCACGTTAACTTTTTAAAGGACTCTGCCATTAGATTTGAACCTAACAACACCGATGTTAGGACCTATGATGCATTATTAAAACAGGCATTAACAATAGTCAGTGTAATTATTCACGGCAAGGTTGATGCGGAGGTTTTACAATCGATTAGAAAGGCGTGATTATTTGATTAAGCATATCTCCTATAGTTATCTCCATCTTCTAGCCTGTCCCTTTGCTGCGTTCCTACGGTACGAAGCAGGGATCAAGGCTCCGATGAATGAGTACCTAGCACTAGGAAATGCTCTTCACAAGGCGTTAGAGGATGGACATAAGGCCGCTTCATTTGAGGGGTCTTATGTCCATTCTGTCTTTACGAAAGAGTTTAACAGGATCATCACAGATGACGAGGTATTTGTAGGCTACCCACAGAAAAAGAAACTAGAGGCAGCGGGAGCAGCCATGCTTGCTCTCTATACTGGACAGATTAAATCAGGCTCTATCTCCTCTACTCCATACAAGATAGAGGAAGGGTTTAAGATACCCTATAAGAACATTGTAATTGTTGGCCGCATAGATAAGGTAGAGTTTGATCAGGCAAGAGGCTACGATATCATTGACTATAAGTCAGGTAGCAGAGAACCTGATCCTTGGTTTCTACGTCACAACCTACAGTTAACAGCGTATGCATGGGCCTGTCAGGAATTATATGGGGAGTTACCCCGCAAGGTTATCTGGCATCACCTACGAAATGGTAAGAGACTAGAGACAGACAGAACCCAACAAGATATCGATCAACTAAAGAAGATGATCGATGCTGCTCTAAAGATGGAGCAACATAAGATACGCTACCGTGTCTTCCATGAAAAGATATGCGAATGGTGTGACTATGCTGGCGAAGGTAAAGAATGCGAAGACTATGACATTGAAGAGAGAATACTAAATGCTAAGAAGCCAAGAGCAGTGGGAGTTGATTCCGATAGAAAGGATTGAACCCTACTATAAGATAGCCCTAAAGGCGGCTAAGGAATCACCTTGTACACGTAGAAAGTATGGCGCGGTGATTGGATATGACTCTGATCCTATCATGGTTACTGGTACTAATGCTAGAGTTAGTGGGTGCTGCGATGGTTACTGTGTTCGTGATCGTGCTGGCGTCGTTAATGGTTCGCGTACTGAATTGGGCGCAGAAGTACACGCAGAACAAGCAGCCCTAATCAATGCCCCTAAGAGGGGAGAAGTATTTGTACTTGCTGGATGGCAGGTACAGAATGGCTTTGAGTTAACAGAGTTGAAAGGCACGGCTGTATATCCTTGTCTTGTATGTGCCCGCATGATTAAGTATGCAGGATATAGATGGGTACACATGAAGAATTTTGCAGGTAATCTAGATGTTTTTCACATTGATGATATCATTACAGCAAGGGAAATGGAGTTAGGTCCCCACTATGAATAACTTTGCAGACATTATCCCTGACCTTGGGATACAGTTAGGTATCTCTGACATTACCTATTTAGATGTAGCAATCAATCAATCGAGGTACTATGGCTACGAAGAAACAGCGGAGTGGTTCGAATACTGGAAGGAAAGGTTTGCACGATCCATCAGGGAGGAGTGGTATGTCGTGGGCGATCCCGAAGCTACCTTCGATCCCAACGGGTAATCGAATTGCTTTCTTTGGTCCAATGGCATCAGGTAAAACTTACTGCGCTGACTATCTTGAATCCCAGTATGGGTACCACAAGTTTACACTAGCAAGTAAGTTAAAGTCTATATGCTACGAGTTATATGGGATTCAAAGCAAGGACGGCGATGGCAGGAGAATGTACCAAGAAGTAGGTGATGCGTTAAGATCATTTGATAACGACGTATTCACCAAGTACACTCTGTCCTCTATCAATCAACGTTACTCTACTGAGAAGGTTGTTATTGATGACCTAAGATTACCAGCAGAGGCTACTTTGCTCAAAGAAGCAGGGTTTATTCTGGTGGGTATAAATACACCGTTTGATGTACGGCAGGAGAGGATCGACCGGCTCTATCCAAGCGTCCCACAAGGCCGACAGAGCCACGCTACGGAGGTTTCTTGGGAAGCGATACCGATGGACACCTCCGTCAATTCCTCTGGCCCAGCGGACCTCACAGATTTAGATGATTTAATGGCGTTCTATGACACAGATTAAGATTGTTTTAGTAGGCAGCAATTCCATTGCTCGTCAGCGTGTTGCACGCTACCTAATGTACGAGGGCTTCACTCGTATGCATATGCTAGAGGGAGCCAAGCGAGCATTCAAATTGTTCTATGGCCCATCGTTTAGAACTAACACAGTTGCACCACAGAAGAAGGTGGACCTCTATGATGCTGTGTACAAGGTACTACCCGATGCATTTTTAGAGTACCTAAATTACCGTGTAATAAGAAGCGGGAAGAATATTGTAGTACCAGATGCACGGTACGTTGATGAGGTTACATACCTTCATGATGAGTTAGGTTTTTGTATCGTAAGAGTCACTAGTGACTACAAGATGGTACGTCCGGGTAATGCTGTACGTGATGCGGGACCGGGAACAACTGTTCTTTATGAATCCTTTCTTCCATCCTTTAATGCTGCTAGTTACATGTACACACCTTACTACAGTGTCCATTGGTACGGAGACAAGGAAAAGGACAGGACAAGGGCCGCAGTAAAGCAAATGATAGACACCTTGAACCTCGGCTGGAAGTAGCGTACAATATTTGTGAACCCCATTCATTGGAGGTTCATCATGAGTAAAAGAAGTGCACACCTAACAAGGTTAACGATAGAAGGGATCAGCAGCTTCTCAGCATATAAAGGCGGGAGGCTTAACTATATCAGGGACTATGATCCTGACCCGACAATCAACGTTGACCTAACAGCAAAGATGGACGTAGAGCGGGCCATAAAAATCCTCTATGAAAGAGGGGAGTTAACCAAACAAGAAGTACAGATGCTTTTCTATGTAATGCTAGATGGTCGTCTATCAAGGCGGGATATAAGCAAAATGATCCAAGACCATGAAGGCTACTACGTAGACCAAAGAACCATCAGTAGAAGACTTGACTCAGCATACGGCAAGATATCAAAGTTTCTTGGCTATGAATACTCTGATGGCAGGGTCTTTAAGATGGTAGCAAAAGCATGGGGCAGACCTCATCCCTATATACTATCTGATGAGGAGATTGATAAGGTACAGACAGTTATGGAGCGTGTGTAATGCCTAGGGGACGGCCTAGAAAGTATCCTGTTGTAGAAGAGGAACAACCAAAGACAATTCAATGGCTCATAGCAGAGGTAGCGCACGAATACTGTGGCATACCCGGATGCACAACTAAGTTACACTTACAGGAAGCATCACAGATAATGGACACCCTAAAGGATAATGGGTTTCAGATAAAGGAGAATGGTTAATTTGGCACGCTGCGTAGTATGCGAGCGAGTTACTAGTGGTTCGCTAGAGTTTTGTAGAAAGCACTATAACGATTTCAAGGACGACATTGCTGATAAGAAGCCTTGGGTCCGTGTATTAAAGAATGAATCCCAAAGAGAGCGAAGACGAAACAATAAAGAGTACGATAACACATCATTAGATGCAATCATTGACGGAGAATATATGTCTTACCGGGATCGCTATTAAGAAGGGGAGATATTTAGTTGGAAGATTTCATACGTTGGAGCCAGTATCCAGAGATACTTAACCGACTACTAGAGTTAGATGCCTCGCGGTATACGCAAGGTGAAATGTCAAGCATTATTAGAAGTGAATATCCTGAGGAAGTCAAGAGACTACCAAGCAGGGACCAGATAAAGAATGCCCTAGCCTATGCACGGGGACGAGCAGAATACATTGGCAATCGCCCTCGCGCACAGATCATGCCTTACTATGACAAGTATAGATTAGAAATCGAGGGAGTGAATGTAGTTGAGAAGGATTATGCCCTTTTACAATCGATTCTTGAAAAGCCAAAGCGCAAGGTACTCGTACTATCAGACCTACACGTACCATTCACAAATGAATCGAAACTACAGAAGGCCATAGACCTTAACCGCTCCGCTGATATTGTTGTTATCGGTGGAGACTTTTTAGATATGTATGGGTGTTCAAGGCACCGAAAGAGGACCAATGTTCCACATGAAATTGAAGTTGATAACGGCATTCGCGTACTTGAATATCTCTCAGATGTGTTTCCTTGGGTGCGCATCATACGAGGCAATCATGATGCTCGCGCGATGAAGAAGGTACAAGATGTTGTACCCGCTGAGTTGCTATACCTATTTGATAACGAACCCCTAGACCTAATGGTCAAGCCATTCTCCAACGTGGAGTATCTTGGTAACTGGTGGACACAACTAGGTGATACAATCGTAGCACATGCAGAAAGAAGTAGCACAATAGAAGGTAGACCGGCAGTATTACTTGGTAATTATTTTGAAGAGAAGGGCTGGGCCAAGAGATTAAAGCTACCTGAGATACGTGTCTATGTACAGGCTCATACGCACCAAGTATCCGCTGTCTATAGAGAAGACAAAAAATACTTTGAGTGCGGAGCATTAGTAGACGACCAATCCACTGCCGCAGAATATGTGACAGACTCTACCGCTTTCATGCGACCACCCCTTCATGGTTGCGTGTCCTTGACACAGGTTAATGGTAGGACGGACTTCAACCAGAGCAGGGAGTATATCTTATAGTGGAGACATTCTTATTACTCATCGTGCTTGTGGGTGTAGTAATCCTATGGGCCTATGACAAGTACAAGTTAAGACAATACACCGACGAGTACAACCATTTCAGTGAAGTGTTTGAGCTGGTCATGGACGGACAGGAAGATGTGGTCAGGGTAGTGAACGTAAATGCGTCCTCCCTACGCAGCCTACAGGCCACCGTAGACAGGCAGGACAAGAACGTTGCGATCCTGAGTACCCTCGTAGAGTTACATGCTGAGACACTAAAGGTAGGGGCAGACTTACGAAGTAAGTTAGAGTCAACAGCAATTCTTGATCTGCCTGTAGAGGAATTAGTTGATGAAGATGTTAACGAAGATTGAAGACGAGAAGATACTTAAATTAGCACTACGATTAGGACAAAAAATAGCGCCTCTAGATGCAAACCTAGAGGCGCAGGTAATAGAGATCGTTGAGGTGCTTAGAGAAGCATTCGACATAGGCTACTGGTCAGGGTTTAATGAAGGTGATCGTGACGGATATGATCGTGGCTATAATGATGGACACGAAGACGGGTCTAGACAGTAGGAAGGGGAGCAATCAAACGATTGCTCCCCTCTTTTTTATTTACCCTGAGATTGCTAACGGGATTCCTGTTTCCCGTGAGGCAATTGCTACCTCAATAGTTTCATCGAAGAATGGCTCTAGGACTTCATAAGCCATCTTTGCTACGTCTTTATATGTTTCTAGTACATAGACAGGGACTTGGATTTCCTCACCATCAATCATCTTAGACTCGTACTTACGAGTACCATTCTCATTGACTGCTCGTAGGTCATTCCAAGCGATAATCACTTGGCCTATCCCCTCGCCCATGCGATCACCGGCAGGTCCCCGTAGCCAAGGACTATCAGGAGCCTCATCTTCAAGGTCAAACCTATTAAGTTGTGACTCTAGAGAATTGTAATCATCATAAGAGGTTCTATCGGCTACGTCACCATAGCCCGCATTATATAGGAAGTTGGTAATCAAACCATTGTTAGCGGCTACACCTAGATTGAATGCAGTTTGTGCTAGGATACAACCAGCCTTTGGTTGAAACTTATCCTCGATGTAGACGTTCTCCCCGAACCAAGTTTCACGAAGATGCTCAAAACCATTCTTCTCTAGAGCAGCATAGACCTCACGTAGGGTGATGGTCTTAGTCTCTAGTTTGATATCGTTCTCGGGATCAATAATAATCGAAGGCATTTACTTATCTCCTTTAAATATTATAAGATACATTATCCACATGATCAAACCTAATATCAATATCTCCATACGATCATCCTAAAATTTTGGGGGAGGAATTTCTCCAACTTTTTCCAAAGACATTGCTGCATCTATTAGGGCAGCATACCAAACAACGCGGGTAGGAAATAGCCCACGTTCATACTTGCTAACAGTAGATAGAGAAACACCAGCCATGTTAGCGAATTCTTGCTGGCTCATCCCATTTAAAAGGCGCGTACTCTTTAGTACGCTCATTGTATAGTTAAGGCTCTCTAATCCTGCGGCTTGGTGGTAGTTGGTTAGATCAAGTTTCCTCAAAAAGCACCAACCTCTGCTAGTTGCTCATCAATCTTCATGGAATCATACTCAGCAGATATGACGTAGATTACCTTCTTAAAATGGGGCTTCAAAACATCATAGGCCATATCTAGTACGTCTTTGTAAGTAGGAAGGGCATAGTTTCCATTTTCATCCCCCTTATCATTCCAATGAATGATAGTTTGAGCGCAGTTTCCAAACGTATGCCATTTACTGTCGGGAGGAACACCAAAGCGATTTAGCTGGTGGGATAGAGTATACTCATTAAGTCTTTCTATAAGCACATCGGAGTTATTGCTGGTACGGTAGATATGGGTGAGGACAGGGACTTCTTTGGCCTCAGTCTCTATATCCCACTCTGGTAGGAGATTGAGGTTGAGTGCTGCTTGCCCCAAAATACAAGCACCTACAATCTTACCCTTGGCTTTGCTACTATAATCCTGTAATAGCCACTCGCCCCGAAGGTGGGTGAAGCCATTCTCTTTAAGGGCTTCATAAACCTCCCTAACTGTTAGTTTGGTTAGGGAAGCCTCGTATACGTATACACCTTTACCATCGTAGCCGTACTTGATCTTCTTAGTAACCGTTTCCATATCAACTCCTATTGTAGTAGACGGACTTTTTTATTATCCGTGACAAACACTTTGAAAAACTTTACCATGCCATCTGTAACTTCACCAAAGCAAACAACATGGAATCTCCACGGTGGCATTGGATCAGGTGGCATGACAATTATATGTTCAGGATCATCGTAGATGCTAATATTGTCTTTACATTTTACACAGGTAACATAAGCCGGTGTAGTGATAAGTTGTATCTGAAACTGGTCATGTTCCCGAGTCATCAAATGTCCTAGTAGCAAGGCGCGTCTTATACGTTTCTGCGTTCTGGCGCTCTGCCTCTAGATCATTTTTGAGAAGGAGATTTTCTCGGTTTCTTTCCGTTAGTGCCTGTAATAATTGTATCGCCTCCTCGCCTAGGGGATTAGGTGTAAAGGACATAACCTCCTCTGGATTCATGTTGGCTTCCATAACAGCAGCCCTAGCCTTCTCGATTGCTAGACGCTGATTTATATACTCTAGTACATGGGGCACTGTCATAGACATTTTACGAGCATCCTGTGAAATCTTAGTTTCTACTAGGCGATCTTCATTACGGGCTGAAATACCAGAGATTGGTGCCATACGTAGTAGTTTTACACCTACTACCGGACTTCTCTGAGCAGATTCATCTTCTCTTATTAATTCAATTTCACCAAGACGCTCCAAACGATAGAGTGTCTGGTATACTTGTGAATAATTAAGACCCGTTTTACCTATTAGTTGATCAACTGTGATATTTACCTCTCTTTCCCCCGGAGACAGCAGAATTTCTCGTACCCTATCCTGCATTGCTCCCCGTAGAGAGTCCTTTGTAACCATAACCATTAGAGTTCCTTCAATTTGACTCTTCCTCTAGGCATTCGATCAATCCGCCCTGTCTGTAGGAGATAGGGCTCAATTTCACTCTCAATTGTCTTGGCATCGATACCAGTGACAGATGAGAGATAGTGAATTCCTACTGGACGATCAACTGGTAATGCTTCCATGTATTGATAATCACGGGTTGTAAATCCGTTTTTATCCACACCTAACGTATCAAATGCCTCCTGTGCTACTCTCATAGGCACGGTGGATAAACCACGCACTACTACGAAGTCAAAGACGAAGGCTAGATTGTTTAGTGCTACCCGTGGGTTAAGGCGGGAGCGTATCGCTAATTGGGTGACAACGCTAGTATCAATGGCAACACCTTTACGTTGTGCTGCCATAATAATGATTTGTTTGATTTCTCCGATAGTGTAACGCTCTAGATTGATAGCCCTAAAGCGTGATCGGAATGGAGCAGGTAAAGCACCCGGATTAGTGGTACAAGCAATAATCTTTGCCTTACCTGCATCCATTATGATATTGAGTGAGTCTGCTACCTGTGGGTCTAGGTTATGAGCCTCATCAATGATGATGGGCTTGTTAAAGTTAGGGAGGTTCTTGTTTATTGCCGCAGCATCATAAACGAGGGCTTTCTCTCCTGTTTCATAGCGTAGAATCTTTCCAAGAGAGGATTTACCTGTACCATACACACCACTGATGAGTATGTTTGGTAGCGAACGATTCTCGATGCGGGCAGCATTTACCATAACTAAGGCGATTTTCTTTGCCTTAGGTTGACCTATGTATTCGGAAAAATTTTGGGGACTGAAAATCTGCAAGTTTCCAGATGGAGACACGCATCTACTCCTTTATAATGGAGATAATCGTATCCCCATGCTCCTCTCGTATACAAAGATCACGCACAGAAACATCTTCACCCGTTAGATGTACTTTGTAGCCACCATCCTTTTTACACTTCCCCATATAAAAGCCTAGTTTGTACCCTACAAAGTTATCTGGAGAAGATACCTTTACAGGGGTATTTTCTTTTATGTTCAATTGATTGATGGGCTGATAACGTTTACTTCGATATGATGCACAATAGCCATAAATGACTTTATGTCAAAATCGAGTGTAGCCTCTGTAGGATCAACCTTATTAACTTCCTTAACGAGCATAATTGCCCGTACATCAGTATCGTTGGTAAATATGCTAGACTCGATAACATTGATACCCGTAGGATCAACACTATCGGCTAGAGGATTTTTAGTCTTAGCAAGAAACTTTTGAAGGTCGGTTCCGTAAATTACGGCAGCGGATTCCACAGTTTAGTCTCCTTCGATGGAATGATGATAACAGATTCGGGCGCAAAAGTCAACCGGAGATATTAACCTCTATAAGACGAAGTATATCCTCCTCTTCGGTACACTGGAATAGATCAACGTAGACCATTGTCTTTGCTAGAGCGATAACGTCCTCGACTCTCACATTGTTGAAAGCAGGATCGTCCTCGTTGATTTCATAGCGGAATTCTGGCGAGTTAAATTTCGCCGTAATTGTCTTCATTATCCCTCCCCCGTAATACTATGACGGGTATATTTTGCTTTCTAGCGCGTGTAACCATATCTTTTGTTCCAACGCTTGACTCTAGATCAGGGTGGAACGCGATAACTACGTCAGGATGACCTTCATCGATCATTTGTTGATTTCTAATAGGTCCAGCACCCTTTCCGTAGATGTTCCATTTGGCAGGAAATGACAAAAGAGAGACTTTGCGGGAAATAGCCCAATTACGAGCAAATGAATCCGCGCCTTTAGCCTCTCCCTCTATGATGACTGATATTAGCGAATTTTTGTGTAATTCGTCTAAAATTGACTCAATATACTTAAAATCTCGCCAATTCCTATCGCCAGAGACTAGGACCCTCATTTAGCAATGCCAAGTGCTTTAATCTCTTCCTTATGAGGGGTACAGACTAGCCACGTAGTCCGTGTTTCAGTATCCTCTATCAGCCAAGAGAAGTCATTATCGCACCCGTCAGCCTTAAAATAAGGCAGAAGGCTACTATCTACCTCACAAGGAGTGGCCTCATCTTCATCCTCGTCCTGAAAGTAAATCCTTTTCATTTTATTCTCCAACTAAATCTTTGGAGCCCACTTAGCAGCTTCCTCAGGTAATCCTGCTTTTGTTAGGTCCCTATATAAATTTGCCTTCCATTTAGGATCGATATCTACTGCGAATGACGGAATGTCCACGCATACATCAGTATACCTACAATTTTCACATGGACCTTTACTTTTAAATGCTGCATATGCAAATTGCTTTTTATCTTTAATACAACCTTGACACACAAACACAGAAAACTCCAATAGGGGAGAGCCGAAGCCCTCCCCTATCAATTGATACCTACTTGGACTTGCAACCAAGATAGGCGATATAGACGTTGATTGCCTCACGCTCAAAGTCAGAGAGTGTCATTCTCTCTTCTAGCATGATTGACAGGTCTTCCTGACCCGCTTCTGCTAGCATCTTTGATGCATTCTCCATCACTTGAACCTTGTGGATCAGTTTAGTGATGAGGGGGAATTGCTTGATGGAAACCGCTAGGGAATCCTCCACAACAGCGGAGAACGGCTCAGGAGCGGCGATAACCTCAGGAGTGGACTCAACCACTACCTCAGGAATTTCCTTCTCCTTAACGACCATTGATGCTCCCTTGGCGAGTTTGATCCCATAAGGAATCTTGTCGTTGGTTGAGCCTGTGCTAAAGGTGATCCTATTCTCCCTCTTTAGCGAGTGGAGAACATGGGTGAGATTGTGTGTGTCAGTAGAAGGCCATCCATTAGCCTTTAGTGCACGCGCAATGTCATTGGGAGATTGCCACACACTACCATCGGAAAGAAGAACCATAATCCTCTTCTTTAGCGATAGCTCTGCGATCATTCCCTTCTGATACTCTACGAAGAGCCTCTGAGCATCGACTAGGGGAACCTTTAGCGTGTAGTAAGCAGTACGACCAATGACACCGTTCTCACGGTACTCAATGCGCCTCGATAGGATTCCCTTATCTTCAAGGATTCCGATGACCCTTGTAATAATGGAATAGGTAGTGTTTAGTTCATCTGCGAGTTTGTGTGCAGATGTAACAAACTCTACGCCCTGAGGATACTTCTTGTAAAGACCCTCGATGATACGAGCCTGATTCTCTGCCGCATCAAAGAAGTTCTTCTTTGGAAGAAACTCATCCGTGTGGGCCATAGCAACCATTACTTCTTCTTCTCCACTATTAGGTGGTGCCCATTTCTACAGTAACTACAAAGGGTTGAAACACTAAACTTGGATAGCACCTCACTACACTTAGGAACACATTTGTCACAAGGACATTTAGTTGTTGTTTGCTTAGCCCAAACACCCATCGTAATAAGTATCTTGTGCCTTTCCAGTGTAGAAAAAATCAAAAAGGTCGGGACTTGACTTCTCTAAATTGCCGCATACATTACATAGGGCAATACGATTAGTCAGGTCTACGACCGTTTTTGCATCGACTGGATTGATCTTGATACAGTTTGAGCATACAGGAATCTTTGCGCCGTCATCCTCCGTGTAAAGGGCATTTGATACATGCCCGCATTTCATGGTGGGTTTACTTACCCGAAAATATCCCGAGTCATGCGTCTGCATGGCGCAAGTGTACCACGGATGGGACTACTCGTCAAGCGCAGAGTTTCTTAGACGACCCCGGATCGTCAAGATGAGCGTTTCTAGGCCCATTTCTTCGACGCCAGCCCGCTCCGCATCAAGGATAATTGATCTTAGCAGGGTATTAGGGATTTTAATTGCCTCCAATGAACCGTCATAAGGTTTATTCTCAGCAATAGCTTCCACAAGTGCTGAAAATCCATGCGCCATAAGGCGCATAACTTGTCCTAGTTGCTGCTCACCGACTGGAATACTTTGGGTATTATTCCATCCGTATATATCAGCAAGGGCTTCTGCGGCAGCAATTTGTCTACGTGCTTCGCTTAAACTCATAAAGCATATTCCTTACGATCTAGGCCATCATGCTTACCTGTCTCACAACGTAAGCATAAAGATGATTGCCTCTTTGTACCTCTAAAACATAAGCAAGTTTTACAGATACAATCTACAGCATGAAGTTTCAATTTCTTAGCCAATACTACCACTATTTTAGGTATCCTTTTAGCGAAATAAAAAAGGGACCACCCACCTCTCCCGTCACGCAAGAAGTGGATGATCCCTTAGGTTTAATCAACTGATATAGTTAAGAGAGAGGTTAATCTGGTTAAGCGGTAACTGCCGCCTCAGTATTAGGGGTTGCATCCTCGTTAGAGGTACTACCCTCCCCGGTAGTATTCGCGGCAGAAGCCATTGCAGTCTCAATTGCACTCTTGAGTTTAGCAAGTTCCACCGGGTCAATACCGGATAGGGTTTCAGGGTTAATCTCAGAAAGATTATCCACACGGAAAATCTTCTTGCGGGGACCGCGCCGCTTCGCAAAGCCCTGATCCATCTTGTAAGATGCAGTAGCGTCACGAACATACTTCGGAGTACGCGAAGAATTCTCCTCGACAGCACCACGAAGGAATTGCACGGCCCAAGCCGTAATCTGCTTGGCATCAGTATAAGGCTCTGGAGCCTGACCCTGAACCCAAGGATAAACGTCTAGGAAATCTAGACGCCGATTACGATGAGAAATGTCCTCAACGATCTGGTTAGGATCGTAGGGGGCAAGAACAGAGAAATTCTCTGCAATTACACCTTCCGATGTAACTACAAAGTTAGCCTGTCCACCGAAGAGGTTATAAACCCCCTGCCAAGCGGCAAGTAGAGCGTTACCACGCCCATCCTCAGTAGATACAGTAATTGACTCAGAACGCTCAGGAGCGGTCTGAACAGGAGTCTTAGCCATTTAATAAGGTTCCTTTCCTTTAGGCTAGACTAACCTATCTCTCTCAATCTATATTCAGTTGTTAAGGTGCGGAGTGTTTTAGCCACTCCCCGCGTCCCGGTGTCAGATTTTGTGACTGATTACTCAACCAATTCTCTGACCCGTGGTCCCTGTCCGCGAGGGGTCAGGGTTCGACCGCTAGGAGCATCCTAGGGCATAGGCGGCGAAGAGTCAACATCTATTTTCAAATCACGTTTATTGGTCAGCGTTTCTTTAAGGAATTTCATAACTCCAGATTTAGGTGCCATTGTTCACGCAATTCCTCCATCGAATTTCAATCGGGGCGCTGTTACCTAACGGCAATGGGGACAATATTACCACGTAATATACATTCTTTTGCTGCGCCGCGTAAATCATCCTAATTCATCGCGTAATATGAGGTGCAATGCACCGCGTAAGAAGGGCGATTCTTGCAATCATTCTTGCTATTTCATCTTTTCGCTTGACAAGTCAGACGATCCGTGCTACGCGCGGGGGCCTTATTAGGGGCTCACAGGGGCCATTTTATGCGGTAATATGCCCGAGCAATTTATGAGGCGTTTCTTACGATCTGCAAACCTGTGCCATTTTTTGCTTGACAAGTTACGGCGATCCGTGAGATAATACGAGTGTCGGAAACGCACGGGCAAATGACCCGGCAAAGAAAGAAATGGAGTAGAAATTGAATTCTCTGATCATCAATAGCAACCAGATCAAGTCCCGTCGCTATAATCTTGTTATTGATGGCAAGATTGTCGAGGAAATGCTGACGGCTAGGGAAGCCAATCTCTATCGGGATGAATATCGGGCAGAGGGATTTGCTGTAGATAAGGTCGAGGTCTTTAGCGTCACTAAGGGCATCGAAATTGTCGGTGAGAATGCGGTGGTCAATAGGGATGAGGTTGCTACAAGGGCAATCGGAACCCCTGAGGCTACTCCTAACAAAATCAATTACGATAGGTCCCGGCAGCGGGCTAAGAATAACGGAGCCAATAAGAAGCGTCATACCGATGGAATTCGGTACACCTCTTATGGTAGGGATAAGAATTCCACCCTCCATGCTGAATATCTTGCCAATCTTCGCAAGAATGGCTTTAGGGTCCACAATCTCCTGACCGATGAGGTTTGGATTGGCCTCCAGAAAGAAATCGTCCCTCGTATCGTCAATTACGTGAAGTTTGGCGGCAAGGTTGACGATCTGAATATCAAGTTCCTTGGAGCAGAGTAAAATGGATGATCTGGATTTCTCCTATCTTACCGAAGAATTTCATCACTTTAGGGTTGGTCCCAGCAGCACTTGGATTGTTGAGGGATTGGTTGCAGATTGGTGCAAGAATAATCCAATCCCTGAGAATTTCGATGAGAATGACTCTTGGCATTGGTCCATTGCAGAGATGCATAACCTCCACAATCAGTTGAAGGAAAGGAACAAGTAGTGGAAGGGTTTTGGGTAAAGCAACTGAATATCAGAAACCTTCATCTGGCTATTGCTTGTAATGATAACGTTGCAGAAGCCATGATGAAGAGAAGCAAGAAGAAGTGGAGTATCAATTTCGATAGCCTTAGCGGTCAATTCTTCTTTACCCTTAGGATCAAGACAATTTTCATCAATGTGGATTGGACGTAGAAATGGCAACTCGTCGTGGTGATAATATTCCTGATGTGAGCGAATACGCTCATTGGAATGAAGAGGCTTATTCCATGTGGTATGCGGAAAACCGCTACGATATGGAACACGCTGATGAAATCATTGAAGATGATTGGGATGATCAGGATCGTAATTACTACGAGCCTGAGCCCGATATCGAGATGGAGTTTGATACAGAAGAAGAAGCCCAAGCATTCTTTGATCGTCCTCAGGATTGGGGTTACTCAATTCCTGTGCATTCAATGTCAATGAGGTACTACGAATACAAGAATAAGTGGGAAGTCGAAGGCTTTACCAAAGAACTTGGTGAGAAGGCAGTCGAAATCAATAGAAAGAGAAGGATGCGCGATGGATAATTGCAATGCCTATTTCGATGGCATGTTTGCTGGTTTCATGTGCATGAGAAAGAAAGAGCATGGTGGTAAGTTTCATCTTTGGTTTATCAAGGGGCAGGGAAACAACAGCCACAATAGAATTTACTGGACTGACGAGAAAAACTCTTGGAAGTCAATGTACAGAAAGGCTAAGTAAAATGGCTACCATGCCGGAATACCTCAATGTTGAGAAGTACGTTGCAGAAATTCTCAACTATGAGCATGTTATCGAAGCAACCCGTGAATTGATCACGGTCATCAATCAAGATACGGAGGAAAATCTCCCCATCAAAGAAATTAAGTCCCTTCGTAATAAGTACGGAACTGGTTGGACAGTTTGGGCTATTATGGATAATGGCAATCCCTATAAGTATGCAATGTATATCACCGAAGATGGTCAGATCATTGCGGATGGGTTTTAAAGATGGATTTGGATACAGATCACAGAAGCACTTGGAGTCATCAAATTCAAGCAACTAGTTATGGAGCGGCTGTAGATACAGCAATTCTTGTACTAGGCAAGCAACTAAATAAGCATATTGTACCTGATGAGGTTTGTGCTGTTGGTCCTTTTCCTATCACAATGCGCGAGGGCGCAGTAAATCGCTATAACAATTTCGATGGTGTTTGGGACGTTACAATTAGGTGGTATTAGATGTTGGATAAGAAAGACGTTCTCACTACAATCCATCGTACACTTAGGGATCACACCCCTCGTCCACAATTCCCTGAGTTTTCCCAACACTTTGCAGAGGGTTCTGAAAGTAGTTTCATCACAATTCTTTGTAATTGCAGCGATATGGAGGATATGCATCCAGACGTTTATCGTGAGCATCTAGCAGCAGAATTGTTCCGGGCAATGGATGAATTGGAGCAGGATACAAATGAGTAACATTAGCCAAGAGCATTGGGAAGACGTTATCCCTGATCCTAATGAGGATGGGGTTGAGGCTTATCTGAGTTTTTACGATAGGCTCCATAAATTCACCCCCGGTGAGCGTATCGATAGTAGATACGGTTCATATTATCAGTGCACATACACTCTACATAGAAGGGATGGAACGCCATACGTTTGTAATGGCTCTAGTCACGACTCAATGCATGAGCCTATGGATTGCTGTCATTGTAAGCATGGAGTTTATCTTCATACTTCTTATGATATTCCATGTGGAAGATGTGAAATGGAGTCGTCTTTTGACGGGCCTTGGGATGACGACGAGTAATATGCCCCAACTTATCAAAGAGTGGGAAAAGAAACTAAAGGGGTTAGATGAAGAAGAATTCCTAGCAGCCCTAGTTGCTTTTGAAGTCGAGAAAGCCCGCAGGATGCGGGAATTGATGGAGGAAACGAAAAATGCCGAGTAATACGGTTGCTGATCTAGAGTTGGCTCTGTCTGGTAAGGGATATCACTGGATTAAAACATACGATCAAGAGAAGGGTATCTGTGTTGTAAAAGCAACGCGCGATATTGGGGGATCAACAATCGTTTCAAAGAATTCTTCTAGGTCAAGTCTTTGGTCCGCTTATAAGAGGGCTCTAGAGTTGACTTTGGAGCAACTAAATGACTACGAGAAAGCCGCAGGAAAGACCTTCTGAAATGGCTGGTGAAGATAGTCACCTAGAGTCTGATTACGAAGATAGGTTTATCGCTGATACAGATATTGACGAGGAGATTGATGAAGATATCGACTGGGATGGTGGTCCAGTAGATTTCACCGAAGAGTGGTTTTAGTTAGTTCCTAAGTTCATCCATAGCACACTTCACAAATATTTGCTTTATCCTAGTGAAGTGTGCTAAAATGAGGCTAGGAACCTCAGGTGGAAAAAAAGAGAGCAGTGTGATATCGCACGTTTTTCCATCTAAGTAACATGATGATTGCGGCTATAAAAGGGGCGATACTTTTATAGTACCTATATCGTCCATATCATGTTATCCTCCGTGACGGCTCCGGTTATCCGTCGCTAAAATTCTATGGCCCCTTAGCTCAATGGTTAGAGCATTTGTCTTATACACAAACGGTTCTAGGTTCGAATCCTAGAGGGGCTACCAAATAAATTGGGACTGTGTATCGGTTATTGCTGGGGCAATAACCTTCGGGACCTCCCGTCCGCTCCAACAAAGAGTCACAGATAAGTTGTGAGCATCCGAAAGAAAATGGAGTGATAATCTTGGCAAACTTCAAGAGAAAGAAGAAGAAGCAATACTGGCATGTAACTTGTTGCCGTGGTGAAGCAACAAGAATGGGAGGAAACTCGCGGGATAGGTTCCCTGATAAGATGTACCGTCAACCTCAAATGTATGTTTACAATGAACGTGACCCTGAGAGATACATTCATCAGAAAGTGAAGTACGAATGAAATTCAAAGTCTCTGATATCAATGATGACGATCCTGAGATTTGGGTAAGTGTATTCGGGCGCAAGATAAAGACTGCTGCCGATGCATTTGAATTTCTCTATGAGCATCCAAACGCTTATGATCACGATGATCAAAATGAATGGGATAAACTCACACTAAAGGATCGCTGGTCTGAGTCTCATGGTCAATTCATTGAACACATGACTCTTAGTGTAAGTAAAAAGGGTGTTTGGCTAGAGACTGGTCCTATCTATTGGGAAGATCAATTCCCTGATATGTACAAGCCTAGATGGCACACCAATATGCACGATATCCGTCTTGATGTTGGTGCAAAGACCTTTGAGAAGGCTCTCATTAAACTGGCAAAGAAAGTGAGAAAGTATTACGGTGACTATTAAATATTACAAAGTCGGTGGCGCAGTAAGAGATGAAATCCTTGGTGTTAGGTCCAAGGATATTGATTTCGCAGTCGAGGCAGATAGTTACGAGGAAATGCGTGACGATCTTCTCAGTAAGGGCTCAATCATTTGGCAGGAGCGCCCTGAATTCTTTGCAATCAGGGCTAAGCATCCAGATTTTGGCCCGGTAGATTTTACCCTATGCAGAAAGGAAGGGTTCTACTCCGATAATAGGCATCCCGATAGCGTTGAGATTGGTACGATCTATGATGATCTTGCCCGTCGTGACTTTACAGTCAATGCTATTGCTCTGGATTTTACTGAGACTTCCTCAACAACATTGATTGATCCTCATGGTGGCGTAATCGACATTTCTAAGAATTTGCTTAGGTGTGTTGGTTCTCCTGAGGAAAGATTTACTGAGGACCCTCTAAGAATTCTACGTGCAGTTAGATTTCATATTGTGCGCGGGTTTGATCTGGACTTTGATCTAGAGGTAAGTCTTAGTTCTTTCCCTCTAATTGATGGCTTGAAGAAAATCCCTCTAGAGAGAATTTACGAGGAACTAAACAAGTGCTTTGCTCATGATACTTGGAACACGCTAATGTTCCTTGATAAGCATGAGTACCTGAAAGATGTAATCTTCCTAGAAATGGGTCTGAAACTGGCCCCAAGAATTAATGGTGACTAATGGTACACGTAGCATTTAGATCAGCAGAAACAGGTCGCTATCTATTCCATGTAAAATGGCCCGAAGATGAATGGGCTAAGATCGAAGCAGCAGCAGCAGTTATGGGTATCTCTGTTGAAGAGTTTGTCCATCAGGCTATTGATGCGTATGCAAAGAAAGTTTTAGGTGACAGTTGGCAACTAGAAACTCCGTCTACCTAAAGAACATCAAATCTGATATTGCTATACAGGCAAGAGTAAAAGCTACTCTGCCTAAAGCAGTAGCAGAGGCAACTGGTATCCCTGAACATAGTCCTGACTCCCATAAGGGTGTCAATATGACAGGGAGTGGTGCAAGAGCATTCACTGGTGGTATCTGTGATCGTTGCGGGTACCAGTCTAAGAAGTGGATCAAGAATGATCGTTGTATGTCCAAAGTGGATTGCATGTATCGTTCTACCCATCCTGAGACTAATGTGCTACCTTACTGGTATCAGTACGGGGAACACATTCCGATGATGCTTGCAGAGAAGATGGAAGAGTCTAATAAATCTCAGGCTTGGACAGCCGAAGAGATTGACAATCAGATCGAGTACATCACAGAAAGGTTTGATCTAAATGGATGAAGAAATCTGCACCCATGATGGTATCGAGGATGCAAGTGATTGTCCTCATGCAACACAAGTAGAGTTTGCATTGGAGGATGCTGATATTAGTAATCCTCCTGATGAGGTAACTTGGTATCCAATCAATGATCCTAGTGCTAGTTGGAACCTACCGAAATGAAAGAGAAATTTAAACTAGCCACCTATCAAATCTCAATTACTGCCCCTATCTCTTGGAATGATGAGCAAGCAGAGCATATTCTCAATCAACTAGAGGCTAGGGCCATAGATGAGCAAATCGAAAGTCTACTAGTAGCTACAATCAATGATCTTGATGGTGGCGATATGCTAGAAGTTATGTGGTCTGCTTCATGAGTAGGTACCGCGATCCGTTTGATGTTGCGAAGAAGATAGCGGGTAAGACTGATCCTCAGGTTACTCGTTATCTTCATAGCAGCGTTATTCTAGACAGAAATGGGAGAATTATTGGAACTGGTGTAAATCATTATGATGGCAAGGTAATCACAGCAGATGATACTGGCTTGCCCCTTGATAAAAGCATCCATAGTGAAGTCCATGCACTAACAAAGGTAGGTGTAAGGAAGCTACAGGGCGCAACAATCATCAACTATAGTAAGACAAACGTAGCAAGTAATCTATCGTATCCTTGCCCAAACTGCTATGCAGTATTGAAGAAGTTGGGCTTTAGGAAACTATTCTATTCGATCCGTAGTGATCTAAACAACACAGTATGGAATGAGGAAAAATTCTAATGGCTAATCCGTGTGGTACGTCTTTCGGTCACGATGGTTGTGGCTTTACCTTTACTGATAGCAATAAGGGTAAGGAATTCCGCAAGGAAGTCCCCAACAGCAAGGATAAGAAGGAAGAGAAGAAGGAAGAGAAGAAGTAATGACTGACACAGATGTAATGGACAGCCTAGAGGGTATGTCCAAGTATCTCGTAGTTTTGGATAATGGTCAGTCCAATATTTATTGGGCAGATCATTATATCCACGCTATGGAACAGTCAGATAATGCAAATCCAGATAACGCAGTAGTTGGAGTCTACGTTCTAACTCTGGTTTATCCCTACCCAGCAGCCGCAGGAAGGCAGTAACAATGGAAGACCTTCATATCGTTAGGTATTGCGCAGAGGAGTGCGTTAGGCAGGGAAAGTCTGATCCTATGTCTACGTATGATATGTGTAATGCTTGGGATTACGCTCAGAAGATTAGTCAGCATTGTGTGAATTGTCTGCCATTTGCAGAGCCGCATGATGTGAAGTACGAGAAGATTAATCTGGATTTTATCGAGCATCTTGGTTCTCTGGTTGAGCCTAAGATGAATAAGAAGGGATTTCGTACTATCCCAATTGGTATCCGTAGTGGATATGGTTGGATTGAGAAGGCCGCTTGGGAAAGGGTTCCTGAGTTGCTTACTGAACTTATTGCAGCATACTACGAGGACAGGCTGATGAATATGCAGACCAATCCTCTTAGTAAGAATGCTAATGATGAGTTCTATTTTCACTATGAGGAAATCCATCCATTTCGGGATGGAAATGGTAGAACTGGAAAGATTTTGTACAATTATCTGAATGGTACGCTAGACAATCCTATCATGCCTCCGAATTTTTGGGGAAGTAGTAATCCCTGAAAGGATAATCTATTGACAATTTCACTACAACAGTTGATGAAACGTGATAAGCAAATATGTCACGTATGCGAGAAACGAGTAGAAAGACTATCCGAAGCCTCGCGTGATCATAAAACCCCAAAGAAGTATGGGGGCACCAATAATCCTGAAAATCTAGCACTAGCACATAAATGGTGTAACAAAGAAAAGGGTCATAAGATATTCCGTGCAGAACAGCATGGAACAGGATGGGTTGTAGTATCCCCTGATGGAGATATAGCATCAGATGAATATGAAACACACGTAGAAGCATTTGAAATTGCACAAGCCATGAACGGAGATAAGATGTACATGGATGACAATTACGGAAGTAAGGGAGCCTATGAGCAGGGATCGGATATTATCATCATCCGTAGAGCATCGGATAATCCAATGTAGGAGCGTTTACGGTAAGAAAGAGGAGTGTAATCAGATAGATGGGTCCGCAAGAATAAAAGAGGCCCGTGGTCTACAAAAGATGCACTTCAATAGCCACCTAGAAATGCTCTATCATCACGAAATGTATGAGTTGTGGAGTGAGTGGGAAGTCTTTGAGGATGAGTTTACCCTTCTTGGGTATGATAGTGATCATAATATTATCTATAGTTACAAGGTAATTATGGAATGAGTGCACTCACAATTGTACTCTTTGTAATTGCTATCACTCTTTCAGTATATCTAGCAGCCATATACTTTGATGGATACATGGAGAGAAGGCGCGCAAGAAAGAGGAACCCTAAAAGGTGGTAGACAAACACGCAGACAGTAGAGATAAGAAGAAGCACAAAGAACGCTACGGTATGCAGGTAAGCAATCGTAGCATCAAAACAGTGATCCTAGTAGAGTTAGGCAAGAAGAAGAAAAGGAAGAAGAAGTGAATTGTGCATCTTGTGGAACAGAATTGAAACTTGTATTCGATGCTCATATGCGTCGTAGGGATGATTATACAACGCAATATGAGAACGCTCTAGCCGTCCAATTTACAGGCGGCTATGGAATGTTCGATGATCCGGTAGAAAAAATCTTTGGCGACCCGTTTTATGAACGGAATCAAACATTGATTCTGTGCCATGATTGTGCACACAATCTTGTGGAGAATAATCCTTGGATTCGTAAAGTTGTAAACGATAAGCAGAGTCATACTCATTTTGAGGATTGAATTACGATTTGATCGCAGTTACATAAGCACCTAGTCAATTGTATCCTATTCAATAAAGGTAAGGAAATATACATGGGTACCAGTCACTACGCAGTCGCAGATCATTTTGCAAGGCGTTCCTCCTCTAATGATAAGAAGGGAAACAACGTCTATACTGGTCGTGAAAACACACACATTTATTCCTACGGTCCTCACTTTGTAATGGCCTACGCTGATGATGAGCGTAAACTGGTCATTGTGAATGGGGATCGGTACGGAGTTACTACGTCCCGTCATCAATCAATTACCCGCAGCGCACTTCGTACCTATCTCCCGAAGGATTACCGTGAGATTACGGTACCGTATAGTGTCCTACGTTCAGCAGGAGTTGAGTATCAGTCTGTTGATCCTGTTGCAGTAGACGTTGATTTTGAGGATGCTCGTTGTATTAAGCATAATGAAGTCTTTTACTCTGATGAGTGGGATACTGCATATGTTCGTATGAATGAGCATATCCGTGAGAATGGCTACACTAATTGTGAAACCAAGTATGAGCATAGGCTTGGTGGTAGTGTATTCCGTGCCAAGATGCCTAAGTATCATGGGTCTATTCTTGGTACAGCGGATAAGAATGGTTGGGTGTATTTCCTGAGTGCATTCGATGACACTCATAACAGGAATACCGATGGCTATTTCGTATCTCAACTGCGTCGTCCAGTAAAGACTGTTGCAGAAGCATTTGATAGTCTAAAGCCTCTAGAGGTTCGTAAGGCTATTGCCGCTGGTCTAGATGTAAAGCGTCAGGGTGATGCATTCGCTATCCCTGTTGCTGATCTAAAGGTTCGCAAGATGGCCCGTAGTAAGGCTACTCTTGAAGATCATTATGCTAACGCATACTTTGATGAGAACGATAAGGTTGTAACTGGTCGTTATGCTTGGCATGGTGGTACTTGGAAGTATGGTCTAGTAGGTAAGACTCTAGATGTTCCAATGTTTCCGAATTGGCCCAGTAATAGGCAGTCTCATGGTGCAAGTGAAATTGCTGTAGATAGGTTCAATAGGGTTTATGCAAGGGGTTCGATGTATCATCGCCCCCAGTTTAGGAACCCTGAGCATATCCGTATCTCTCTAGGCAAAGTTTGGCATAGAATTGTTCAGAATACAGCAGTTGCTTCTTGGCAAGCAACTACTGCGAGGGTTGACTAAAAGAATCCCCATACTAAAGGTCCCAGCCTATGAACACCCCAAACATTATCCAGTACGCACCACTATTTGATGCTGCTGGCGCAAAGATTAATCTCGTAACTTCTAATCTATCCTGTGAGATAGCAGAGTATCCAAAGAATAAGAAAACCGTTATTGACAATGCAGTATCAGATATATCGAGGTTTCTAGACACACGTACATATGTTGACGGTATGGCAATTTGGGCTATTGCTGATAGCATCGATGGCATTGATAATCCTCTTAGTAGGGATAGTAGAAATGCTATCCTTACCGCACTAGGGTTAGTCAAAGAAGGTAAGTATATTTATCAGGTACTAGCAACAGCTAAGATCAATAAATCTTGGCATACAAGCGAAGAACCCAATGAATGTACATACTTCGGTGAAATGTGTACACATAGAGGTAGCGTAGATGTGAAGGGTAAACGTGGTAGGAAGGCTACACGTTTACCTAACGAGTATCATCCAGAGAAGAGTAATGGCATAATAAATCGGGAGCAACTAACAACCCCGTCTATTGAGGCTCTATGGCATTCAATTCCAGATGGTACACTAGTTGCTGCATCTAAACCTAAGACTACATTTAGACTAGATGAGATTGCTTCTCTAAAGCCTGAGGAACTAGCAGAACTAATGGATCGTATCAATAAGGTGCAAGCAAGTGCAACTTGATCTTAGACTCACAGTCATTGAAATGGATAAACGTGGGAAAGAGATAAAAGACTTTGACTCTGATAAATCTTTGGAAGATGATCTAACCTCTGATATCCTCTATTATTTGGAGGAATATCAAACAGAGGTTGATGGTCGTAAGTTTTGTATACTAGTTAGTTGGGAACAACCAGTAAAATGATTACTCACCCGCTTATGAAATGTGGTCATGTTGCACAAGGGCATGATCAGGATAAAAACCCTGTCTGTGTAATCTGTATTGGTCTAACAACTGATGCAGAAATTGTAGCAGAGCAAATCTCACTAGATGGTAGATTTGCTAGATGTGCATATATACATGATGAAGAGCAGGTTGGTATTCCTTCCTCATATGATCTAGCATTCTTTGAGTATCGGGGACCGGGATCACCTTATGCTACTACTATGTGTACTTGTGGATATACCGAAGGTGCACATATCAAAGTAGCATCAGGAGAGATTAGGAATATGAACGTGTGTGCAAATTTTACACCAAGAGGCCCAGCAGAATTCGACACCTACTACGATGGTTGTCGGGGATGGGATTGATGTAATGGATAGTCTACCTAAGACCACATACTTTGTAACCTGTATCATCGAACTAGATGATGAGGTTGAGGCTATCTCAGAGCATGATGCAGGAGAGACTGCCATTAGATCATTCATCGATACAATCAATACACTAGATAATGCTGGTGATCTTCATAAGTACGTTCAGTGTATGGTAACAGAAGTAGAGCAGCCCTTTGACGAAATTTAAGCACATTCTAGGAGTAATACTATATCTGGAGATTGTATTCCTTCTAGCACCACAACTATATAGTATTCTATGGGACTTGTTCCCCATGATAATCGAAGCATATAGAATGAAAGGAATTCTACCGTGACTCAGGGTATCTTTCTAAAGGATTATACTCGCCCCAAGTTTGGTAAGACAGCAATTGAGGCAATCAAAGAGGACCCATCAACAGTTTATCTAGAGGCTACCTCATTCTTTGGTAATGAGTATGAGGGACCAGTTAGCGAGATGCCAGAGAATAAGACCGTCTATGTAGTTGGTCCTGATCCTGAGCGCAAGCGCAATTGGTATATCAATATTACAAGGATCGGAGATAAGTATGTCTTCAACAAGTGAAATGATCGATCTTGGGGACGATGGTATTACCACCTTCCATGAGGTCCCGCTAACCGATGTAGATATCACAACTATGGAGGTTTCGCATAACCGTCCCATTTGGCTCCTGACCCGTGTAGGATCGATTGAGACAGGCGTTTATGCTGGAAGTGAGGTTTGGGTACCCGGTAAGGTAATTGCATTCGATATGTTCAAGGAAGGTGAGTTCATTGGTAGTGCTACTATTGAACTATCTGAACTAGTCAAGTTTGCACTTGCTGCAATTGAGAGGGCACCTAAGCATGAGTGATAATATCGTCTTTAGTAAGTTGGATGAGACTGGTGGTGTCACAGAAGTTAGGGTACTAACTTTAGACACCATTAGTAAATGTCCTACTCTTGTATTTCTTCCCGATCATTATCGGGAAGATGGCACCTGTAGGCATGATGAACCTAATTGTGAAGAAGACAACTGCACAAATCTAAAGTATGAGGAAGAGATTTTCTGTGAGCAGCACTGCTATTGAAACTGTAGGTAAGTATCCTACACAAGAACTACTGGACATTTTATCTACTGGTGTAGAGTGGTCAGCATCTAACTTTTGGGCGCAAATCGAAAAGTATAAGTGGTACTGGTGGTATGTATGTGATGAGAAGGGAGAGCCGCTTTATCCAGATAAAATTAATCCAGAACTAACTCCTGATACCGTACTACTAAGGGTGCGGGAGCATGAGTACGATACTGGTAGAGATATCTATTTTCTACAGAAAGTAGATGATCAACTAGTAGCAATGCAGCATCGTAGTGAAGATGGGTCTGTAACTACCATCTGTGGTCTAGATTGTAAGGGTGATGATTGGGACTACACTAGTTATAATGCAATTGCAGAGGAGTGTACTACCTGTATCAAGTGGGTTGATATCACTCTAGCCAACCTAGCAGATGCTACTGATTGGGCGCTAGAAAACTACAATCATCTATTTTCATATAGTGTAAATAACAAGGGTATCAGGGATGAGATTGATTATGATGTAATTGGTGCAGATGTAATCATTCAGAAGATTGTGCTTGGTGAAGTAACGTATGGATAAATACCTAGTACAAATCGGGCGCAACAAAAGCGCATACAAAACAAAATGGTCATTCGATAAAGAAGGCCAAGCCTATATGTGGTATACAGGACTAAACGTAGGTAATGGATATAAGAAGCGCCTAGTCCTTAATGGTAAGACACTAGCAAGAGAGATAACATAATGGATTACACAGTTATGATTGGTGTAGGGGTAGCATTTGTGCTACTTTGTCTAGCAATATTTCTAATTGAGAGTGAGGTTCGGGACTAATGCCTAGGTTCAAGACTCTAACTATGGATGACATTATCAAAGCCGCAGAGATGAATGGCTTTGAATGGACAAAGAAGAAATATTATAATGGTCGTGGCCCTATCACAGAAGCATGTGTACTAGGACAGATTGCACTAAATACAAAAATTAATCCTAATGACCTTCTAAGTGCGCTTAATATGGCTATAGGTTACGGTGACTCTGCCAAGATTTGGCACTACAATGACTTTGAGGCTACCTCTTACGAAGACTCTGTTGCTAATCTAAAGAAGGTTCTTAGTAGTCATCAGGGTAAAGAGATTACAGTAAAGACTCTAACCACAAAGCGCGAAATCATTCGCAAGGGTTGAACTTTAGACAGATGAAATGGTACCTTTGATACCGACAGTCGGGACACCTGAAAAAGATATGACACTACTTGAATTTCTTACAGAGTTTGGAATTGGCTTTGATACTCAAAGTGATAACATTGAGTATGAAGTGGTTGCTGAATGGTACGGTGAGGAACAACTAGTTGTAGTTGGTCTTAGATTTGATCATCAGGAAAAGAGGATTATCATTGAGGTAGAGGATGCTACGTAAGAAATACACAATCACGTTTGATCCTTGGGTAGGTAGGAATTCTACTATTGTAGAGACTAGATCAATTCCTTGGATTATCTGGCTCATTGATAAGTGGTTCCTTTGGGCGCATGAATGGCCTTGGTTAATCAATAAAGACTGGTTCATTAAGAGCCGTTGGGCTAAGGTATTCTGTACTCCATATACATACGTTTCTAACTGGTCCTTTGGATTTGAGAGGATAGATAAGAGTGAAGTACATTAATATTGAAGTTAGACCTGAGGATGCTGTAGGTGCTATTCCCTATAACTCTCAGTATTGTCCTGTTGCTAGAGCATTGAAGCGTACATATCCTCTAGTATCTTTAGATGATATCCATGTGGGTACTAGGCAATTGGTACTCAAAGAGAGAAAGTATTTGCACTCTCATAAGTTGAGTGAGGTTATCGCAACATATGATGAGACTGGTGAATTTCACTATGCTACATATAGGGCATTTCTAATAGATGAGTAAGAAGCAGTACAAGATATCCCAAGCAGAATATTGGGTACGTGATTACTTCATTATGGCAGAATCTAAAAAGGAAGCCCGTATTATCTATGACAGATATCTAATTAATGGTAATATGGATAAGATCGATAGGGTTAGCGATCCTGATTTCCTAAACGATATTCAGGGTGACGTTGAGGTTACTGAACATGCATCCTGACGCTATTGAAGCCTATGCCATTGGTTATTACTACGGTAGAACCATTGGCTCTGATGAAGATGGCCGCATAGAACTAGAAACCAGATTCTCTAGTTTCACTACATATGAACAGATGAAATCTGGATTTAAACATGGTTATGAGCGTGGTGTATCAGACTACGTTGACTTTGATGAAATACATGAAGGAACCTTAACAGATAAGATTAATAGGGAGTTTGGATGAGTGCATACTATGAACTCATTAGAACTGAGTTTATCAACTTTGAGTATTCAGGTGAGAGTATTCAAGTTTGTCTAAATTGTGGTATAGAGATACAGGATGGTGAACGTATTCTAAGAGAAGTATTTAGAGTTATGGGGCATGATGATCATCTAGTATCTCTATGGCATATTCCTTGTTGGTATAGTGTGGAGACTGTAGAGTGAAAGAATATCACAAGATTGACTCAGTATATAAGAGAGATGAAAGAGGAAAGTTTCTACTTGGTGAATTCTCTCGTCCTGAGTTTGAGTATCTAAAAGACCTTCCTTGGCTATGGACAGAGAAGATTGATGGTACTAATATCAGGGTAATGTGGAAGCCTGATGCTGCTTTTCCTGATGAGCCCTATATTAGTTTTGGAGGTAAGACTGAAAATGCTCAAATTCCCACTAAACTATATAGCCATCTAGCAACAACGTTTGCTCCATTGATGAATCAACTAATTGATACATTTGGAGAGACAGAAGTTTGTCTTTATGGTGAGGGATATGGAGCAGGAATTCAGAAGGGTGGAGGAAACTACTCTCCTGATCAAAAATTCATTCTCTTTGATGTAAAGATCGGAGATTGGTGGTTGACTAGGGAGAACGTAGAGGATATTGGGCGTAAGTTAAATATTCCTGTTGTACAACTAGGTCCACGCTATACTCTTTCTGAGATGATTGAGTATGTTGAACAAACTGCTAGGCTTCTAGAAGGAGCCCCATTTTCTAATATTGGAACAGCAAAAATTGAGGGTTGGGTAGGAACACCTGCTATTCCTCTATTTGCACGTAATGGTGATCGTATTATTACCAAGGTTAAGTATAGGGACTTTAAGTAATGACTGAGTTTGATGAGAAGATGCTACCTGAAATCCTAGCAGACAGGATAGGTGAGCGCTTTGAGTGGACTAATGCCCATGTACTACGCTTTCTAGATAAGATGTTTGCAAAGGGCGCAGTAGAACTTCCTCAACTATGGAAAATATATCCACAGCAAATGACTGCACTCATGATGCACTATGGATGGAGTCTAAAGTCTATGGAAGATACTATCTCTCATTGGAGTAGAAGTGGACGCTGATGATATTGCTGAGTTTCTAGAGACTCTTGCACAGCGACTAACACCAACTGCTAATCACGTAGTTGAGTTAGTACAACGGCAACTACTCATTGAAGCAATACTAGGGGCAATTGTACTTGGTATTGCTCTCATAGCAATACTGATACTTTGGCTTCTAACTATCCGTTCATATCGGGGTAGAGGACGTAACGCGGATACTATGTTCATTGTGTCTGCATTTGTATCAGGAACTACAGCATTTATAATGCTATTCTGTATTCCTGAGATTGCAACTCGTATCTTCAATCCTGAATGGGCAGTCATTCAGTATCTACTCAATCAGGTAGGTGGTTAGTGAAATTAAAACCTCTAAGATGTATGGTCTGTAATAATGACATAGTTGTAGGACAATTCGCTAATATCGTGGTTGAGGATAATACTATTATTGGTGTTGTTCATACACGTAGAGGCGATAAGAGAGGAAAGACCTGCGCTGATGTAGTAATAGATCAGTATTCGGGGGCAAGTAAATAACTAATGGGTATGAATACATACTATGGATACTAGATACTACTGGCATATCCACCATGAAGAACTAGTAGAACCATTAATGGTTGGTCAGAATATAGATAAGCGGGTATACTACATAAATTGGGGCAAACCAGTAGACCAAAGACCATTAAGACTACATCTTATGAGGCCAGCATATATACCTGAGGATATACAAGGGAAGATAAGACGTAATGGTCTAGGTACCATTCTATATGACCCTGATTATAGTAGTGTGCGCACAGAGATAAATGATCTTCATGCCAAACAGTGTGATCCTCTTTGTCCTTTTGCTCTAGAAGATGAAAGATATCCAGATGATCCAGAAACGATATTCCATTACCGTGATCTAGATGGTAATTGGTGTCTATCTGGTAGAGAGAACAGTAGAACATCAGACTGGGCGCAAGAGAATACATATAAAGAACCTATAAGAGAGAGTATAGAGACATAATAAGGGAGATAGGGGTAGTATCTGTATAGAAGGTACTGTCAGTGAAACTGTTGCCGATATAAAAAGCGCACAGTTACGCACAAAATTAGCCAAATGAATAAAAACAAAGCCATTTATGACACAAAATCGTGCATAAATGGCTTTTTTATTGCATTATGTGTGCAATCCCTATTTCATTGTATATTCCCTTCCATATCCATATCCGTGAGCCAATGGAGCGTGGGTTATATAAGGTACTACCTTATATTCACCATATTTTGATCCATATCCTTATTTTGAGCCAATGGAGAGAGGGCATTTAGCAAGGGCTGGGTATAAATTCGTGCACAAATCTCATAAAAAGTGTCATTTTACTGTATATGCCGATACAAAATAAAAATCGAATTAGAATGGAGTCCAGTTACGTAGAGTATATACAAAAAAGAACCATATCCATATACTATGGTATATACCTGCACCTTCATCTGTTGAGATTAACCCTGGCCCATTCTTGCTGACATTAGTGCTTTCAATAAAGAAGCATTTGACACCATATTCGACCTGTGATATAATCAGGGTACCGCAGATGCGACAGGGCGGTACTTAACAACTGAATAGGGTCAGGAATTAGTGGGACTGATTGAACCTGTGATTTCACAAAGAAAGGTTCAACCTGAAATGACCACCTACACTATCGCCAAGATTCGCGTCGTTACTCCCACCGAAACCATGCGCGAGAAGCATCCAGATCGTGCATTCACTGTCTTCGGTCAATTCTTCAATGAGAAGGGTGACAAGTTGTCGATCACTAATAAGGTGATCACAACGGAAGACATTCTGCATCCTGAATTCAACATCGATGTTGCAAAGGGATTGCTCACAATTCATTCTGGCGAAAGGGGACGCAAAGCAGCGGCTTCAATCACACAGAATGACGTTAACGACATTCTCACTGCAATCCGCAAGTCCAAGTAAATTCAATTAGTTTCACTTCTCCTGATCCTATTTAGTTGTTAATCATTCAGTTTCAATTAAGTAATTTAATAAAGTAAATTAAATTAAATTTCAATTTATTTACATAAGCCGAGCCAATGGAGTGGGTTCCATATTGGGATACTACATTGAAATTCATATCCTGTTCCATAAAATGAATTAGATTTGGTCGCGTTTACATAAACGAATTACAATTCGGATGCGGTTACATATCCATATCCATATCCATGCACCAATTGGTGAGTGCCAATCTTTCTCCGATTGATGATGCCGCGAAGGTTGCGAAGCCCTCCCAGCGGTGTAACCGAACCGCAACCTTACCGCTACCCTACCGCAATTGACGCGAGAGGCACAATCCGCGAAGATACACCTATCACCAACGAGGAACGCTCCTCCCGGTGAGAACCTTAACAAGAGAATAGGAACAGGGGACCTACCCGCCGAACAGGCAGAAAGGTAAGGTCCACCAATGGCGCTCGTTACGTATTTCGTTGACAAGATGCGCGCGGTTCCCCCGACTGGTAAGGTCGCGGAGAATAACCCCGAGCGTGTCCTCACCGTCAATGGCGTTTTCTACAGCACCAAGATTGACGAGAACGGCAATCGGGTTCGCAATGAGAAGATGTCCTACACTACCAAAGCCGTCGATATCGAAGATGTCCTCGCAGGGGCGGAAGTCGATCTAGACGCCGGTACGCTCACCATTCCCGCAGGGGAGCGGGGACGCAAAGCCGATCCGGGGCTGGACGCTAATAGCGTCACGTCGCTACTCAATTCCATCCGCAATCCAATTCCTGAGCCCGAGCCGACACCGGCACCGGCCACCAAGAGCAAGTAACTAATTGGTCCCCTGTTCCTATCTCTCACCTAATCCTATTCTGTAACGTAATTGTAACGTAATTGCAACCATTACAAATACATTACAATTTCATTACAAAATCGAATTAGAACAGGCGTTCGTTACAGCCAATGGAGTGAGGACCCTGTAAGGGGACTATGATCATCAGAATGATGAGAATAGGCCAATCCTTCGGATAGTCCGCAACCTTATCGCAACCATATCGATACCGAACCGCAATTGACATAGGGAACAGGAACAGGCATAGTACGCATATCAGGTAAGTCACCTGAGCCACGGAGAAAGTAACAGAATATGGCAAGATATACGGAACCTGAAATCTCTACCGATCGTATCCATGATGACGGACCGTCATTCGATATCACCCGGACAGAGATTGTCGGAACGGTTCACCTCTCCACAATGGGGAAGGATAGTCCCGTTAGCGTAGCGTTCGGGATCATCGCATCCTATCTCAATGAGAACCTTCGTTGGGACGGCGATACCGAAATCTCATTCACGGTTCCTGAGGGTCATACCTTCACAATCAACGCTACTCCCGCTCGTCAATAGCCTGTAGGATCAACGTTCCTGCGCCTATCTCCCCGATGCAATCTACAAAGTAAATTGTTGATTGAAACGAGAGATTGCATCAAATGGGCGCAGGAATAAATCCTACACAATGTCTTAAAGATAGACGAAAGGTAGGGTGATTAATATCCGACGATAGATATAGAGTACGCTAGGTAAATGTACTGGAAATGCGTACACTGGTAGTCAAAAACCTGATACTACCATCCGAATAAGTAAATGCATACTAATACAAATGAATAACTATTCATAAAAATGAATAAATATACATAATTGAATTGAGCCAATGGAGTAGGAACCTATATGAGGTACTGGCTCAATTGTTGAGCCTGAGATTGAAAGCGCTCAATTGAATTACAAATTGAATTGCGTTCAGGTTCGAATTCGAATTGAATTGCATTCTTGTTCTGTTCTATACGCACAGGCGCCACGCGCACGCACGCGCACGGACCTATAGGATGCGCCCCGGAGAAAGGTTGCGATAGGCGAAATCGTTAGCTACCGAACCGCAACCATTTCGTAACCGTACCGCAATAGACAATCCTCTCGCAGAGGAGCATGATGTGCACATCAGATCGATACCCGATCTGAGCCGGGAGGCAGGAAAGCCTCACAGTCAACAGAAAGGTTGGCACATAGGATGGGCGTCTTTCTCGATCAGGCGGTTCTGGTTCTGGAACTGGCACCGGACGATACGCTGGCCGCGTGGACTGAGGACTACCTCAATCGCGCTCCGGCATTCTTCTCCCCCGACGCCGATCCGTCGCAGGTGATGGCAGACTCTCTGCTGGGCAACCTGTTGGAGAACGAGAACCGGCAGCGCGGGAACGCTGCTACGGCTCGCAAGGTCTTCGCCGTCGTGAATGACGCGATTGGCACCGGCTACGCCTCCTATGAGGATTACCTCGCGTCGATCCTCGACAACGGCTTCTAGCCTAGCCTAGGGGAGAGGGATGCATAATCCCTCTCCCCTATACAATGCATATACAATGCATATGTATACTGTATAATCATACATGCATGAATATGCATGATGATGAATAATTATGCATCGAACATTTGTTCTGAGCCAATGGAATGAGAACCATGATGAGGGACTATGGATGAATTGAACAAGCGTTCGAATTCGAATTCGAATTGGATTTCGTTCTTGTTCCCGTTCTAGTGCATGGCTATGGATGGGTAGCATGGATTGGATGAGCATGGATGAGCCATGACCCCATGAGGGTAGGGCTCATCTATGAGAATGTAACCCAATCGCAACCTTTCTGCTACTTGACAATGACGCATGGTGCGGTACGATGGGCGTAGCCCATCGAGGTTCGATGGTAGATGGTAGAAAGGGTTAGATAGATGATCTACTTTGAGAATGCGAAGCGTACAATCGATGCGACAAACGTGCCGTTTCTCAACGGATCGAACGTCGGACCCGGCTTTATGATCGATGACGCCTATACGATGGAAAGTGAGCGCGCACGGTACAGCGAAGCGCACGATACCTTGACGCTTTGGGTCCAGCGCAAGGAATTCGCAGGATCGTACGCGAAGCGCAACATGCATGATCTGCTCTACGTGTTGGGTGACGAATTCGACCGCAACGAATTCGAAGCGTTCCTCGCCTATGAGAATGAGACAGATATGATGGTGACAGCCTACCGTCATGAGATGACAGTCGCGGGGTTCTAGCCTCACCAGTCAAGGTGAGGGATGAGCAATCATCCCTCACCCATCCATCCTCACATGAAAGGTGAGAATAAGATGATCGATTACACCATTCCGATCCTATTGGTTGCGATGCTCGCGCTAGCCGCGCTATGGAGTAGCGCGCGAGCCTATCGCGGGTAATCAGGAACAGCTAGGGGATTGTATATCTATACAGTCCCCTAGTATTCAAATGAATACTTATGCATAATATGACTTTGCCCGACTGTTACAGTCTACAAATAGTGGAACCAAAATCTGCAACTTTTTAGATAACTCTATTCCCATCATAAATGATGGTAACGCTCTAAATTTACATGGTAATATCGACCAAGGCAAAAGAAAAGCCCTACTAGGGATCAAAAGAGTCCGGGGGGAAACTCTCAATCAACCTAGTAGGGCTTTCCTGTGTAGGGCTAAAAATTGATCAGCCGTGAGACAGAAGTCTTTAGCACTACACAGGATCAGCGTCACAATTGGACGCCCATATTAAGTTAGGTGACTGTCGTTTATGACAGCCGCTATCCGTTAGGATAGTTAGGTGGGGAGTGGGATTCAAGTTTACCCACATGACTCGACAGGACTACTTTTCTCAAAGAAGTATTTACGAGTCAACCAACCGTTAGCCTTGACGCGAATTCATTCTCTTTGATGCTATCGTAAAGTTTGAATTCAGGCAACGCTTCGGCTCCGGTCAAAGAGCCTCCGTCATACTTTTACCTACTGCACTACTTGTTTAAGGTAATGTGTTTAGGTTTGACTAATCTCAGAAGTTTTACCCTTGATTAGCCGACGTTATCTGCGTCCGATTGTACGTTACGCGACTGACCCTGTGGCAGTCACTTTCCGTCATCCCCCTGCAACCGCCGCTAAGCGGCTGCATTGGTTGTACTATAGGGCACCTGAGCGATCCCGTCAAGTTAAGGTTCCTTAACCGAGTTTCAGGAGCGTGTAAGTTTGAGTAAAATTGCGCTTGACCGCAGAATAGACCCGTGGTAGGATAGTAGGACGTACCCGGTATGGGTTGAGAGGGGAGGAGGGGAACAGGGCCAAATTGTCGCATGAAAAACGCTGTTCTCGTTGTAGGAAAGACTTTCCCCAAACAGAATCCTTCTTCTACGTCAGCCGTCAAGGACGTAAAAAGGCTCCCGGCTTCCAGTCTTATTGTATCCCTTGCACTAAGACTGTGAATGCGGAAAACAAACTCCGAAGAAAGATAGTACAGTACAAAAGAGGGGTTTAAGCCGTGCAGACGGTTAAGTGTTCTGTTAGAACAGTTACTCGCGCCACTCCTCATCTTTGTAACTATAGAACGTCCCTTGCTTCCTGTGTCAGTTGTAGACAAGTGTTCTGCACTCGACACAGGAACAAGCACCGTGATTGATGAAATCTTTGCCCTTCCCGGTATATCTTGGTATTACGAGAAGGGTGAGAAGGTAATCGTTAAGGCTCTTGATGATGATATGGAGCCAATCGGTGAAGCTCTTATGATCTATTCGGGCCAGAATGTAAACGTTGCTGTCAATGAACTAGAGCAAGTCACAATACCCTACTTCATTGATGTTAACGGCTCTCTTATGGGAATTGACTATCCCTATCAGGAGATTATTCAGATATCTCGCCAACAGGAACACAACCCCACTTAGGGATATTAGATTTAGACAATGTAGCCACATGACCGATTTGTGGTGAATGATAGTCCGTTTCTACTACGCTGCTGACACTGGTATCACAGGTCTTGCAGTAACCAACTAAATAGATTTCATCGTGCAAGGGCATGAATGAGTACATCCAATTGTGCTTCATTTGTGCCCTTTCTTTTTGCCCTAAAGCATCTATTAATTCCTTTGGTAATTCTCCTTCCATATTTCCTCCTAATATTTAGTCCTATCTAAGTGTTCAGATTTCATATTTCTCTGTCTCCCACACGATCACTCTCTGTGTAACATTGTGCCTTTCTTTGCCCTCGCCCTTTTCTACCCTGTCTTCTCCTTCCATGTAGTACCAAGTATTTAGTTTCCAAGGAAGTTTAGTGTTGTTGAAATGTTCTTGTAGGATGGCTGGGGTGAATCCTGTTTTGTGGTACTCACCCTCATGCTTTTGATGACCATAAATGATCGCCATATCCCATTTGGTAGTCTGATGCTCCAGCCACCAACGACAGGCCCATTCCAGATCGGGCACAACGACCTGCAAGCGGCCACCACGCCTCAGTAATCGGTGCCACTCCCTTAGGGTCGGCACGACTTCAAACCTGCCTACGTGTTCAAGGGCATTCGATGAGAAGATTGCTTCTACACTACCATCGGGTAGCGGAATATCCCACATCGTTGCTTTGATATCAGCGTTTGTGTGCAAGTCTACTGCTGTAAACTTATCATCAGAGGATAAGCCACCCGCACCTATATCAAGCATTAGTGGTTGCTTGAATTGAGATGGGTCTAATGTCTTGTGTACAGGTTCAGGGTTTCCATCACTTCCTATATGATAACCGGGGTTGTATTTTGGATCACAGCAATCCTCACAGGTTATGTATCTAGGCTTATCAGCCATGCCTCAAACTCCTTATTGAAGAGGACTTCTTCATGACGATTCTTGCGCAGTAAGTGTATGGCATCACGGGCAGTCATTCCCTGCTTCATCAGCGTTCGAACAACAACAAGTGAAGAGCGGTTCATCCCCGCCTGACAGTGTACCAAAACGTCAAGATTAAGGTCAAGTGCTGCCTTTACCATATCAGAGGCTTCTTCTACGGCTTCTACATTGACATTTGGGCCATCGTATAGCCGATATTCCTGTAGGATTGTTCCTGCGGTCGTTTTATAGCGCCCCCAAGGGTAAAGTGACACTACAAGATCGAAGTTATCCCCAAGGTGCAGATTCTCCACGTATCCTCCATGCCAGAGATTTCCTCTTACATGGGTGATGATTGGAACCGTCGTTGATCGATCACTATTCTCATAATAGAACGTAATGTAGTGATTAAACGGGTCAGCACCATCTGGTGCGATCCATCCCTCCGTTTTATTGACTGTATTCTCGCCTTGATCTAGTTTAGGCATGGGCTTTCTCCCTTATTGCATCCATCTTTGCTCTCCACTCCGTTGATCGGTCTGTTTTGATATCTTTTAATGGAACGATAACTAACTTTTCATAGCCCCGGTTATTGTCTATGATCGAGTCTGTTGTCATTACCCAATTGATGTACGTACTGCCTGAGAAAATCTTACCCTCAAATATTGTATTCTCACAGTGGGCGACAACCAGTACGATATTCCTAAAGCCTAGATCGTGCAGTTTCTCAGCGGCTAGAACGAACGTTCCACCCTTTGAACACAAGTCATCAACAATGATGACCGTATCGCTGGTCTTATTGCCTAGAATCTCCAAACTAAGGATTCTACCTGTCGCAAAATCACGCTTTTTGAACCCAACTAGCGAATCAGGCGATTCTAGGCTTTCATAGCGCTTCTGTGCCCCAGCATCGGGGAAAAATATCTGCGAACCCGGAAGATGCAGATATTCCTTGAAAAGATGCTCTGTTACGTTCACAACTTGGCATTTGTTGAGAAGGGCAGGAGTTACGTCGGAATGAGGCTCGTAAACGACGACCTTGTTCCACTCCATCAAATTGATCAATTTCGTGATCGATTTGAGCGTGAAAATATACTCATCTGAATTACGATCCATACGCGAGTAAGGAAAGTAAGTGATGTGTAAATCGGCTGGGAACCAAAGAGCCTTCCTGACTAGAAAAAGTCGGAGTAAATCTTCGTCCCCCTCGTACTTTAGCGTTACCTTATTTATTGCTTGTTTATGTTCAGAAAAGAAGGGTTTTGGTATATTTACCTCCCCATTGGGGAAATGACCGAATTTTATCTCTTGATCGTTGAATAGGATCATATCCGAGCCCTAATTTCCGCTAGTGTGTCTTCACGAACGAGTTTACCGTCAACAAAGAGGTCTTGTAGCAGATCATCCTCTACTGCATCGCGCTCTACTTCGGTTAGCCCATCGCGGAAGCCAATTCCCCAAGGGGTCTTCCAAACAGTTACCATGCCTGTTTGGGACTTCTTGATGCCATTGTCAGTGATAGGGTCTTTGAATAGGAATTTCTCTTCGCCCGCAATACGAGCGTATGTTGACTTTAGAGCAAAGGAGAAGGTATCGCGTGTGTTGTACTGATAGGTGAAGCTACCAATACCGTATACCATGTTCGTTGATGCGAAGCCTTTTGTCTCTAATTGACGGCAAATCTCATCACAACGCTCTAGAGTAATGGCATCACCGTAAATAACACCGATATGTGGGTCCAATTCCTTGTAACCCTTCTCATTGACCGTGCCGCCGAAGATATCCCAAAGGATTTCAACAACACCACGAACAGCGTCAGGGTTGTCAGAAAGGGGATCGCCACAGATGATCTTGATAGGATCGCCTGAATCTGGTCGAATAACAACCTTACCATCGCGGGCAAGAATGTCAGGCTTTAGTGTGGCAATTACCCCATTTAGGACTTTCCACAGGTCCCAAGTGTCAGAAACGATGGAAACGTACCCGTTTGGATACACATTTGTTATAATGTTACGATAAGAGTCTAATTCGTTCTGTCCATATGCGCACATAACAGAATGCTCTGTGGCAGGGATGGAAGTACCGACTAACTCTTCTTCGATATTTGCCCCATAGAATTCCTCTAGGAACAGGATACCGGGAATAGAGTCGGTACCAACGAATGAGAGCAGGTGTCCTGCTGCACTGTACTTTGCAGTTTGCAGGGAACCCATTCCACGCATTGAGAAATCATGGCCTTGGAACGGGACAAAATCCTTTGATCCACCAGTCTTAAAAGCCCAGCCCAAAAGAAGGCTCTTAAAACGCTTTGCCAGTGTCGCACTTGTGCACATTTGCCAAAGCGAACACGACATAAGCGTTTCTATGTAGTTTGTAACCCAAAAGAATTCAGGAAGTGTGTTCTCAACAGTGAGAAGAGGAGTACGAATTTTAACGCTGGTTCCTTCGGGTACTGCCTTAATTCTGAGGGGCAGGTACCCTAACCTGTGGAGTGCTGCAATGTGATCAGAGTAAGGCTCTTCAACACCTAACGTTGATCGTATAACCCGCTCATACTCTTCAAGAACGTCCCTTTCAGGACGAGAGAAGAAGTTGTCATTAAAGTAGTCAATTAGGTACTCTTTTACAAAGGCTTGGAAGCCGAAGGCAACAACAGAGTCTATATTGGGAATTCGTGAAGCCCTTGGTGTCCAAGTAGAGTATACCTTCTCTGTACCTTGCGGATATTGCTCCCTGTGTGAAACCTTGTAAAAATCACACAGCAAGGTTGCTGGGTATATATACTTCTCAGTTGTTCTTTGTAGCGTCATCGCTTCACCTTCCTTAGTGCTTCATCTGCTTGATTGATTACTGATTCTGATGTGGGGCCATAAAAAGCCAGACCCATTGCCCAAGGCCACTGTATATTGCTATCGTCTTCAAAATGCTCTAAGGCTGGAGTAGCCTCTAGGGAGTAACGTTCCTCAGGATTTGCAGTAGCAGCCCTGTAAAGGAATAGGTCAGTAAACTCAGGAAACCGGGGCGCAAGGTCATCAATAGTCAAAGATACTGACTCTTCACCCGTTATATACACCTTTATAACTTCATCACTCACAGTTTTAATTTCTCTAGTGTATCCATTACAGACTTTGCACACTACTTTACCCCTACTTCGCTTAGACAGTAGACACCGACTTTTACTTCTGCCACCCCTGAACTTCTAACTTCGATACAATCGGGCGCAAAGGTCCAAGGATAGGCTACAACAGAAGTAGGGGGTGGTCTAAAAAACGTAAGTAGCGCAAGCACAATAAAAATAATAACCCCAACGAGTATAACTACTAGGCAACCCCACAGGCCATCGTCACTCATATATACTCATTTACTCTTGTATGATTCTCAGAGGCAGTTGATGGACTTATACGTATGAACTCAGCCCTATCACGTAATTCGGATAAGTTTTCTGCTCCGACGTAAGACATTCCACTTCGTAAGCCTCCCATAAGTTGTTTAAGTACCGCCGATACTGGTCCTTTGTAATCCACGAATCCAGATATGCCCTCCCTAGTAAAGAGTGCATCATTTGTACCAAATATAGACTGTCCTTGATAACGCTTGACTCTTCGTCCACGTCCAGTATCAATAACCTCTCCGGGGGCTTCGTCAGTCCCGGCCAAAAGACTACCTAGCATTACAAGGTCAGCACCGGCTGCTAATGCTTTTACGATATCTCCTGCGCTTCTTATGCCTCCATCCGCGATAATAGGTATATGGTACTTTCTAGACTCCTGATAGCATTCCGCAATAGCAGATAGTTGCGGTACTCCGATCCCTGTAACAATTCTTGTTGTGCAGACTGATCCCGGTCCAATTCCGATTTTAATAGCATCCGCTCCTGCTGCAATAAGGTCAACTGTGCCTTCTGCTGTTGCAACATTACCAGCAACCACTCTGGCTGATGGGAAAAGGTCTTTAACTCTTTTGACAAGATCAATTACCTTTCTATGGTGTCCATGTGCTACATCAACGCAGACAATATAGGGGGCAAGATTACAGGAACCATCTATATGCCTGATAAAGTCTAGGCTTTCTTTCTGATCCCTTGTACCAACAGAGAATGCTACAGGGTAGCCCTCTGAGTAAAGGGTCTTAATATCACCTATTTGATCTGCTGGGGGCATGAAACGATTTAATATTCCTAAACCCCCTGCGTTGTGCATGGCGATTGCCATTTCACGGCCAGTAACAAAATCCATGTTAGCACTGATGACAGGAATGGACAGATTCAGTCCTAAAAAGTCCTGAGACAGATCGATATCCTGTCTTGACTCTATTTCTGAATATGCTGGACGTATGAGTACATCATCGAATGTGAAGTAATCTTTCAATTCTAAATCCCTTCTGTTTTTGCATCCATGCAATCAAATTTGGCAAAGGTTGACCAACGAATTTCTTCGCTATTGGGGCAACCTCAATAATCTTACCTTGCTGTGTTGTTACCTCGATTGTCATCTTTTCTGAGGACAACCACCATGCCATCGTTTCTGTCATACGTTAGAAATCTCCATAGAGCAGAAGGACGATCAGGACAATTTGCATTAGGCGGATCATGCTCCCCACACGCATTGCAAAATCGATGGTTGGTTTGTTGCTCAGTAAACCATGTATGTTTGTGGTCAACCACTAATACCACCCCACCCTATTGTGAAACGTTAACGCTCTGCAAGCAGAGCCATATCTTGAATTCACGTAACGAATTCCCCACCTTACCTGTGTAACAGGGTTAGTACGCCAATCACTACCGGCACTTTTCATCTTGCTACCGGGGAGTGCCTGAGGAATTCCGTAGGCTCCACTACTCTTATTGTGTGCCCAATATCTCCAAGAACTCTCTCGCTCCCATAGCGCTTCAATACAAGAGAACTGTGAGGCTCCTAGACGGTCCAGAGCGTACCTTTTTGCTAGGGCCTTACTTCCACCCCCTTTTATAGTTACCGGGGCTCTCCGTGGCTCCTGTGGCGTCACAGAGGGTTGTGGCTTTGGTTGCTTGACCCGAATCTTAGGTCTGGTGGGTTCCGGTGTCTCTACGACCGTAATATACGGCTCCGTGTCTTCTGTTGTACGATTAATTTGTGTGAATGTAACACTTGGCAGAGGTTCCCACTTCTCTGTGGGTTGTTTACCGCTAGCCTCAGTACAGGCAACAAATAAAACTGCCAACGTGGCAGTTCCTAAGGTTCTTACTCTCAAATTTATCTCCTCCTCACAACGGAATCCGCTGCTAGGACCATTGTATCACAGTCAAGACCTGAGGGTCAACCCAAATCTGAAAAAGGACCCTTTCCGCGTTGAACTTCCGACCCGTCTTTTGGTACAATGTCTATATCCCGACCAGCACACTTCGTACAGACCCAAATGTTGATGGTCTTGTTCAGTTGCTTAATCTTCTTTCTTCCGAGTTTGATCGGAGCGAAACAGCACTTGCTTCGATAACCGTAGTCTAGCAAATTCTCCTCCTGTAGAGATAGCTACGCTATCTCTATTTTTATTTCTATTTTTACTACTGAGTATACAGTAACTAATACAGCTAAGTATGGAGCTGTATACAGCTCAGTATATATAGCTATTATATATATCTCCCCCTCCTCCCTCAGTTCTTAGTCTAGCGTTTAAGGTATAGGAAGTTCAAGGGAAGGAATTAAAATTATCCATAACAAAGTTGATCCATGAGGCCCACATAACCCATGAGCAAGAGGTTTATAAACTATCCCCTATGAAAAAAGACAAAATTATTGACTATTACATATTGGTCTACAAGCCCAGCCATCCAGCAGTGGTAGGTGACGGATATGTACCAGAGCAGATATTAGTAGCAGAGAGCGAATTAGGACGCTTCCTCTATCCTGATGAATCAGTAAGGCATAAAAACGGCGATCCCCAAGATAACAGGCCCTCAAACTTAGAGGTTGTATCCGCTAGTCACGGATACAGGTTAGTTAACCTTGGTGACGAGCATATTGAGCCACGCAAGTCCGCTGGTAAAACTTTTATGCCTTGCAAATTTCAAAAACCGTGCTGGAAAGAAGTTAGAGCGCCTATAGCCCGTGAGCATAAGGTGTATCTTCCGTACATATGCAGTTATCAGGAAGGTGGGGACGTTTACAAGTGTTCGCGCTTTTGGAGTTATGTAGATAAAACATTAGTAGAGCAAGGGAGCGATGAAAATTGACTTATAGACCAGAAGGATTAGCGGAGACTATCTTTAAGGAAAGATATACAATCCATCCAGAGGAAACATGGGATGGTGCTAGCCATCGATTAGCAAAACACGTAGCAAGTGCAGAATTGGACGGTGACAAGGAAAGATACGAAGAACATTTCTATGAAGAGATTGTAACCAACCGATTTATGCCCGGAGGGAGAATATGGTATGGAAGTGGTCGTCCTCGCGCTCAGTTGCTTAATTGTTTTGTTGTTCCCACCTCCGATTCTAGAGAAGGCTGGGGAAAGACCATTCATGATGTTATTGTTGTGTCTGGTATGGGTGGTGGCGTCGGCATTAACTGCTCACCTATCAGACCCCGTGGTAGCCGCATCACTGGGACTGGTGGCGTGGCTACGGGCGCTGTATCACTAATGGAAATGATCAATGCTGTGGGTGATGTTCTCGTTGCCGGTGGTGGCAGACGACTAGCACTCATGCTTGATCTAAATATCAGTCACCCTGATATGCCAGAGTTTATTGATGCAAAGTTGAACAAGAATAAACTGACCAACGCTAACGTTTCTGTCATCATTGACAAGAAGATTAATTCAGACACTTTCGTTAATGCAGTAAAGAATGGGAGCAATCTTCCGCTACAGTTTGGTGGATCAACTCACAAGAACGTAAATGCGAAGGAACTATGGGGTAATATTGTTAACAATGCATGGGCATCAGGAGAACCGGGAGTATTAAACGGGGATTTAGCGAACAAAGAGTCTAATATCTGGTATCATAAGCCTCTTATTTCTACTAACCCTTGTGGTGAAATTTGGTTGGAAGAATACGGTAGTTGTGACCTTGGGGCATTAGTGCTTCCTAGATTTGTCAACGCTTTGGGGCAACTAGATTACGTAGCACTCGCTAAGACAATACGTACAGCAGTAAGATTCCTCGATAACGTACTTTCAGTAAATGAGTACCCTCTTCCAGAGATTAGAGAGAACAACGTAAACGTGCGGCGAATCGGTCTAGGCATCATGGGACTGCATTCCATGTTGATCCAGATGGGATATCGCTACTCATCACAGGCATCTATTAATTTCGTTGATGACCTCATGAATTTCATAAAGTATCAAGCCTATCTTGCTTCGATTGACCTAGCAAGAGAGAAGGGATCATTCCCAGCGTTCGACGCTGATCTATTCCTCCAGTCGGGCTTCGTAAAGCGTGCACTAAACGACGAGATAAAGAACAGCATCAAAGCATTTGGTATTCGTAACTGCGCTCTTCTTACTATTGCCCCAACAGGCACTACTGGAATGGTCAGTAACGTATCTACTGGTATTGAGCCCTTATTCTCTGCGGCATATTGGCGCAGATTCTACCGACCTACACCGGATGGTAGCAGACAACTAGATAAAGAGTTGGTTGTTGATCCACTGTGGGATCAAGTTACTGACAAGTCCCTATTGGAAGGTGCATATGATGTTGCTCCTGACTATCATTTTGATATGCAAGTCGCTTGCCAGAAGCACATCGATAACGCTACTTCAAAGACGATTAACCTGCCCCAATCTTACTCAGTTGAAGTTCTGTCAGACCTATGGCTAGAGTATCTTCCACAGGTCAAGGGCACGACGTTCTATCGAGCAGGATCAAGGGGAGAGGAACCTCTAGAGGCTATCCCTCTTGAAGAAGCAAAGAGACTTATGAGCGTTAAGAACGCAGCAAAGCAAGCAACGATTGCTGAACAGAACATGATGGACTGCGTTGGAGATTCTTGTGGCATTCCAGAAGATTTGAAGCCCAAGATAACTGAACAGGTGATACAATTTATAAGTTAGTTTAGGTGATTTATGTGGATATATGGGAGAACGAAGGTGGAAGGGTGCTAGAAACAGAAGTCGGGGTAGAGGAACCTAAGCCTTTTATACTGCCAGAAGCGATTGAAATTGTCAGGATGCTCTATGATTACTTTGCCCCACTTTCTGATGCACAATCGCGCAGGGTTGATGCCCTATTAGAAAGGTACGAGAGGGAGTATGTCAAAAAGTCTACTTGAAGTCTTGCCCGAACAGGGCATACAGATCATGGAGAGTAGCAATGGTAGGTGGGTTGCGGTTTGTCCGTTGCATGACGGCGACCACGACCCATCTTTTACCATTTATACTCACAATGATACATATTTCTGCTTCGGGTGTAGTGCTTGGGGCGATCCAGTCAAATTCCTTTGTGACTACAAAGGATGGGACACAAAACAAGCCCAAGAGTACGTAGGAGTAGACTATGAGTACAAGAAAGCAGAAAAAGCACGAATCATCAAGACCCGTGATGCTCTACGTACATGGGGATTTCTCAGTTATGTTACCGGAATCTATCATGATAACCTTTTACGAACAACTGGTGCGAGGGATTATCTCCGCAGGAGAGGACTCAGTGATGACACAATACGAATACAGAGAATGGGGTACACTGACGGAAGAGTTTTACGAATTGAATTCGCTAACGATTACAGTATCGCCCACGAATGCGGACTAATAAACGCGCAGGGTTACGAGGTAATGAGTCACAGAATCACAATTCCAAACTTCTGTGACCCCTTACGTGAGCGTGTAGACTTCATCATGGGTAGAACGGTCACAAATGACCGCATTAAGTACCTTGGAACAAGGATGCCTAAGCCTATCTTTGGATTCTACGAGTTTGCAAAGTCTCCTATTCTGCTTATAGCGGAAGGTCAGTTTGATTGGCTAATGTTGAAGCAATGGGGCTTTCCTGCTACGGTTTTATCTGGTACGAATCTTCCCAAGTACCATCATGCACTTCTTAGGGATAAATTCGTAGTAATTGTACCCGACAATGATGCTGCTGGCAAACTGTCTGCGGTAAAGTTGCACTCAGCACTGCGGAATAGTGTCATTCTTGATTATTCCTCTCTTGGAGTCAAGGACGTTGGGGAGTTGGGGGCAAAAGAAGATGGACAAGAGAGTTTCTTACAAATCATACAGGAGCAAGAATGGTACAAGGATATACTTTTGTCGAAGGCTCATTGGATGAAGTGGTTGCCCACTTCTCTACAGATAACATCATTGGACTTGACCTAGAGACTACGGGATTAAGCCCGATTGATTCTAAGATCATTCTGTGTCAGATAGGATTCAGGGATCATACATACGTTATTGACACTAGCAAGGTAGACATTGCTCCCCTTCTACCTTTCTTTACAAGTAACAGGTGGAAGAAGATCATCCAGAGAAGCGAGTTTGAACGCAAGTTCATCAAAAAGCATCATGGAGTAAAGATCAACAACGTATTTGATACGTGGTTGGCAGAGAAACTGATTACAACGGATACCAAGGCTCCATCATCGCTTGCATTCTTAGCTAAGAAGTATGCGGATATGGACTTAAACAAGGCTGTACGTATGGGCTTCACAGAGGCTAGAGCAGTCTCTATGTTCACAGAAGAGGAGTTACAATACGCAGCAGACGACGTTATCTGTTTGTTTCCCATCTATGATGGGCAGTCCAAGATCATTAGGGAGAAAAGCCTAGACTATATTGCAGAGGTTGAGTTTGAGTGTGCACAGGTTGTCGCTAACATGGAGTTGGTAGGAGTACCAATTCTCATAGACAAGTGGCATAGTATCATCGAGGAGACTCGTCGGGAGCATGAGGAATCTCGATTGAGGATGAACGGATATCTATTTGATAGTGGGGATAATCAGGAACAGATTGGAATGTTTGTTCGTGATAGTATAAATCTAAATTCACCTAAGCAGATAACAGCAGCATTTGCTAACCTAGGCATAAATGTCACAAGTACAGCAGAGCGAGAGATTGCACTAATTGATCATCCAGCAGCAAAGGAGTTATTGAAGTATCGTGGTTTACAAAAGATTCTATCCTCATACGGAGAGTCATTCCTTGGTCATATCCATCCCTTCACCGGAAGAATACACGCTGACTTTCTCCAACTTGGTACTGAAACTGGAAGATTTTCTTGCAAGGAACCCAACCTACAGCAAATGCCAGATAACTTCCGTCAATGTGTCGGAGGTTCCGGGTACTCGATCATCGCGGCAGATTATTCTCAAATTGAGTTACGAATCCTCGCAGAATTAAGTGGTGATCCTAACTTCCTAAAGGCTTTCACTTCTGGTGAAGACCTGCACAAGTCAACCGCTGCTACAATGTTCAACATCGACCTCGATAAGGTCACTAAGGAACAACGCTTCATTGCCAAGACCATTAACTTCGGTCTAGCGTATGGAATGGGCAGCAATAAACTCATGGATATCCTGAACGCAGAGGCAGAGAAGAACGGGAGCAAGAAATATACACAATTCCAGACCAAGGCACTTGTCTCCAAGTACAGAACAGCATATCGTAAGGTTATTGACTGGCTAGATGAGGCTGGACAAACTGCGATACGAAAGGGCTACTCTGAAACCATGCTGGGGCGCAAGAGATTCTTCTCCCGTCCTGCACAAGGTATATCAGAGGGAGAATTTGATATGCAGATGGCAGGGATCAGACGGCAGGGAGCAAATGCCCCAATTCAAGGAACAAACGCAGACATTACCAAACTGGCTATGATAGAGATAGACACAGAGTTAGCAAAGTATGGATTTTCTGGTGATATCATTATTCAGGTTCATGATGAAATCGTTGTACTAGCCCGTAAAGACCAAGCAGAGAATATTAAGATAATTGTAGTGGATGCAATGATTGCAGCCGGTGAGAAAGTGCTTAAAACGGTCCCCGTTAAGGTGGAAGCGTATATCTCTGATGTTTGGAAAAAAGGATGATGTTACATGAGCAAAGAACCTAACTGGGACCATATGTTTCAAGGGATAGACTTCTCTGCCCTTGACGCTGCCCCCAAAGAACCTGCACTAGTCGAGCAGGGAATTAAAATCGAGGATAAGGTGTTTGTTCAAAAACTTACAACCGAGACTTGGATATTTACTGATCTATCGAATAACACATTTGGACAAAGCGTTATCCAAGATGTAACTATCATCGGTGAAATGACCAAGGAAGCATACGCTAAGATGGTCCAGCAGCGGAAGACGCGCAGACGAAAGAAATCAGACTAGTTGAAGTTCACCTAGGTAAGGTGATATATTGGAAGGTATCCGAACGGTGAGGAAGCTGTTTGCTAAACAGTCGGGCAGAAATGTCTTGCGGGTTCGACCCCCGTGCCTTCCGCCATTTTATCAGAGGTGCGCCCAAGATAAAAAGAGTATAGTAGGTTAATTAATCTAGGCTTATAGAGAGGAAAATGTGTTAGGGTTTCTAGCGTTTCTAGTCGTAGTGCTTATTTTTGGAGCGATTACGGCATTTTTTATCCTCAGACGCTTAAACTATGAGCGTAAGTGGGCAACACTAAATGAATACGGTAATAAAGAAAAGGTAGAGCGTGATCCGCCTAGCATTGTACCTGCGATTGTTTTTGCAGTCGTTGGGTTTGTCCTAATCATAGGAACAGGCGGAATCAGAGAGATTCCAGCGGGCCACGTAGGGGTTATTACTTCATTCGGTAGAGTTACCGAAGGAACATTACCATCGGGTCTAACATACGTTATGCCCGTCGTTAATCAGGTTGTCATTCTTGACACCCGTGTCCAGTCTTACGAATTTACTGACCTACAGGGCGCAACAAGCGATACTCAGGCAGTTACGCTTTCAGGTTCAGTTAACTACCGAATCGATGGAGCAACGGCTTGGAAGTTGTATCGTGATGTTGGTGAAGACTTTGCAGTCAGAGTTTTCCAGCGTCCAGCAGATACGGCACTAAAGACAATTACACCTAGATATACTGCTACTGATATCATCGGTAAGCGTGACGAAATTGCTTCATTAGCAACGCAACTTCTCCGTCCATCCGTTGAGCAGTACGGTATCTCTGTAGAGGCATTCTATGTCTCTAACATTGGCCTAAATCAAGCATTCCTAAATGCAGTTGAAGCGAAGCAGATTGCTAATCAGCAAGTGCTAACTCAGAAGCAGATTACCGCGCAAAAGGAAGAGCAGAAGAAGCAAGCAAAGATTGATGCAGAAGGACGAGCAGATGCCGCTAGAGCAGCAGCAAATGGTGAAGCCGATGCAATTCGATCACTAGCAGATGCACAGGCAGATGCAAACAAGTTGCTAAATAACTCACTAACACCTGAGTTAATTCAGTATACATTGATCAACAAGTTAAGTCCTACGATTAAGACTATGATTCTTCCTGATGGACAGAATTTCATCCTTGATCCTAAGGCACTTCTTGGTCAGTAATAGGGAAGGTTGGCTGAGTCTGGCTTAAAGCGATAGTCTTGAAAACTATTGGTGTAACAACCCGTGGGTTCAAATCCCACACCTTCCTCCATTTATTATGAAAGGGAAAACAATGGCTAACGTAACTGCGGACGATTTGGTTCCCACATTCTGTGGAGTGTGTGGTACTCGTTTGGTAGAGTTTAGAATTGCTTCGGTTTCGGGTTATGACATTTATACTGGAACGCCCCTCAGCAATGAGAGTGTTTCTCGATCTTGTCCAAACCCAACGATCACAAAGAGTGGTCGATTTAGCGCACCGTCAACTACCCAGCATCGAACCTATCGGTTTGAAAAGGATAGTTGGGTCTAATTACAGTGGGGTTATCGTTCAACGGGAGGACGACTGCTTTGCACGCAGTAAATCAGGGTTCAATTCCCTGTAGCTCCACCAATAAGTTATGAAGATTGAGTTAATCACAAGAGAAGAATACGAGAAGCGTACCAAGTATTGGATTCGTAAGTACGAGTGGTTCTGTGGTGTATGCGGTAGATTAGAGGGTAAAGAGTGGACGAGAGTCTATGATGAACCTAGACCTGATGCATGGCACGAACGTAACGAGATAGACGAAAACCATATTTGTTACGGTTGTTACTAAGGCTCCGAACCTAAACGGACAAGGGTCTGTCTGCAAAACAGATTTTAGTGGGTTCGACTCCCACCGGAGTCTCCATTACTTGAACCTCCTAGAAGCAAGGGAGTACAATGGGAAGACCAAGGAAACCTAAGGTACTTGAAGAGGAAGGAATTGTTCTTCCTCCTAGGCCCAAGCCTCAAATATTGGATGGCAATTTTGGCTATCCACGACCAGCACCTAAACCAAGTCAGACGAAAAAGGTGCGGTATAAGAAGGAAGAGTCTGAAAATTAATGTGACCTAAAAGGTCTACTAAAGGAAGGGAAAATTATGGCAAGATTAAACGCAACTAAGCGAACAAGGGTTACAGAAACATTAGCAGAGGAAACTACAACTAACCTAGCAGGTGGGAAGGCTTTTAAGTTAACTCCCCATGCAAAGTTAATTGAACAGGTTGTAGGTGCGTTCTGGAACGAGGATTTGTACTACGCTAAGGGCTCTAAGACTTCCGCACAGATTGTGCAGGGTGTTAAGGACGTAGCAAAGGATGATCCTAGATTCCCACTACAGCTAGCAGCATACGCTAGAAACGTTCTCTATCTGCGAACAACCCCACAGGTTTTGCTTGTGGAAGCATCACGTATTGAAGCGTGCAAGCCATTCGTTCGTGAATATACTTCAAAGATTGTAAAGCGAGCAGACGAATTAACTGATATCGTTGCTTACTACACTTCTACATCAGGCTCACACAAGGGCTTCCCTAACTCTCTAAAGAGAGGACTGGCTGATGCATTCGTGAAGTTTGATGAATACCAGTTAAATAAGTATGACTCTTCAAAGTCAGTTGTAACACTTGGTCAGGTAGCACAGTTAGTGCACCCAGCGTTGGGTAAGGCTATGTACAACTTCCTCACAAAGGATGAAGTTGATGCAGAGGCTCTTCCTAAGATTGGGGCTCTAAAGGCTCTATTGGCTAAGGATAAGATTGATGCAGAGGCTATCGAGTTAATCGGTAAGTCAAATGTAACTTGGGAAACCCTTATCTCAAAGTTTGGGGCATCCAAGGAAACTTGGGAATTAGTAATTCCTAATATGGGTTATATGGCACTTCTTAGAAACCTAAGAAACTTCGAACAGAAGGGTGTCAATCTAACTCCTGTATTAGCACGGATTGCAAATCCTGAGGAAGTAAAGCGCTCAAAGCAACTTCCATATCGGTTCTATTCTGCTTACCTACAGGTATCAGAACAGAAGGTGCAGCGTGCAATCGCTCAGGCGTTTGAACACAGCATTTCAAATGTCCGACTTGAAGGTCGTACAGCCGTTATGGTAGACTTGTCTGGAAGCATGGGATCAGCACTATCGGATAAGTCAGCAATGTCCTATCGAAACGTGGGTACCGTGCTTGGAGCCATCGTTGTAAAGAAGTCAGAGGAATCTGTAGCAATTGGTTTCGGTGATACCGCGCAGATTGCAAAGATCAACCCTGATGACACAATGATGACAAATATTGATAAGATTGATAAGTTACCAGTGGGTCACTCAACTAATGCCTATCGAGGCTTCCAAGTCTTGGGCAACAGAGTAGTTGATCGTGTGGTAGTTATCTCTGATATGCAGTGCTACGGTGGTAACGAATACTACGGTAGTGGCCTATCAAACGCTTGGGATGAATACGTGAAGAACGTAAATCCAAATGCAAGACTCTACTCGCTAGATGTTAGCGCATATGGATCAAAGCAATTCCCAAGCAGAAAGAACAACGTTGTAACTCTTAACGGCTGGTCAGACAAGATCATCGATATGATTGGTGTCTACGAACGTGAAGGTGCAATGCTTGATGAGGTTAGAAAGTGGTAGAAATCATAGTCCTTGTCCTGCTCTTCGGAATAGGAACGTTCTTGATCGGATTTGGGTTTGGTCGTTGGGGGTTGGAAACAACTATCGATGACCAACAGGCCCAAATCGAAGCACTTACTGGCGATCAAAATATATCTTAGTAGTGTAGTTTACGGTTACTTCTTTGCTTGAAACGAAATTAACACCGTACACGTTTTAATCTCTAGGATTTAATGGCCCTATCGTCTATCGGATAGGACACCAGACTTTCAATCTGATAAGCGGGGTTCGACTCCCCGTAGGGCTACCAAAGACAACTTAATAATAGTCTAGTGTCGGAAACGGTTACTTCTACAAACTTTTTGTTTCACTAACAAACCATCTAGTCCGGGTAATGCGGATCAGGTTGTGTGCGAAGCATGATTGACTCTAAGGAAAGGACTTAGTGACGAATCGGAAGTAAGACGATAAAGCCTCCGTTCCATTTAATCTGACTATTACAATCTTTGCCCATTCAGTAGCAATGGACGCCAAACAAGCAGTCACCGGGCCATGTGGACTATACTGGTAGGGATATGGCTGTTGAGGTAGGAATGGTCCACCATGTTTATTGCTACCGAATGCGCAAAGCGCAGAATTTAGGATAGTGTAGATAACAGTTACTTCTCTTTGGGCGACGTGATGTGGGTTCGAATCCTACTCTCCCAACAAAATCGATGGGAGATAGCTTAATGGTAAAGCGCGAAAATTTCTGTAGTCGCTTTAATCTTCCTAAAATAGTCATCGCTCACCCAGTAGACGAATTCATACAAGGCAGAACGTAAGGGTTGCAACCGCCCGCCTATGAAATGGTCTACCGGATGCGCGACGGCGCATCAATCTTTAGTGTAGTGTTTGTTACGGTTCCTTCGATAAATGTATATCAATTGACTTCAAATCAATCTTTGTAGGTTCAAGTCCTACAGGAATAATGTCCGTAGCGCCTCTATCCTCACTAATATATCGCTCTCCTATGGTGTAACTAGGTAAGCATACCTGTCTGTTAAACAGTTGGTATAGGTTCGAATCCTGTTGGGAGAGCCAACTTTTTGAGGTGTTATATGGCAAACTTCAAGCGCAAGCACCCTAAGCACAGAATCCTACGGGATTGCAATGCTCATTGTAAATACGATGGAAGTCACTATACTAGTATAAATGGTAGGGAAAGATACCTACCGATGTATTGGAAGAAGGTGGGTGGAAGACACGCTTGGAGATACCTACATAAGAACGTAGACATTCGCTGAGGATTGGTGTAACGGCAGCACCGGAGATTTTGGTCCTCCTAGAAAGGGTTCGAATCCCTTATCCTCTGCCAACTTAGGAGATTAAATGCAGCACCAGATCATTCGTGTCCTCAATGTACTTGGACTATACCGTTGTACTTGTGGGGCAACAGGCGATCTATCATGGGTAGCAGAACACGTTGTTAAGAATCAGTACGAGGTTAAACCTAATGTCCCTAGAGGAGAGTAGATTTACACCAGCAAGAGATTGGTGTATGCATCCTGAATATTGGCATTCTCCTGACTCAGAGGCTACCGAAATGGAAGTCACTGGGTTTTTAGGTGCTTTAGTGACAATGATACAGCCAGAGTATGTTGTTGAAACAGGAACATATCACGGGCATACGGCAGCAGCAATAGGTGCGGCACTTTATGTAAACGGTCATGGACGCTTGGTAAGCATTGAGAATAATGGTGAGCATTATGAGGAAGCTTTACATACTTTGGATGGATGGAATTATCCAGTCAAACTCGTTCATGGCAATACGATGGATTTTGTCCCCGAACAAAACATCGATTTTGCTTTCTTTGATTCTTGGCAGGAAGGACGTATAGAAGAGTATACACGATTCTATTCTCTAGGTTTTTTGAAACCCGGAGCAATCGTAGCCTTCCATGATACCGCACCACATCATCAGGTACGAAAGACTATTCTACCCTTAGAAGGAATTGGTGAGGGCGAGTTAAGGATCATTGATTTCCGAACACCGCGAGGACTAATTTTGGGGCAAGTAAGATGACACTTACAATAGCTGTCCTATCATGGGGATCACATAAGACACTAATAAACACATTAAACAGTTATGAAGAATACGGACTGTATAATCTAGCAGATGAACGAATCATATGGTTTCAGGAATTCACCAAGCCTGACCTAGAGATAGCAAGAAGATACGGGTATCATGCCTACGGATCACCTACTAACATAGGGATATCCGGGGGATATAAAGGGCTTGTCCAATTAGCGACAAGCGATCTTTTTTTATTTTTAGAGAATGACTGGCTCCTAACTGAGGACCCAACACAACAGATAAAAGATGCTAAGGCTCTCATAGGATCAGGCTACGCTGACGTTGCAAGACTACGGAGCAGGAATAATCCCGGTCATCCCCTGTGGACTAAGCAGTTTGAGGGGAATGAGTTAAGCCGACCAGAGCATCTTCTTGATTCAATCCACTGGACTAACCCGTCTAGATTCTACCAGATCAAGCCTGTACTTGGTACATGGTTTGAGACTATAGCACCATTTGCAAATTGGACCAACAATCCAACCATGTTTAGACGTGAGTGGTTAATTGAAAACATTCTCCCTCGATTAGATGGTGATATTGAAAGAAGTATCCAGTCTTGGTGGGAGGAGCAAAGTTTCAAGGTTGTTCAAGGTGAAGGACTTTTCACTCATTGGAGATTAGATTGATGTGGATAAGGGGGAACCATAAAAACCGTTATACCAAACCTTCGTCATGGCATCTGTTTAAAGAGGCAGGACTGACTCCTAAATTCGTTAGAAGTTATCATGAAGACGGAAATACAAAATCCGTCTATGTAGCAGCAGATACCATGAAATCAATAGATGGTTATACGTGGTGGGAAACAGAAGTACAACGAAGCGAGGAGTTACCCAAGAAAGGTAAAATCTGTGCTAGTTGCTTACAGAGGTATTTAAGTGAGAGTAGGATTCCTTAACAACCAGATAGACAATCGGGGCACAGGCAATGCTCTGTATGACTATGCTCATTACAACGAAACTATCCTAGGTAACGAGAGTGTCATATTCACCCTGACCCACCAGAATGCAGATCAGGGAATGCAGGATAGGCTAGTAGATAGGTTTGGAGACATTTGGTCTGTTTGGGCATTAGTAGAAAGAGAGTTAAACATAGACTTTATCTATCATATCAAGTACGGAAATATGGACGGGTTCCATATGGGCGAAACTCCCTATGGTGTCCATGCTGTCTTTGATGGTAGTCAGCCTCATGGAGACAGGTATGCAACAATCTCTGAGTATATGGGTAGGAAGTATAAGATTCCTTACGTTCCCCATATTGTAAGTCTAGCAGAACCAACACAGGACTTTAGAGCAAAGTACGATATACCGCAAGATGCTTACATATATGGAAGGCACGGTGGAGCGGATACTTTCGATATCCCGTGGGCATGGGATGCTATCAACGAGGCTATGTACTATGACGATAGCCTTTATTTCATGTTCATGAATACGGAGATACCAAATGTCAAATTCTTCGATCCAAGTAGACTTACCTTCATCGCTAATTCAGCGAATCCAGCATTTAAAAGTTCGTTTATACATTCGACAGATGCAATGCTCCATGCTCGATCTAGAGGTGAAACTTTTGGAATTGCAGTTGGCGAATTTGCAATTGCAGGAAAGCCTGTCATCACTTACGGAGGCAGCGGAGAAAGGGCGCACCTAGATTACCTAGGTAGAAACGCTATCAAGTATTGGACTAAGACAGACCTATACATAGAGTTGCTAAGAAAGCCCAAGCCATACATGAACGACTTAACAGACTATGCAAACTTCACACCGGAGAACGTGATGAAAAAGTTTAAGGAGGTATTTCTAGATGAGGCAAATTCACCTTAGAGGTATCCCCTTTTATCTGCATGACAGCGGTGATTTATTATCTGGCGCAATAGAGAGAAATGGAGACTTTTGGGAAGCAGATATCCTAGACTACATACGGGATAATCATCCAGAGCATATGTCAATATTGGACATAGGTGCTAACATAGGTAATCATTCTGTCTACTTTGCAAACTTTCTAAAGTATGCATCTATCATGTGCTTTGAGCCCGAAACTCTAAACTACGATGTTCTAACAAACAACATGAGTGGCTATTCTAATATAGGATTGGCTAAGTTTGCTGTATCTGATAAAACCGGAACGGCAGCGTTCATACGAAATGGGGATAATTTTGGGGCACATAGAATTAACGATCAAGGTGATGAAATAGTAAAAACTATCTCTATCGATAAAATAGCGTTGGGCCATGTTACGCTGATGAAGATTGACGTTGAGGGCCACGAACCAGCGGTTCTAGATGGAGCAACAGATACCATCATACGATGCAAGCCGCTTATCCTGATAGAAGACTGGGATTTAGAGTATCATAGAATCCTTAGTCCTCTTGGATACGAGATAGAGAAAGATTGGGAGCATCATAAGACTTACCTTTGGAGGCCAGTATGATATATTTCATAGCAGCCGTATATAACGAAGAGCAAGAGATACACGAATTAGTTGATCATGTTAGTCATCTTGTAGGTGGCTATCGTTTTGTCGATGATGGGTCTACAGACAACACTCTAGCCCTTTTAGCGGAAAATGAGTACGCATATGACGGTGCATATGACTTTGATTATAAATCAATTCCTCATACGGGACTACCCGAAACCGTTAAGCACGAAGCAAAGGAAATGGTTCCAGACGGCGCGTGGATACTGATGCTGGACGCTGATGAAAGGCTCTCAGACGACGCACAAGCGGGCATAGAGGGCTTCTTTGGCTCAGGTGAGGCGGATGCCTACGACTACGTTTACTTTAACCAGTACGAGATAATAGATGGGGTTCATGTTCGTGGATTCCAAAAGTGTAAACTCTTCCGAAAGGAGAGTATACAGTTTCCATTGAATAATATTCATGCCGATGATCAATTCACTGGAAGGGGAACCTTCAAAGAGGATTGGGTGGTATTCCACCGCAAGACAACGTACAAGCAGATTAATCGGGAACAAGAGTACCTAGAAACCTACAAGAAACTACTTGAAGATGGTCACATCGACCAAGGCAGGTACGACTGGCTTCGCGGACTACATCATTTTATTAGGTAGGTTGAACTTCATATGAACAACAAGGTAGAATTAATAGACTGCTATGGCTCGGATGAACGACACGCCCTAGCAGCGTGGACAAGTACATCACGGGACCTTACACCGGAGAAGAGGGAAAGAATACCGGGCCTTTTAAAGATGCTAGCAGAGAACGACCATACGACTCCTTTTGAAAAGAGTTTCATTGGTTTTCTTGTTACGTGTGATACAGCAAGTCACATTCATATCTTGAAGCACAGGATAGGTGTGTCTGTCAATGGAGAGTCTGCACGGTACAAGGAGTTAAAGGACGATAAGTTTTACGTCCCCGAAGACTGGCCCGCTGAGTTAAAAAATGATTTAAATACTGATATTATGTATGCGTTTGATAAGTATCATAACGCTTTGCATCTCCTTGATAAGGAAGGAATTCCTAGAAAGCGCGCAAAGGAGACAGCAAGATTCTATCTCCCTTATGCTAATCAGGTAACACTAGATGTTACATTTAACTTTAACTCATTCAAGCACTTCCTAAAGAAGCGCTATGAGCCAGATGCACAGAAAGAAATATACGATATCGCTGATGAAATGCTAAGACTCGTTAGAGCAACAGGTCAATTTGAACATTCACTTAATGCATGGGGATTGTGATGGACGTAAGGTTTGGACTTCAAGTAGCCACTATGAAAATGTTTAATAGCATAAGTGAGGAGCAGGGTAAGAGAGAGATAGAAAGTTATCTTGCTTGGCTAGACTGCACGCCTAAGGAAGAAGCAATTTTATTGGGGCTTCCTACTGAGGTATTTACTCAACTTGGTAAAGCCAAGTTTTCAAATGCAGCGTTTGGCGTCTTTGAAACCAACTTCCAAACATACATGGAAAAGATGCTGACTGCTCTAAGAAACGGGGTCATAGAAGGCTTAGACTTTGATTCAGGAAATACAATAAATGGATAAAGAAGATTGCGGTTGTTGTGGGCCAGATTGTGAAATGTGCTTCATGACCGAGAATGATAATTTTGAGGAAGATGATCCAGATGCTCAGGAAGATAACAACGAGGGTTAGAAATATCGCCCGAAAGGCTTTTATGTTGCCCGGTAGTATAGTGGTATCTAGATTAGAAGGTCGTATTGTGTCCATAAACGATGGACCAGAGTTAGGAGAATATAAAGAAGCTAAAGCAGATCAGGAGTATCCAGAGATATTCTATGATCCGCACCTAATGTAAGCCCGATTCGTATAATGGCGATTATGCTTCCGTTACATGAAAGCGACGGCAGTTCGATTCTGTCATCGGGTACCAAGAATTAAATAATGGCCCACGATTCATCTGGTCGAGGAAGACGTTCTTATAAAGCGTTTGAGCAGAGTCCGATTCTCTGGTGGGCTACCATCGCCGCTGTAGTATAATGGCTCATTACAAGTGTTTTGTACTCACTAAATGGGGGTTCGATTCCTCTCAGCGGCTCCAATAACTTGTCAGGAAATAGGACCCGAAAGGGTCTTTTTTTATGTCCTAAGGAAGTAATACAATACTGCAAGGAGAATATTATCGAATAAAATACAAGGGAGGTCATTAAATGCCAGCAACATTCTCATGGGTACAGTACACAGGTTCCTCAGGTAACTCAACAACACCAGCCGGTTCAGGTGTAACTGCAACATCATCATCTAACTCAATGTCTTGGGACTTTGAAGTAGCAGACAGCACAGGTACAGTAACATATACAGCTAACCCAGTTAGTGCCGGTAGTGCTTCTTATCCACTATGGATAAAGGGTCTATGGACTAACTCAGTTGCCTATACTGTTTCTAACCTAAAGTTTTGGCAGTTCAACCCAGCAGCATCTTCTGCTAACACAGCATCATTTACAATCTTTGGTGCTACACAAACTGCCTATTCAATTGCTACAGGAACAGCAACAGGAGCAGTCTATGCTTCTAACGTAGCAGTACCAACAAGTACGTCAAGTACAGGATCACCGGGCGCTCCAGTTACAGGTCTAGGTTCTTACGCTACATCAGGCGCAGGATCGGGAGTAAATGGAACAGGAGCATCAGGTATCGCAACTCCGGGCGGATGGCTTGGACTACAGTTAAGTGCCGCAGCAGCAGCACCGGCTGGAACAACAGGCTACTTTGGATTTACACTACAGTACGACGAACAATAAAGAGGTTGAACCTCTAGAGGGTGATCTGATATGATTAGATATCAGGTAGGGAGGATATGCGTATGGAAGTAATTTTAGCATTCATTGCCGCTGTATTTGCTCCCTTGTCATCCACATTAATCTTAGCCGTTATAATCGGCGGTTTATTTCATGGTGCCTTATATAACTGGAAGTTAAATATTCCAAAGTCTTTCGTATCCCACCAATTAACAGCAGGTATAGCTTTCCTCTCAACCCTATTCATCTTTAGAAGTTTGACTGCGGTGTTTGAAGGTACTGCACTGGTTAGTCCTGCTGGATGGATAGGAATAGCTATACTGTGGTCTATATTCTGTTTATTTATATGGGTAGGGCACTCAGCAAGAAGAAGAAAATAGGTCTACCAGATTAAATGTCTCACACCTATAAAGTCTGTATGAAGGAGTAGATAGTACAGGCATCATTGAAACGTTTGCTAGAATGCAATCTAGCGTAGTAAGGAGTAATAAATGGGTAAGGTTCAGGGCGTAAATGTCGTTGTTGGTATTCCATCATTCGGCATGGTAAGTACATATTTTATGCAATCCCACTCAGCAATGGCATTCCCTCTTGTATCAAGTAAGATTGACAAGATCGTGTTAAACAAACCCATTGCAGAAGCGCGCAACGAAATCGTTGAATTCGCACTCTCACAAGGAGCGCAGTATATATTTTGGTTGGATGATGATGTAGTATCACCGCCAGATAGTTTCATGAAGTTATATAGACATAATAAGGACATTATCAATGGCGTTTATTGGTCAAAGTCTAACCCTCCCATGCCCCTTCTGTTCAGAGGGCACCTTGAAGGTCCCTATTGGAATTGGCACATCGGGGACCTCATCGAAATCGATGCGGCTGGTTCTGGACTTACGCTCGTCAAAACTGATGTGTACAGAAAGATGCAGCAAGAATTGGGAGGCCCTTGGTACTCAACTGAGTACGTATCCTTTGCTGGAATAGAAACTTCTGATAGTCCTCCTAATAATACGGAGGACTTGTATTTCTATGCTAAGGCCAAGAAAGCTGGCTACAAGGTTTGGGCAGATACTAGTGTTCAGGCTTGGCATTATGATAAGCACTCACAAGCAATGTTTGGTATAACACCAAACTCTCCGCAAGCATTTCCTAGATGGGCAGAGGTTAAGCCTGAGGGCAGTCTGCTCATTGCAGACCTTGGTAGCGGTCCTACAACACCCTACATGCGCGATGAAGGCGTCACAGTATCCTTTGATATACGTGAGGAAGTTAAGCCTGACGTAGTATGCGATCTTCGCTATATTCCTGTACCCGATCAAACATTTGATATCGTCTTTTCTTCCCACACACTTGAACACTTCGGCTGGACCGGAGTGGATAAGGTGCTAAAGGAATGGGCTAGAATATTGAAGGTTGGAGGGGAATTAAGAATTGTTGTTCCTAATATTCGCTGGTCAGCAAAGAGGCTCTATGAGGATAGAGCAACAGCACTAGACCTACAAGTATTATACGGGGAGCAAGACTACCCTAAAAACTTTCATGGTGTAGGATTTACACCAAACATGCTAAAGGCTCTAGTAGAGTCCTTAGGAATCTTTGAGAATATCGAGACTCATGAGGGTGATCTAGAAGGTAATCCGGGTCCTGATAGTTGGAATCTTCTCTTGAAGGCAACTAAGAAAGAACACCCAATGATCGAGAACATCACACCAGATTACGTCGATCCTGCCCCAACAGCAGAGAATTGGTGGCCGATCATGCAGGATCAAGCATATGAAGTACGACCCATAACCGATGAAGAGATTGAAGCCGATTTTAAGGCTCAACTTCCAGCACCAAAGACACTAGAAACTAGAGCATTAAAGAAGGACATAATCGAACAAATTAAAACTAAGGGAGCATTTGACTTCTCAGTCTTTAATGCAACTACAGTAGCGGAACAGGAGAAGGCAGATGGGCTGGATAGCGATAACTAAAGATTACGAGATACTACGAGAAGATGAAGGTATTCATGGTCGTCCTGTAGCAGCGGGTGAGGAGGGAAATCTCCTTGTCATCGCTCAGGAAGACTTCGGACATAATGTTGCTGTTGATTTAGTTAATGGTATCATTGCAATAGACTATAAAAGTCTAGGTGTTCAAAACAACACGATTGAACTCGATGGTGGAGTCCTAAGATTTCTAATCTGCGATGAAACAAATATCGTAGGCCAGTTTAGACACCTAGAACAAAAACTTGAATACCTACGTGACGATAATGGAAGAAGGATTATCGGGGAAGATGGGCGGTTCCAACAGGTTAGAACAGACATTCTTCACCCCTTGATCTGGCGTCCAATCTGGTTTACGAGATTAACAAATGGTGTTCCCACGAAGGTTATCGGGGCGCAGGTAACATTGCCCCGTGATCAAGGTGGAAAGAACGTTAAGAAGATGGTAAGCCTATTTGTCGATGGGCAAATAGGCATAGATTAAAGGGGATGGAATGATTGAGGTTTTTAGTAATATTACTAGCATTTCTAATACTAGTACCAGTAGGTGCAACAGCGTTTGCTGCTCCTCCTAATCCATGTATAAAGAATCCTAGTCATCCAAAGTGTCCTAAACCAACACCTACGGCAACAATTAGACCAACACCTACTGCAACTCCCGTAGTAACACCAACACCTGTTCCTACGATAGCACCAACGCCAACTCCGACACCAATTGCTACATCAACCCCAACAATTACTCCTACACCTACTGTGGCACCGACTCCAACTCCTACAGTAACCCCTACGCCAATACCAACTATTGCACCAACACCAAGTCCTACAGCAACTCCAATACCGGCTGGTCCTTTTGCACCACCAGTAACAACTGGAACATTTACGCTTCCAGCAACGGCTGATACTGCATCAGAGATTAACTCATTTATTGCAGGTATTCCAAATGGTTCGATTGTTGAGTTTAGACCTGAGGTTGCTTATTCCCTTGATACGGGACTGCTACTAGCAGGACGAAATAATCTTGTTCTTGATGGTAATAGCGCAACACTCACCATGAATGGTACAACAGGTAATGATGAGGCTGACTCAACATTCCTGCTGCGTGGATCATCACATATTAGGATCGTTGATTTCACGGTTCATGGAGATTACGCAACCTTTCCCGGTCAGGCTGGAGAAGTAGCACACCTAATTGGATTATCTGGATGGTACGGAGGGGGACCTTCCAGTTATATAGAAATGTCTAATGTAACCGGGGATGGATTCTTTGGTGACTTTGCTTACCTAGAAGGCGAGAATGTAGGCACACAGCGCCCATCAACAAACGTTTGGATTCATCACAATAATCTAACCACCGTAGGTAGAAATGGTGTATCGCTGATTAACGTAACTGATGTTCTCATCGAGAACAATACGATGACTAGAGCAGCGTACCACATGATTGATTTTGAGCCTAACTTTGATGCAGAGGAAGTACGTAGAGTAGTTATTAGAGATAACACCTTTGGCTCTTACGCTCATAGATCAGGTTTAATCGGATTCTTTGTTTCATTCTATTCACCTAACAACCCACAGGGCTCAGACTTCACCATCGAAAACAACACGGTGGCTGGAATTGCCGCAAATGGGTATGACGGAACAGCAAGATCGCTTAATTCATCCTTTGTAGGAAAGAGCGCAAACAAATTAGTCAATGTAGTATTCAAGAATAACAGTACATCACGTACCGTATCAGGCTATGGTATTCTCTACTTCAATTGGATAACTGGAGTTACTGTAACTGGAAATACTCAACCAGTACAGTCAGGAAGTACCCTAGTAGTAGTGAGTAATTCAACGAATGTAGTATCATCACCAAACCCCTAGGGGAGATAGATTTGAAAAGTATTTTCATTAGGTCGTTATTTATACTGTTAGCAATGCTTGCATTGGCTTTACCAATAAGCGCTGCCAAGCCGATAGGTTCTGGTGGCGACCCACTTACTATTGAGACAGATCGTAGATCAATTTCATGTAATGTTGAACAACAAACTATTCGTTGGTACGGATCATTTGATCCAATTGCTCCTTGTCCGGGTCCAAATGTTGTTAACAACTCTACTGGGTGTGGATGGGATATTGATGATAGTTGGTCTATGCGAGGTTCAGGACGAGCCAGCGATATTCATACTGCAAGTCTGTGCGTCGTGTCTGACGGGACACACAGAGCCCCTGTTGATGTTTCGGTTAGGGCTAAGAACGATCAACTTCTCGTAAGGCTTGATGCCTCTGATGGAAGATCGTGGTCTGCATCACCTATTCGTGATGGTAACGAATATCAGTATGTTGCTTGTGGAGATAATTTCATTAGTGCCCCGCACCCTGAAATTCTTGGGACTAATGGCGGGCACGGAACAATTGTAACCTATACCTTGACTATCGATGCTTCGGCGCGAGCCAGTAATGTGACTGCACTACTAAAGTATGGAAACGGTATTTGGGTTGTCGAGGAATGTGAATAATAGAAAATAATACTTCTCAATACAATGAGAGATAGCCTAATTCAATAGGAGCGTGGTTTTAAATGAACCTAATAGAAGCCAGAGCAAAGCCAGAAATGGTACTGCTCTGGCTTCTTTTTGCTTTTCACCTTGGGGGTGAGAAGTAATGGCTACACAAGGACCGAACTATCCCGCATCCGGCGCTACCCTAGCGAACGCCGGTACAAGTGAAAACGCCGAAGCATGGGTAAGCCCCGGTAACATCACGTCCGATAACGGCACGTC